AGGATCTTTATATGTTAACGGACAAAAAGTTCTTCAAACTGTCTCAGGTGACGTTATTATTACTGCCGATGCTAATGAAAACTTAGCATTAAGAACAAGCGGAAGTGGTAATCTTGAACTAGATCCAACAGGAAGTGGTGTTGTAAGCATAAAAGGTGCACTTTCTATGGAAGCAGGCTCTAATATATCAAGTGCTGATGGTAATGCAGTTACATTTGGCGGTGCAATTAATACCGACACAATTAGCAGCAAAACAACAAATACAGATTTATCTATAACTGCAAATGGAACAGGAAAAGTTTATCTTAATGATAACGCAGAAGTAAGCGGAAACCTTGTAATCGGTGGAAACTTAACAGTAAGCGGAACAAGCACAACTGTTAACACTGAAACTATTAGTTTGGCTGATAACATTATTGATTTAAACAGCAATTTTACTACTGGAACTCCAACAGAAAATGCAGGTCTAAGAATTATGCGTGGAGATTCTGCAAATGTACAAATTCGATGGAATGAATCCAGCGATGTGTGGGATTTTACAAATGATGGAACAAACTACTCTACTTTGTTATCAGCATCATCAACAGACACATTTACTAACAAATCAATTTCTCTTGCTACAAACACAATTACATCAACTCTTGCTCAGTTAAATACTGCAGTTAGTGATGCTGATGTAGCCTCTCTTGCTGGCACAGAAACTTTAACAAACAAGACAATCTCACTTGGTTCAAACACTGTTACATCAACTCTTGCTCAGTTAAATACTGCAGTTAGTGATGCTGACCTTGCGTCTTTAGCGGGTAGTGAAACACTTACAAACAAAACACTTTCTAGCGCAGTAGCAACAACAGCACTTACTCTTAATGCTACAGCAGAACTTAGATTAGCAGATACAGACTCAACTCATTATGTTGGATTTAAGTCTCCAGGTACTGTTACTACAAATAAAATTTGGACACTTCCATCAGCAGACGGAACTGCTAATCAAGTTTTGTCAACAAATGGATCTGCAACCCTATCATGGTCAACACCATCACAAGGTGCAGCATTTAGCGAATTCATGTTGATTGGTGCATAGTACTTTATAAAATACAAAGCACTAACTCTTAACTAGAGATTAACACGCCCTAAACAAGCGTGTTTTTCTTTTTAATTCTATGATATACTTAACACTACTTTGGATTTTACAAAGTGCCTATAATATTTAATAGAAAGTTGGAACATAAATGTCAGATATCTTTTCTTTTCGTTTGTCAGATGAGTTTGTAAATAAATATACTAACGTACCAGCCCCATTTGGCTTTTCAGATGCTGGATCAAACTCTTTAGGTGAGATTACTTTTATACGCACTTATTCTCGTATGAAAGAAGACGGTACAAAAGAAAGATGGCATGAGGTTTGTAAGCGGGTAATTGAAGGAATGTATTCAGTACAAAAGAATCACGCTAAAGACAATCGTCTGCCTTGGAATGATAATAAGGCTCAAAAGTCTGCTCAAGAAGCATATGAGCGTATGTTTAATTTAAAGTGGACTCCACCAGGTAGAGGTCTTTGGGCATTTGGAACTCCAATGACTATGGAAAAACGTAACTCTGCTTCGCTTCAAAACTGTGCAATGGTTTCTACTCGTGATATTGATCGTAATGATCCAGGAGCATTATTTGCTTGGGTTATGGATGCACTAATGCTTGGTATAGGAGTTGGTTTTGATACCGTTGGTCAAGACAAAGAAATGTCTATTTATGCCCCAACAGAACCAGAAAATGTGTGGGATATTCCAGATACTCGTGAGGGCTGGGTAGATTCTGTAAGAATGCTCTTAAACTCATACCTACGCCCTAATCAGGCTATACAGAAGTTTAACTATGACCTTATCCGTCCTCTAGGTGCCCCTATAAAAGGCTTTGGAGGGGTCGCTAGCGGTCCAGCACCACTCATTGCACTACATGACAAGATAGATAGAGTAATTGGCGGTAGATCAGGAGAAAAACTTGACTCTCGTGCAATAGTAGACATTGTAAATCTTATTGGTACATGTGTTGTTTCTGGGAATGTTCGTCGTTCTGCTACCTTGGCTTTAGGGTTATCAGGAGATGATGATTTTATTAATCTTAAGAATCCAGAGGTTTTTCCAGATCGTAATTCATTTGATCCAGCAAAACCAGGATGGGCATGGATGTCAAACAACTCAATCTCTGCAGAAGTAGGAACAAAGTATGAAGATTATGTTGATTTAATTTCAAATAATGGAGAGCCAGGATTTATTTGGTTAGATGTTGCTAGAGATTATGGAAGGTTAGCAGATGCTGCAGACTACAAAGATTCTCGTGTTATGGGATTTAACCCTTGCGCTGAACAGCCATTAGAGAGTTATGAATTATGCACTCTTGTAGAAGTTCACTTAAATAGACATGATGATAAAGAAGACTTTCTTCGTACATTAAAGTTTGCCTACCTATATGGTAAAACTGTAACGCTTATGCCAACACATTGGCAAACCACAAATGGAATCATGCAACGTAATCGTCGTATTGGAACATCTCTTACTGGTATTGCATCTTTTGCAGATACTAAAGGTATGCCAACAATGCGTCAATGGATGGATGAAGGGTATCAAAAGATTCGTTCATACGATCATACCTATTCAGAATGGTTATGTGTACGTGAGTCAATTCGTGTAACTACCGTCAAACCTTCAGGATCTGTTTCACTATTATCTGGTGCAACACCAGGAGTTCATTGGGGTCCAGGAGGAGAATTCTATCTTCGTGCTATAAGGTTTGGTAATACAGATCCAATGATGCATTTATTTAAAGCGGCAGGGTATAAAATTGAAGATGACGTAGTATCAGCAAACACTTCAGTAGTATATTTCCCAGTAGCATCTGGACATCCTCGTTCTGAAAAAGATGTAAGTCTTTTTGAAAAGATTGGTTTGGCTGCTACTGCTCAAAAGTATTGGTCTGATAATGGAGTATCTGTAACTTTATCATTTGACAAGGAATCTGAGACTAAGCATATTGCTCCAGCATTACACATGTATGAAGGTCAATTAAAAGCAGTTTCATTTCTGCCGATGGGTAATAAAACTTATCCTCAACAACCATATACAAATATTACAAGAGAAGAATATAATTCTTACGTTGGCAAAATTGGTAAAATTGATTGGTCGGCTATCTATGATGGCAAGGATAATCTTGACGCAGAGTCTGAAAAGTATTGCTCAACAGACGCTTGCGAAATTAAATTATACTAGCCTTCATCCTGCTATAATAAGGGGATAGGAGAACTATGGCCAACCCGTCTAACTTATATGCAGAAAAGATATTTTCTGAGCATCCTCTGGCGCTATGGGCTTTGGATCAAACTGTTGACTATATAAGTTTATTTGATTTAGATTATCAAGATATTCAAAATTTTTGGACGGTAAGTGGGGCAACCGCCTCTTTAGAAACATCAGATGTAGACGCACCATTTTCTACAGTAGAAGTAAATAAATTATTAGGAACTGTCCCTGCAGGAGCAACTGCAGATATTGTTTGCATCAGCCCAGAGTTAGTAAACTTTTCAGACTTAAATACAGATCTTGGTACATTTTGTGTAGGTGCTCACATATACGTTGACAGCGTACACATAAACTCTATATCTATTGGGTTTGAATACACAGACACAACAACAGCAAGTGTAGTTCAAAAATTAAAAACTTATGAAAATCTTACAGAAAATTCTTGGGTTTTCGTTTCACAAACTTCAGAAATAGTCAGTGAGAATACAACACTTAGGGTTGTAATAAAAATAACTTCTGAAACTGGTGGAGCAACATCTTCTGACTACTTGTACTATATAAATGGAATTAGTGTTGGTCAATGGTCTGAAGAATTTAACTATCAATCACTTGGGGTTGTCCCAATATCAATGCCAGCAACAATAGCATTAACTTCAGATCAAGTAATTCCTTCACCAGCCTACGGAGTGTCTGGAGAAAATGCCTATCATATAGTTTCAGACAATAGTCTTTTTGCAAAAAATACAAGCATACCTCTTGTTTATGGAGCATCAAATATAACAACTCTTAGAGCAAATCCTAGCGGAGAACCATCTTTAATTGTTCCAGGAAAAGGTTTTTTAAATAAAGTTGGTCAATATAAAGACTATACCGTAGAGTTTTGGGCAAGAATAAACTCAGACTCTCCTACATCTAAAAAAATATTTGGTCCAATAGCATCAGAAGATGGGGTTTATGTTGATAACGGGTTTCTAACATTAGTAATAGGTAAAAACTTTTCATCTCATTTTGTTGGAGAGTGGTTTAGACCAATGCTTATTCAGATTAGATTAATTAGGAATGCTGCAAGTTTAATTTTAAATGGAGAAGAAATTATATCTTTAACAATTGAAACAGATAATCTTGAACTACCAGAAGAGTATAATCAATCAAATAAAAACCAGGACTGGCTAGGATTTTATGCATATGATGATATTACTCCAATTGATATAGATTGTGTTGCTATTTATTCTTATCAGGTTCCTATAAATGTAGCAAAAAGAAGATGGGTTTATGGACAAGGAGTTATTTCTCCAGAGGGTATTAACTCTTCTTACGGAGGAACATCTGCATTTATTGATTATTCTTTTGCAGATTACACCGCCAACTACAGTTATCCAGATTTTGCTGAATGGCAACAAGGGTCTTTTGATAATTTAACAACAACAGCAAAAGTTTTAAGAACTCCTGAATACGAACTTCCAGAAATTTTTTTATCAGATAAAACTTTAACCGAACTGTATGAAGATAATAAATCAATTCAAAATAGTGTTTCTGGACCAATTGATGATGAAACCTTTATAACCTTTAGGCCTAATAGTTCTTGGAATACAAAAACTTGCTACCTTAACTTTGATAATTTTAATATTCTAAATACTAAGGTCGATTGTTTTTACGGTGTATTTAGTAATCACAACCTTAACTCTAATCAAACTTTATTTAAAATTTATAATTCTTTAAACAATAATTATTTTTCAATTCAGCAAAATCAAAATGTAATTACCTATAACCTATACTATAACGGTGTCAATCAAGTAATCTATACATCTGAAGTTATTGAATCCCATCAACTATTTTCTGCAGGTATTAATATAGAGTTATTAATAGAAACTTTTGGCGGAAATGTCTCTACGTTTTTTGGTAGTCGAAATTCACTTAAAGTTTATATAGGTGGAGATGGTTCTTTAAGCAAAACCTTTTTAGGAAAAATGTATTCTGTTGGATTTGCTACAACAAAAAATACAACCCTTATATCTGATTATTTTAATTCTGAAGGTATAGCAATTTTTGACGACATGTCTGTTTCTGGTATCACAGAAGAAGAGAATGCTATTGCATTATTCAATCATTTATCAAGTTACACTCTACTACCTATAGAAAATTATGATTCTTACTTTTTAGATATAGGCGTCTCTGGATCTTGGCAAGACTATCTCCCGCTTTCTTATTTTGCTCAGTTTGTAACCAATGACGTTGGCAATCAATTTTATGATTTAGATTTTTTACAGTTTAACGTAGGCGTTCCGTCACCAACATCTTTAATAGAAAATGAAACTGTTTCAGCCTGGACTTACGCAGATTTATATCAAAATTATTTTCAACCAACTCAACAAACATACTATCAGTTTGACAATCAACTGCTAACTGGATGGAATAATTACGAAGATGCCAATCAAGAGGCTGTAAAAACTTATGAATATGACACCACAGACTCTGCAGTTAGATGTTATTTAACTTTTCAATATATTGAAGATGGTGCTAACTTATTAGATAGTGATTTTACCATTACTCAACCAGTTTTACGTGACTCCATTATTGATGTAAATGAATATGAAAATTGGGAAACAACAAAGTTTGAAGTTGTAAATAATGCAATAGTTTATCCAAGTAAAACTGTAGATTTTAATGATCTAGCAATTGTTTATCATTTAGAATTTAAAGTACGAGGAATATTACATAAACCAATTCTATTAAATAGACTTCAACTTGCTTCTCAAGCATTTAATGATAACTCGTTTAATCCTGTTGGAACAAGATTTGGGGTTGACTTATTTCCTTACAAGCGTTCAGGAATCTATTATGACTATAAATCTAAAAATCCTTTTACTATTTATAAAGGCACTACGCCATATCTTTATTTAACAAAAGACTCTGGAATTCAAGTTCGTGGAGATATTCTTTCTTTAGAAGATCGTGGTATTTCTTTACCAATAAATCAGGCATTGTCTTCAGATTATCTTGTTAGTGCAGTACAACTTTGGCTTAGATATTCAGAAGATGAATTTCCACCAGTTCCAACAGAATTGTTTGAGATTATTTACAAGGAAGATACCTTTAAATTTTACATAGTAGCAGATAGTGACACTGGATCAAGAGCAAGAGTTTTTGCAAAAAGTCTTTCAACTGGTCAAATAGTTGATGATTTTCAATATTATTGGAATGGTTTAGAAGTTAGAGAGCCAGTCTTTACTTCTAAAGAGTGGGGAGTCCTTGGAATATTTTTTTCTACCGCACTTAATTTTGATGAATTTTTAGGATCAATTAATATTAATGGTCCCGTGCTGTTTAATAATGTGGCATACTATCAAGCAAATAATTTACAACAAATTCAGGGAACAGTTACAAGACCTTGGCTTAGGGTAAAAACAGAGGATGCCATTAACTTTACATGGTCTTATTGGCAAACAAATAAGACTTGGTATGAAACATTGGTCATAGGGTCATCAAACCTGTATGGAGTAAGTCCAGGAGACATCTATCGAGCATACCTAGGCACTAATAAAATAATATTTGATGATGAAAGTGGTTTAAGTGTAGACTCAGACAAAATGCAAATATATCAAGATGTAACTTGGTCAACGACTGTCGCTTCAGCCCTATAATATGCTATACTGATGGTTATGAATAACGATATTCTTAAAAAAGTTGGTAATGTCCGACGCAAAGTAATAGAAAAAGACTACAATTGGGGTCTTTACGTGTACAAAAAGTCAGATGGTTCATGGTTTACAGATGGCTCTGGCAGCATATTAAACATACCAGCAGAACGTGGTGATATTACAAAAATTTCAGAATTAAAAAAAGTTGCCATTCATTACGGTGATGACGGTGAAGGAAGTGCAGTATTTGTTCCTGGACTTACAAGAATTAGCGAGGAAGAGCATTCTGAACAACTAGATAGAATGAAGAATGGCTTAATTCCTTCCATGAATGATCATGGTGCTTGGGTAGCAGCACGACAAACCTATGATAAGTATGGTAGCAATGAGTGAAGAATTCGTAAGAGTTGGATTAAACACACAAGAAAAAGATGGCAATCCATTTTCACAACAAGATCCATTTAATAAAACTTGGGATGCATTAAAAGATTTTACAGGATTAGAACAAAATTTCCGTAGGAAAACCGCAAGGAATGTTACAAAGGCAATGACCTATGCAACAAATGAATATTTAGATTCTGCTAACTCTACACCATCTGGAGTAGATGCAGGATCAAAGGCTATTAATCCTGGCACGGTATATAGAAATGGTTACGGACTATTTGACGTAATTACTCCTCCATATAACATGTATGAGTTAGCCAACTTCTATGACACATCATTTGCTAATCATGCTGCTATTGATGCTAAGGTAGAAAACGTAGTTGGTCTTGGATATCGTTTTGATATTGCAGATAGAACAATGCTTAGGTTTGAAATGAGTGAAGATCAGGCAGCAGTTGATCGTGCTCGTAACAGAATTGAAAGAATGAAACTTGAGTTAAAGGATTGGCTAGAAAACCTTAACGATGATGATTCATTTACTAAGACTATGGAAAAATTTTATACAGATGTTCAGGCAACTGGTAATGGGTTTATTGAAATTGGTAGAACTGTAACTGGTGAAATTGGCTACGTTGGTCATATACCTGCAACCACTGTTCGTGTTCGTCGTTTACATGATGGCTTTGTTCAGATTATTGGAAACTCAGTAGTTTATTTTAGAAACTTTGGTGCTAAAAATCCAAACCCAATGACTAATGATGCACGTCCAAATGAGATTATTCACTATAAAGAATACTCTCCATTAAATACATTTTATGGTATTCCAGACATTGTTGCTGCTATGCCATCACTTATTGGTGATCAATTAGCCTCACAATACAACATTGACTATTTTGAAAACAAGGCAGTTCCTAGATACATCGTAACCTTAAAGGGTGCAAAATTATCATCTGATGGTGAAGATAAGATGTTTAGATTTTTACAAACAGGCCTGAAATCTCAATCACATAGAACTCTTTATATCCCACTTCCTGGAGATACCGAAAGTAACAAGGTTGAGTTTAAAATGGAGCCAATTGAGAATGGTATACAAGAGGGGTCATTTAAAGAGTATCGCAAGCAAAATCGTGATGATATTCTAATTGCACATCAAGTTCCAATTTCTAAACTTGGTGGGGCAGATTCTGGAATTGCAGCAGCCTTATCACAGGATCGTACCTTTAAAGAGCAGGTATCTCGTCCAGCACAAAAGCATCTTGAAAAGGTTGTTAATAAGATTGTTCGTGAAAAGACAGATATTCTTGAACTTAAATTTAACGAACTAACCCTTACAGATGAGATTGCTCAATCTCAAATTATTGAGCGCTATGTAAAAACACAGGTTATGACTCCAAACGAGGCTCGTGAAAAGTTAGATCTTCCACAAAGAGCCGATGGAGATGAGCCATTTGTTATGTCTGCAAGACAGGCAACTGACACAAGGGCTAATTTGGCAGGGAATCGTCAAAGAGATGCAGAACGAACAAATAACAATTCTGACTCTACTACAACCATCTCTGGTCGTAATGCACAGGGTGAAGGTCGCTCATCTCAATAATTGAGATAAGTGTAATAATATTTGGTATAATGGATAACGATATGTTAATAAATAAGGCTCATTGGGAAACTACTGGCGACAGCGTTCGCCTATCAATGCCTATTGGTAAAATAGACATAGAGCGTCGTATGGTTTCTGGTTTTGCTACTTTAGATAATATTGATAAGCAAGGCGACATCGTAACAACAGAGTCAAGCGTTGAAGCATTCAAAAATTTTAGAGGAAACTTGCGTGAGATGCACCAACCATCCGCAGTTGGAAAAATTGTATCATTTAAAGAAGATCGTTATTTTGATCCATCAGTTAAGAAGTTTTATAGTGGAGTATACGTTTCAGCATATGTTTCAAAAGGTGCACAAGATGCATGGGAAAAGGTTTTAGACGGAACATACAAAGGTTTTTCTATTGGCGGTAACATTAAAAATTGGGACGATGCATACAACGAAGAACTAAGCAAAACTATACGTGTAATTAAAGAATATGATTTATTTGAGTTGTCGTTGGTTGATAATCCTGCAAACCAATTTGCAAACATTGTATCTATTGAAAAAGTAGATGGTAAAAATGTTGTTGGTGGATATCTTTCAAAGGCAGAAATTGAAAATGTGTTTTGGGATTCAGAAACTGGAATTGTTATGGTATCAGAGTCTGAAAACGAAACAAGCCCTACATCAGGAAAGGCAATGCAAAACATTGGCTTTATTGAAAAGGGAGACAAGAATAATACAGAAACAATAAAGTTCTTAGTTGATAGTGCTAAAGGCATTAGTACAATTAAGATTACAAAGGAGGTTAGTCCTATGACTGAAACAACAGAAGCAGTGGTTGACACTGCAGTTGAAGAAGTACAGGTCGCTCCAGAGGCACAGCCAGTAGCAGTTGAAGAAACTGTTGCAGTTGCTGAGGAGGCACCAGCAGTTGAAGAACTTGCTCTTGCTAAATCTAGCGATGGTAGTGCAGATTCTTCTGTTGAAAAAACAGAAGAGGGAGAAGTTGTTGCAACTGAAACTGTTGTAGCAAAGTCTGATGAAGTAATTGTTGAGGCAGTTACAGAAATCAAAAATTCTCTTACAAATGCCTTTGGCGATTTAGCAACAACCGTTAAGTCTCTTCACGAGCAAATTGTTGCATTGAGTAAGTCTCTTGACACCGTATCAGGTGAGGTTAAGACCGTATCTGATGAAGTAAAAAATGTAAAGGGAGTTTTTAATGAGTTTGGTAAGCGAGTAGATCTTGTAGAACAAGACACCGCTTTCCGCAAGTCTGGCGATCTAGGCGAGATCGTGCAGTTTGAACCGTCAAAAGTTCAGAAATCCCTATGGGGCGGTCGTTTCCTCACATCAACCGACCTATTTAACTAAAGTAAAAAATCACTAGGAGGTGAAAATAATGTCGGAACAAAATAAAGACCTAGAAAAGAACTACCCAGGATCAGGCGGAGCAGGCAATGAGATTAACTCTCAAGGCGGATTCGTATCTGGTGGCGTAGGTAGTGCTACTGGTTTAAACTCTGCAGCAGCGTCTGTAGGATCACAACTTGGTAACACTGCAACTGCAGCATTCGGATCAACATCTGGAGACAATGCAGTAAACCCAACAGGCGTCGCAGGTGGTATTCTAGCACCAGAACAAGCACGTCGCTTCATCGACTATGTGTGGGATGCAACAGTTCTCGCTAAAGATGGTCGTAGAGTTACAATGCGTGCCAATACAATGGAGATCGAAAAGGTCAACGTTGGAGAGCGTGTTATCCGTGCAGCCGCACAAGGCGCACCAGATTACACAAACATTGGTGCAACATTCTCAAAGGTTGAATTAACTACCAAAAAGATTCGTCTTGATTGGGAAGTATCAACTGAAGCACTAGAAGACAATATTGAAGGTGGAGCACTTGAAGATCATTTAGTTCGCTTAATGACCAATGCATTCGCTAACGATATTGAAGACCTTGCAATTAATGGTCTAGGAACAGGCGCAGATGCCTTCCTTTCCATCATGCCTGGCTTTGTTAAGCAAACTCGTTTGACAGCAGGAAATGCTGCTCACGAATATGCTGCAACAGTTGCAGACAACAACTACACCACATCAGTAATGCAAGGCTTGCTATTAGCAATGCCTCGTAAGTACCGTGCACTTAAGAGCAATCTTAAGTTCTATGCAGGTACTGATGCTTTTGCTGGTATTGTTCGCAACAACGGTACACTAGCAGATGCTATTTCATCAGCGTTCTCAGATCGCACTGGTAGCACTCAAGCAAATCGTCAAGATTATCTTGATGGCACAGCACAAACACTAGGTAATACACGTACAACTCGTGTACTTGGTGTAGATGTTCTAGAAGTTCCTTACTACCCTGCAGGTTATGTTGATTTAACATTCCCTCAGAACCGTGTATGGGGTTTCCAAAGAGACATCACTGTAAACCGTGAATACAAGCCAAAGAAAGATACAATTGAGTACACAGTATTTGTACGCTTTGGTATCCAATGGGAAGAACTAGATGCAGTCGCTTATGTTGACTCAGATAGCGCTGATTCCTAAGATCTAAAAGATCAAATATTAGGGCGGGTAGCGTAAAAACTACCCGCCTTATTCTTATTCTGGTATAATTACAAATAAGCATAGGAGAATTATGAATTTAACAATAGAAGAATTATCTACTAAAACTGTAATGGCACTTAAAGCATATGCAAAGAAAAATAAAATAGAATTATTTGAAGCAAACACTAAACTTGAAATTTTAGAAATTTTGGCTAGTTGGATTCCACCAGAAAAAACAGAAGAGCAAGTGCAAGAAGCAGATAAAGCGAAAAGTATGATAAATAAAATAGCGTTATACTCAGAAAGAAACCTACACATGGATAACCTAGGTGCTCTTAAGGTAGGATACAACATAGTCTCAAAGGAGGCATCGGAAAAGTGGCTAACCCACAGGTTGGTAAGAGTTGCACCACCTGAAGAGGTAGCCGCATACTACGGTAAATAAAAATGCAGATATTACGTCTTCCCCCATACCCACTTTCTGTTACTTACACAGTTCCAGATGCTAATGCTGACTATATTATTGTTATTGAAAACGTTGCAGAATTAACAGAAATTGAAGAGACCATTGAGTCTAATGCTACTAAAAAAATAACTTATTCTTTAGATGATGACTTTGTTAAATACGATAAATCATATGCTTTAACAATTTATGAAGATGGCGGATCCTCTGGAGCAAACATTGTACGTGGTGATGTTGTAGTACAAGATAATCTAGAAATTATGAGACCATACGTAGATCCAACATCTTTGGCTACATCTGGTACAGCAACTGACATAGCACTTTATACAGGTTATGAAAATTTAGCAAGAGCAATTATTGATGCTGCTGTCGGTGGATTTTATTATGATAGAACATACTTAGAAGTTGTTGGACAAGGAAATGATTATTTACCACTTTGGAAAAAAACTCACAAAATTTTAAAGGTATATGAAAATGCACAACTAGTTTATGATATAAACAACGCAGACGGACCAGAACTGTTGGACTATACTTTTTTAATTACTAAAGATAAAACAGCAATTACTAAAGATCCATTAGAAGAAATTGACTCTATTAATCGGGCAGAACGAAGATATGCACGTATTCCACTAGGATACTCAGATTCTATTAGCATGTTTGATACAGAAGATAGTGGACACACCCAAACTGTTGTTCCTGGAGTTGCATTTCCAGAAGGAGCAGATTATATTATGTTGCTAGAAACTGGGTATAAGGTTGTTCCTTATGACATCCAAGATGCAACATTAATGTTAATTGATGACATTAAGTGTGGAAAATTAGATTACTATAAGAGATATATTAAAAACTATAGCACCGATCAATTTAAAATTCAATACGATAAACGTTTAATTGATGGTACTGGAAACATCCTAGTAGATAAAATTTTAGAAAAATATAAAGAGAATATCATCCGTCCAGGAGTATTATAATGGAAGACTGTACAACAACAGACTTTCTTTATCCAATGAAGGCTGACCTATATTATCCAGTAATAAACCAAACACAATACGGACAAGCAAGTAGAACCTGGTTTTATGATAGAACAATTATATGCAATGCTACCTCTATAGGAGGAGCGGGTACTGAACAAATTAAACCAGAAGCATTTTTACAACATGAAAACAAACTAATAGCAAGAGTAAAAGCAGATCCTAGAATGTCTTCAACTGAAACAGAAAATGCAATTAACAATATTTTAATTACAAATATCCGTAATGCCAACGACCAACTCATTTATAGAGAAACAGGAGGCTCAAGGTCTGGACGTGGAACAATCTATGAGGTAGCAACTGTAGACCCTTTTACTGGACCATTTGGATCAATTGAGTATTTTAAAATATTATTACGCAGAACAGAAAATCAAACAATAACAGACTAATGATAATTACAACAAATACTAAAAGTTTTGACAAACAGATGAACAACATTGTCCAATATGCTTTTGGATTTTTAGATGGTGCTCAAAAAGGTAAAACTGTTTTTTTAAAAAACTTAGGTGCAGGAACAATAGATGCAATGGCTAGATATGTAGATGTTTCTGCAAGGGGAAATCCCGCAGCACTTCAACATGTATATGAGTGGTATCAAACGGGTAGTCCAAGTTCAAGACTATTTAACATTACATATACTGTTAGTAACTTAGGGTTAAGCATTAATTCAACATTTACTCAATCAAGAGGTATAAAAAAAGAATCAAATATCCCATTTTACAATAAGGCTAAAATTATGGAAGAAGGAATTCCAGTTGTAATTAAACCAATAAAGTCTCCAGTTCTTGTTTTTAATGAAGGCGGTCAAACCATCTTTACTAAAAATCCTGTAACAGTTAGAAACCCTGGAGGAAGTCAGGCTCAAGGATCTTTTGAAAAAACTATGGATGAATTTATTTTAAGATATTTTAAACAATCATTTTTACGTGCTAGTGGTATATATAATTACATTAAAAAACCAATAATATTTAAAAAAGAAATAAAAACTGGAGCAAGAATGGGCAGATCAAAAGGTATCAATACTGGCTTTAAATGGATTGCTAATGCAAAGATTAGTGTAGAATAGTATTATGGTATCAATAGTATCAGCAGAAACTGGATTCCCGCCACTCTTTGTTAATGCCTTTGTTAACAGCGAACTTAAAGAGTTTGAGTTAATGCCAACTGGACCAGAACCGTTTCAACCATTTTTTCCTGCCCAAGTGCCCGATAGCGTAGAGGGTATTTATAATGACATTCCCTTTATTAGAAATAATCCTGATACTACCGTAATTATATTTGACAGACTTATGAGGTTTAGACCTACCCCATTTTATAAGCATAAAAGAGAACAATTAATATATTTTATTTACAGCCCCAACCTTTCTAAATTATTTGACACTACCAGAGTAATAATAGAATGTCTTGATCGAGAAGATGTTGCAGCGCAGGCTTTAAACTCTTGGATAGCAGAAAATGATATAGAAGATGAAAATGGTAACGTAATCCCTAAAAATGTATTTTTTCACAATTTAAAAGTATATCAAGCAGATGAAAGTAGAGATATAATAGAGTTAGCCTCAGCCAGAACTTTGGGGCTAAACAAGTTAGTCATAGAGTATGACTATCACACGGTAAGCGTAGAAGGCTCAAATCAAAGGTACTCCTAAAACGGTGATATAATTATATCGAGGAAACAACGCCATACAACTTAATATCTACTATTATGAAAAGAGGTAAAATACATGCCATATAGCCGTGGTACGTCGAACAACATTATCGTTGGTGCAGCAGCACTTTTTGTTTGCGACACAACTTTAACTCCAGCAACCCTGGAAGCATTTGATGCAAGTGAGTCTTTTAAAGATACACTTACAGCAGACGCTGCATACGACAACGTAGGTTATACAATGAACGGTCTTGAATTACAGTTCCAACCAGATTTCGGTGAAGTCCAGGTAGATCAGGTTCTTGACGTTGCTAGACTATTTAAGCAAGGCATGCAAGTAAATCTTGCAACAGCCTTTGCCGAAGCAACTTTAGAAAACTTGCTTCTTGCTCTAGCGTATACTAGCGACAAAATCTCAGGAAACAAAGCAGCATCTACAGGAAGAACATTAAACCTTTCTGCAGGCGATATTGGAGAAGTTCCAGTAGAGCGTGGATTAGTTGCTGTTGGCCCAGGAACTGGAAACCCAGTAACTGCAGCCGATGTTGAAAGAGTTTACACAGCATACCGTGCTTTGTCAATTGAAAACGTAACTGTATCAGCAAAGCGTGATGAGGCTTCAATGTTTGAAGTATCATTCCGTTTATTGCCAGAAGATACATCAGGATCTTACGGTAAAATCGTAGATCGCACATACGGTCAATCATAATCTAAATTCAGATTAAACAAATACCCACTTCTTCGGAGGTGGGTTTTTTGTTGTGTCTGTGATAGAATAGAATTCTATGGCAACTACAATATATAAAAGTGATATAGTCTATTTATTTGATGGGACAGAACTAGAAATAATACCATTAAAAATAAAGTATCTTCGTGAGTTTATGTTGACATTTAATAATATTAAAAACACAAAAAATGATGATGACGCAATTGGTATATTAATAGAATGTGTTAGAATCTGTATGAAACAATACTATCCTAAAATTTCAGGTACTGTTAAGAATGTTGAGGACAGTGTAGATATGCCCACTGTCTATAAAATACTAGATGCCGCCGCTGGCATTAAGATTAACAAAAAGTCAGAAGAACCAGTAAAGGATCAAGCAGTTGGTAGTGGTCAAACCTGGGAAACCCTAGACCTTGCAAAACTAGAAGCAGAGGTATTTTTGCTCGGTATTTGGAAAGACTACCAAGAGTTAGAAACTTCCTTATCAATGCCAGAGTTAATGGCAACCTTAGAGGTAATTAGAGAATTAGATTATACAGAAAAAAAATTCTTGGCAGCAATTCAAGGGGTGGACCTAGACAAAGAATCAAATAAAGATAAAGGTCAAAAGGAGTGGGAAGATATGAAAGCAAGAGTTTTTAGCAAAGGAAAAACTGTTGACGGCAACGATATTTTAGCATTACAAGGACCTAATGCACAGAAAGCAGGGTTTGGTATAGGTATGGGTTTGGATTACGAAGATCTAACAAAATAACTTCCCTATGCTATAATTGACATAGCCTATATAGGAGGATACACAAATGGCAACAACAGTACACGAGGGTGAAGAACTTGTTCTCATGGACGGCACAAAAATTAAGGTACGCTCACTTAAGATTTCTTTGCTTCGTCCATTTATGAAAAAGTTTGAGCAGGTAGCAGGGGTAGCAGAAGATAACGATAAGTCAATGACTCTTCTTATTGAGTGCGTACAAATTGCTATGGAGCAGTACAATCCAGACCTGTCTAAAGATATTAGTAAACTAGAAGAGGTCTTAGACCTTCCAACAGTTTATAAAATTATTGAAGCCGCTTCTGGAGTTAAGTTAGCAGATGCAAACGCTCTTTTAAATACAGTGCTTGCAAACAACTAAATAATAAAAGAGGTGTAAATGAATGGCTGATGTAAATGCTAATATTGGCGTACATATTGATACGTCGGCGGCACTGGCAGAACTTAAAAATCTCCAACGTCAATTAGCAACCTTCCATTCATCTGTAGCAAAAAGTAGCGCTGCCGCAGCAGCCGCTCAAAAAGGCTTACAGACCAATCTTTTAAATTCAATAAATGCAACGGGTAAATTCCGTGCACAAATGGGGTTAGTAAGAACCTCAACAGAATCATTTACTCACGCACTGGAGACTAATAAACTCTCTATGCGTGAGTATTTCCGTTATGCAGGCGGATCTACAAAAACATTTGGCAGATTATTTAAACAAGAATTTAACACAATTGGCAAAGTAGCCGAAGAGCGTGTTAAGAAAATGCAGACCCAGTATATAAAGATGGGTCGTGATGCTTCTGGAGCAATGAAAGCAATTTCAATAACTCCAAATACAGTTAACATGAAAGACTACTCTACAAAATTAGCGGTAGCAGCACAAAAACAAGCACTATTAAATCAACTATTAAAGCAAGGATCTACCAACCTTTTAAATTTTGGTAAAAATACACAATGGGCAGGACGCCAACTTATGGTTGGTTTTACAATTCCTCTTGCTTATTTTGGTACCGCCGCTGCTAAAACATTTATGGATCTTGAAAAACAAGCCATTAGATTTAAACGTGTTTATGGAGACATGTTTACTACCAGTGATCAAACAAATAAAGCATTGGCTGAAGTACAATTACTTGCCGAAGAATTTACAAAGTATGGTGTTGCGGTTGCTAAAACAATGGAGATGGCAGCATCTGCTGCAGCAATGGGTAAAACAGGAGCAGACCTTACAGCCCAAGTAGCACAAGCAACTCGACTTGCAGTGCTTGGTGGGGTAGAACAAGAACAAGCATTAGAAACAACAATATCAGTAACAAATGCTTTTGGTATAGCAGCAGAAGATTTAGCAAGCAAAATAAACTTCCTTAACGCAGTTGAAAACCAAACTGTAGTATCTATTGAAGACTTAACAGAGGCTATTCCTAAAGCAGGTCCAGTTGTTAAACAATTAGGCGGTACAGTAGAAGACTTAGCCTTCTTCTTAACAGCAATGAAAGAAGGCGGAATTAATGCATCAGAAGGTGCAAACGCCCTTAAGTCAGGTCTTGCCTCTTTAATTAATCCAAGTGAAAAAGCAAGCAAAATGCTTGCTAGCATGGGCATTAATATTAAAGCAATTGTTGAGGGTAATGCTGGAAACATTAAAGAAACAGTTATAGATTTTGCCCAAGCCCTAGACACTTTAGATCCCCTTAATCGTGCTCGTGCAATTGAGCAATTGTTTGGTAAGTTTCAATTTTCACGTCTATCAACACTATTTCAAAACGTAACAAAAGACGGAACACAGGCTGCCAGAGTATTAGAACTTGCAGGGGCTTCAATTGAAGAACTTGCAATATTATCTGAGCGAGAATTAGGCGTATTAGAAGATGCAATTGGCACAGACTTTAAAGAATCTATAGAAAAACTTAAACTTGCAATAGCCCCAATAGGTAAAGAATTTTTAAAAGCAGTTACACCAATTGCAAAAGCCCTTGGAGGATTTTTAGAAAAATTTAATAATCTTGGAGACGGCACTAAAAAGTTTATTGTTGTAGCAACAACTCTTGTTGGTGTAATTGGACCAGTGTTATTGATGACCTTTGGTTTGCTTGCCAACGGTGTTGCAAACATAATAAAACTATTTATAACAATGCGCTCTGGATTTTTAAGGGCTGGAACAAATAGTAATCTTCTTGCACAGCAAACCCAATATTTAAATAGCGAACAACTAGAAGCAGCCACAGTAGCGGCATCTTTAAATCAGGCTCATACACGTCTAACGCAATCATTTGCAGTAGAAACAACGGCAGTTAGATTATTACGTCAAGCCTATATTGATGCAACCGTAGCAGCAACAAGATTTGCTATGGCAAATCCAGGTATGATGATGCCAGGTGGAAAGTTTACTCCTAAAAAGTTTGCAAGTGGTGTAGCCGAAGTTCCAGGAACTGGAAATAAAGATACTGTTCCTGCTTTATTGATGCCAGGCGAAGCGGTAATTCCAAAGAAAATTGCACAAGACAATAAATATGCACCAATTATTAATGCAATGGTTAATGGAACAATACAAGCATTTGGTGATGGAACTACTGGGGCTGAAAGGTTTAGATCCTTACCCGCAGGCACCAACCTAGATGAAGCAATCAACAGAATAAGAGAAAAAACAGCAGGTACTGGTGGCGGTGCAAACATGGTTGCTGGAGTAAGAGCAGGACAACAAGCACAATATAATAGAGAAGACTCTTCTGTTTTACAAGCACTAAGTGGAAAAACTTCAGGAACACCAAATCAAACATTGCAAAAAGAAATAGAGTTAAAGTATGGCCGCAACTTAGGAGTAGATACTGAAGCACAACAAGCATACAAAAAGAACAGAAAAGGATTCCAAGAAATTCTTTCAAGAATTACTTATGATGAAAAATCTGGAAAATATATTTACAGTGATAAAAAAGGTATTATACAATCTACTTTTACTAAAGAACAACTTGACCGTCAAATAAAATATGCCTTTAAAGAAGCACCTAGCCAAAATGGAACGATGTCTAAGAGAAAAACTATTCCAGAGACACTTAATAGATATATTGGTAGACTTGGAAAAGCAGGAAGTGGTGCTCCACGAGAAGTAAGAGAATTAAGACAAAAATACAATCAAAAAACTGCTGGACTTGGTTTAGATAGAGAAAACCTTGCTCTTACTAAAGAACTAAGAAAACAGGGTTTGACAACAAATGAAATTAACAAATTTATGGGAAAGAAATCAGAATCCCATATATTTAAACCATTAGATCCAAAAACTAAATGGCAAAGTGGGCTTACAATTTCTGATCATGAAGGCATTGGTCAATATTTAAACCGTGCTGGTAAAAAATCTGTTGGAAAACTTATTAATGATCCTAGAATATTAAAAGAACTAGGATATACAGATAGAGATATTTCAAAATTAAAACAAAGTTATGCTTTTGCACAACAAGAAAGACAACCAACAAATGCAAAACAATTAGGACATCTTGCAAGAATAGCAGATCTTGAGGTTAGAGCCCACAATTCAGGTAAGGTAAATATTCCAAATATTTATCAGGCAAAAGGTATTCTTGGTGTATCAGCAGTAAGAACTCCACAAATTTGGAAAGAACTTTCACAATCAATTATTAGACTTGGAAACAATCCAAATTTTGTAAATAAAAAAGCATATGCCGTTATGCAAAACAAAGAAGGAATTCTTAATAATAAAGGCTTTACTCAATTTAGTTCTCAAAACACAGAACCAAGAAGTAGCAAAACGCCAACTAAAAATCCATCTCTTGACAACAGAGTTACAAATCTTAATCCAGCACAAGTAGCAAGTGTTCGTAAATTTGGAAAATTTGGACCAACACCAAAGGTTGCAGGGCTATCAGATGCTCCAAAAATTGATGCTAGAACATCACCAGGAATGGCTATTTCAGCAATAGAGAAACAATTCCGTTCTGAACAAAAATCATTAAGACGTCAAATTGAAAAGGTAGAGCAAAGAAGACTTGTTGCATTAAAACAAGAATTAAAAATAGTTGAAGACAAAAACAAACTTGCTACACAGGCAGCCCCATTAACAAAAGAAGACCTAAAAAATCAAAAACGTGAAGCAAGAGCACAAAGAGCACAAAGAGTTGGATCGGTTGCAGGTCCTGTTGCTGGAATTGCGGGTATTGGAGCAATGGCAGGATTTATGACTGGCAATACTGGAGTTGGCACTGCAATGATGGGTGTTTCTGCTCTTGCAACAATTGCCCCTATGCTTACTAATCCACTTGGAATAGCAGTTGCAGCAGCAGCCACACTTGCTGGAGGATTTTTCTTATTAAATAAACGAATGGCTGATGCAAGGAAAAAACAAATAGAGTATATTGACTCTGTAACATCAGGAACTAAACAAATGCAAAAGGTTGGTGAATTAACTGGCAAGGTTGGAGCATCACAAATTGCACAAAAACAAAGAGAAACTGGTGCAAGAGTAAATGAATTTAGAACTGGATATGATCGGGGTGGAAATCAATTTGGCACTAACTTCTTGGCATCTGATATTGGCAAACAAATATTTAAAGGATTTAATGATACTGTAGCAAAAGATGGACCAAAGGCTGCTAAATTATTAGCAACACAACTTTCAACTTATATTTCTGATGGAGTCATGTCGGCAGAACAAGCAAACAGTGTAGCAAGAGTAATTGGTATTAATCTTGGAGATATGTCTATAACTTCACAAATAAATGGTACATTAAGAGAACTTGTTGGTCCAGACGGGCAAGACTTATTAAAAGATCCACTTAAGGTAAGAGTAAATATTATTACTCAACAAAATGAAAATACTCAAGATATAGTAAATGCAGCAAAGATAGATGGCGGGGATAATCGAGACAATTTAATTGCTGCTGCTGCAGTCTCGGCAACAAGAAATTTACAAATAACCCAGGCACAAAGAGATGCCCAATATCAAACCAACCAAGCGATTATTGATGGTTTAGAAAAACAAAAAGCAGCAACCACAGACAAAACAAAACAATTACAATTAGAGAATCAAATTGTTGCTGCAAAAACAAAACAAAAATCAGAAGATGCACTTCTTGCAGAAAAAAATAAACAAAACCTTAAAAATGCAGGAACCGATGCTAAATCAATTGGACCTGAAACTTATATAAAAACTTTACGTGATAGTATTAAAATAAGTCAAAAGGATAATCCATTTAAACAAACATTCCTTGACGCAATGTCAGATCTGAAAGATGAATCACTAGAACTTAAAATAACAACAGCAGTAGAGGGTGGACTATTAGGTCCAAAAACAGCAATAGACTTGGTAAAAATATTTGCGGGGGAAAAAGATTCCGAAGCAAAAATTAATAAAATTATAGATACAACATTAACATCACAAGATCCAGGAGTTTTTGCTACGTTTGTGAGTATTATAACTGGCAAAGATATAACACCTAAAATAAAATTAGATATTTTAACAGATCAAGAAAATTTTGAAGACATTACTAATGTATTAAATAAATTAAAAGATTTTGATGGAGATGCCTTAAACCTTGAAGTTTTAGTAAACAAAGAGGGAGCAAATGGATTAGCGACACTTGCAAAACAATTTAAGACAATAGAAAAAATTAAAAGTCCAATAACCTTAAAGACTGTAAATGAAATAGCAACAATTACCAGCGACCCTAATTTAGATATGTCTGGCTTAGTTTCTATTTGGGAGAAATATGCAAATTCAACTAATGAAATAAAGAAAACCGTAATACAAGAATATATTGCTGTTTATAAAAGTATTGGTGATAAAGAAGCAAAAGATTTAATAAATAGTCAACTTTCAGCAAGTGGATCACCAGACAATATGGATCGAAAAAGAGCAGCACTAGAGGCAAAATATTTTAATAAAGATGGCACAGTAAATGCTCCAGCGGTAGCAGCCGCATTAGTTTCACAACGTGCTGCTGTAGGACCAAATACAATTCCAGAAGGTGGGCTTGGCGGTAAGGGCGGTAGTGGATCAAGAGACACCACACTTGATGATCTTTTAAGACAACTAAAATTAACAAGAGATGCAAGCATTGATGCACAAGGTGGATTAAAAGAACTTAAAAGAGTGTTTAATGATGCAGGTGGGGATGTGGTAAAATTTTCGGGAGTTATAGAACAACTCAACGCTATGGGTGCTGACACAGGGTTTATTGACTTTGTTTCTGGCTTAGATAATAAAACTCAGGCAACATACCTTAATGTTGACCTTCTTAAAAAAGGAATTGTAGAACTTACCGATGAAGGTAAAAAAGCAATGGCCTTATATAAAGAAGCAGCGCTAGGTGCTTTTTATGCTAGTTCAGATTCAGAAATTGCAGATTTAAATGCACAAATTGATGGTTTTAAGAGATTGACTAAGGCTGGAGTTGGTGTTGCAGATAGTTTAAAGTTAATTGCAAATGCAGAACAAATGAGAGCGCTTGCTCAAGCAAAAACTCCTACTGAACTTAATAATTTAATTAAAAAATATAAAGATTTAACAACAGCACAACTTGCTTATTTAATTCAAACTGATCCAGCACAAGCGTTTAAAAATAGAATGGAAGAAACCTTAAAGTATTATGATTTTCTTGAAAGAGAAGCAAGGGCTTCTGTTAAATTAGAAATTGATAGAATCAATGATCTTATTGATGCAAATGATAGATTAATTGAAACACAAGAAAGGGCTATTGAAGAAAGTATTAATAGACCAATTGATAAATTTAATCAAGACTTGGCTGTAATTGACAGGTCTATTGCAAAAATTAATGACAAATATGATGCACAGGAAAAGGCTCTTCAAACAATATCAGATATTAATGATGATATTGCTAATAGAGAATCATCAAGAATTACAATTGCCGATGCCTTAACTAGGGGAGATATCTCTGCTGCAGCAAAAGCAATACAAGAGCGAAGAGCAGAAGAAGCAAGAAAGGCAAAAGAAAAAAGTTCAAACTTATTACAAATTGCAAAAGAAAAAGAAATTGCTAAACTAACAAATTCCAACGGTTTAACAAAAGTACAGATTGAAGAAAAAATATATTCTCTTGAACAACAAAGAATACCTCTTGTTGCCGCAATTGTAGCACTACAAGATAAAAATTACACACTTCAAAATGTTACATTACGTGCACAGGAAGACTCTTTAAAGGCAACACTTAAAGGTATTGATGCTGCAAGGTTTGCATATGAGCAACAGTCAATTGCTATAGAGGGGGCAAACTGGAAAGCAAAAGGCTTTAATGATATTTTATTAGTTGCTGAAGCCACTCTTTTAAGAATGAAAGCCATTTGGGATTCAATGAACCAAGCAAATGCAAAACAAATTGAAAAAAGTACATTTGACAATATTGGTACTACGGTTAAAGCCCCAAACTCTGTTAGCGGAGTAAGCAATATAGCAACTGAAATTTCTAAGTATGTTAGTGAACTGTCTGCAGAAACTATTAGTAAAAAATATATTAACGCAGCACAAGCCGAACAATATATTATTGATCAAAAGATAAACTCTTTGGGTCTTGGTCCAAAATATGCAGGAATGCTAAAAGGATCTTTTGGTATGTCTGTAGGAGGAATGGTTCCAAAATATTTTGCTTCAGGTGGTTATTCTAAAGGTACCGACACAATTCCAACAATGCTTACTCCTGGAGAATTTATTGTTCGTAAAAATGCTGTTGATTCTTTTGGGGTAAATAATCTCAATAAAATAAATGACGGCTCTTACGGTGGATCTTCAGTGTATAATTATAGTCTAAACGTTAATGTTAAGTCTGACTCAAGTCCCGACGATATTGCAAGGACCGTTATGACACAAATTAGACGAATAGACAATCAAAGAATTAAGGGGCAAAAATAATGGCAACCTCAGCGTATATTTCGGGTAGAAAGAGGTATCAAAGACCACAATCAATTCTATGGTCAGAGAATGCGGGAACCCTGAGTAATGGCCTTTACGTGCCAACTGGACAAGAAATAGGGGCTAATTCAAGCCTTACCACAGGCGGTATTAATCAATTTTTAATATTATCAGATCACAACAGAGAAGACATGTCCTTTAACTCAGAAAGAATTGAAAAACGAGAAAGAACTATCAATGGTAGGATGAGGTCTTATCATATTGCAGATAAACTTACCATGAATGTATCTTGGAATAATTTGCCATCCCGTGCATATTCTGACAAAGCAGATTTTGCTTCAACTGGATTATCTCCTAATAAAGGAACAAGTTCGGAGTTTACTGCAGATGGTGGAGCAGGAGGAGTTGAGGTTTTAGATTGGTATGAGAATCATCAAGGTCCTTTTTGGATGTATTTAGCATATGATAAATATACTAATTTTCCAGTTAATGGAGAAACCACAGATGCATCTTTTGGACACCTAGGTAAATACAATCAAATTGTAGAAGTTTATTTTTCTGATTTTAACTACAGCGTTGTCAAACGTGGCGGAACAAATCACGACCTTTGGAATATTTCGGTATCTCTGGAAGAGGTTTAAATTGTTTGTAAGTCAAGAATTAAAAACTCATTTTGAAACATCTCCAACAATTCAAACAAGATCTTTAGTTCTTGCTGAATGGAACATGAACATGCCAGATAATATTTTTTATGTTGGAAACTATAGATATAGACCTACTGGGGATGAGATTAAATTTCAAACACTACCGTCATCTTTTGACTCACTAGATGCTGGAGATTACTACACAGATGCTACAGATTCTGAAATATCTATAAATGGTGGGGTAGATGATCAAGACCTTCCACAACTATTTACATCAATAGAGCAAAAAAGAAAACTATTGTACTCATTAGAAGATTGTTTAAAACCATTTAGACCAAGGTCTGGAATTAACAAGCCTTTGTTTTTTGATAGAAGCAATCAATATCTTTCAAACTCTGGAGTGTTTATGGCACAAAGACCTAGATACTACATGTCCTCTAGGTATGATGAATTTAAATATTGGAACTCTTACAGAAAAGAAAACAATGTAGAACGTGGTATTGCAAAAAATATTTTAAATGGTTTTTATTACATTGATGATGCTGTGCCGTTTGTGGTCTATAAAGAGCAAGTACCAACAAATAGAATTGTAATTAAAATGCAAACAAACATTGGCAATGTAGACTTACAAGATTTTATTAATTTTTCTTCAGTAAATGCAGATCCTTTTTTTGGAGAATTAAACAAGACTACTCCTAAAAGATGGAAAGTTCAATATTTAAAAAATAATAATTGGGTAGATGCATATTCATTTAATGAAAACTCTACAAGGTCAGACGGTAGCCCTATAATTGGATCAGACGGATATGTAGAACTAGAGTATGGGTTAATAATTCCAAGTGAGTATGCCGATACTTTTGTTTTTGCAGAGACGTATTCTTCAACTACCCTGCTTCCTGAATCTTCAATAAACGGCTACGCTTATCTTGTTTTAGAAACAAGCAACGGTATAGGAACATATCATGTCTGGAATAGTACAAGTCAGGCCTATGAAACATTTACTCCTACCTACGGATGGACAATTGGATCTGAGTCCATAAATCCAAAAACTAATTTTGTAAAAGATCTTGTATCGCCAGGACTTTTTGTAGATCCAACAAGTGGAGAGTCTAGATACAGGGAGTTTGCATACATTCGTGGTATTAGAATTGTTGCAGAAATAATGAATAAAAAAGATTCAACCTTTGATTTAATTGAGATGTCTCCAAGACTAGTTGTTGATGTTTCTGATGAAGTTATAAGTTACAACATAAAAAAATCTCTTTCAGATCTTGGAAACACCGCTTTGCCAGTTGGACAACTTTTAGCATCTACTGGATCTATTTCTATTTTTGATGCAGAGCAAGCGTTTAATCCAATTAACACAAATAGTATTATTAGCGACTATTTAAGAAAAAATATTAAGTTTACTTTTTATGAAAAAATTCTTAATGTAGAAAACTATGATTATTGCGTACCCATAAAAACCTTGTACTCAGAAGGCATGCCCCAGTCTGATGTAACTGGAGGTAGTTTATCTTTAGAGTTAAGAGATTTTTATTTCTTTTTAGAGTCTATGCCAGCACCAAGAATGCTTGTTACAAATGTATCACTTAGTTATGCTATTTGTTTATTGCTAGATTATATTGGATTTGCTAATTATTCTTTTAAGAGAGTTATCGACGAACAAGACCCCATAATTCCTTATTTATTTATAGCACCAGATCAAAATGTTGCTGAAGTTTTAAACCAACTTGCAGTAGCAACACAAACATCAATGTTTTTTGATGAATATAATAATTTTATTGTAATGAGCAAAGACTATTTAATGCCAACAGAATCTCAAAGAAGTACAAATATCCAGTTGCTTGGAAACAATAATCAGTCAGTTTCTGGCATTATTGAAAATCAAACAACATCAAATATACCAAACATTATTGCAATAACTGCTGAAGATAAAACAATATTTAATGATGGCAAAATAAATTATACAACAAGATATATTCAAAGATCTTATGGATCTATTAATCAAGCAAATGTTCTTGATCAAGACAAAACTTGGGTCTATAAACCGTCTTTGCTTTGGGAAGTTTCTGGAACTAATGAAACAAAAACAATAAATGAATCAGTATCTAAATCAGATAATTATATTTTAGCAGCAATGCCATTAAATTCAAATTTATCTAGCGCATTGCCAACTGTTTTTGGTAATTCAGTTATTAATAACACAATTGATATTGGAGAAAATGTATACTTTTTAACAAGAAATCAGGGGTATTTTTATTCAAATGGAGAAATTATAAGATATGATGCCGTGCAATACAGCATTACTGGAGTTGGAAACGTATACATTTCTAATAACCAAGAGTATCAAAAATATTTTGCAACCCTTCCTTTTAACGGTAAAATATATCCAACTGGCCTTATTCGTATTTTTTCAACACCATATTACGAGTCAATTGGTTCTTTAACAAGGTTGCAAGCAGGAGAAGTTTATGAACACGGTCGTGGTCAATTTGGAACTCAAATAACTTCTCATTTTGCAGGAATAAATCCTTATTGGTCTGATAAAGACAACGTTCGTGGAATAGAGATGCAGTCTCAATATTTATTTACAACAGAACTTAATCCTACAATACCCGCAACATCTGTAGGTGCTGCAGGAATTAGTAATGACTTAGCAAAACAAGCATCTAGAAATGGAATTATTAAAAATTCAAATGCTACAAATTTTTTAACAGAAACAGAAGTAAATCAATTATCATCAACTAAGGCTGGAGTTGTTCAGGCTTCTGCTTTAATTATTAATGGCCCATCATTTAAAACCACAGAAACCCCTATTAATTTTGTTTCTTATGTTTATAAGAACTTAAATAGTGCTTTTAAAGCATTTGGAACTAGGGTTAGAATTGTTGGTAAAATAGAAAACAATGAAGTAAGAGGGCAAACCCCAATTGGAAGCATGCCCTACTATCAACTTGGTGCAATACAGCCAAATCAAAACATCAGCATTGGTGGAGGTTCTGGAGGTCTAGGTGTGCTAGTTAATCCTGAAACAAACAATGGCTATTATTTTGAAATTATTGCATTAACAGAAAACAATGTTGAATCATATTTAAATTTAAATGAACGAGGTCAATCAAACATTTCTATTAACAATGTTGTATTTTACAAAATTAAAAAAGAAACCGCATCAGATAAAGCAATTCCAATTAAGTTATACGGTGGACTCACTCAAATAAATATTGATAGCGGAACTTTTGCGGGGTATCAAAGAGCATCAGCAGAAGAAGACACAACGGTATATGATCTAACGGTAGAATATCAAGACATTGGTAATACTAGAAGGTTTTTCCTATATATTAATAATCAGTTAATTCAAGTTGTTGACGATACCGACCCACTTCCAATATACAACAACATGGCATTATTTTCTCGTGGTTCTTCAAGATGCATGTTTGAACACGTCTACGCTTTATCTGGAAATTATTCTGAAAGTTTTGACTCTTCCGCAACAGAAACATTATCTTCTGCATTTAAAAATAAAGAGGTTGGTACTAATGAATCATTTAGAAAATACGCAATGAGTGGGGTTGTTCAATCAACTTACCTCTCTGGAATAAGTGCACAACAGCCACCAAAATATAACATATACTTTGAAGAGTTTGGATCTATAATGCGTGAGTGCGCCTATTTTAATATTAGATATGATCGTGCATATCCAGCCTTGTATTCTAAACTAGCCCCTCCAATTAACAAAAACCTTGCATATACAGTTTCTGGGTTTTACTCAGACTCGTATGGTGCTGAGTTTTTAATATTTAATTCAACGGATAATTTTTTAGTATTAGATGAAACAAGTGGAAACTATTTAAGAATTCAAGGTATTGCTTTTACACAAAACACAACTCACGAACTAACAGTAGACGAATATTTCAAGAAAAAAGGAAATCTTTCAGACCCACCATTTAAAGGAAATACCTTAACTTATTCTCCATTAGTTCAAAAAAACAAATATGATGAAATTAAATTAAGCAGGTTAATTTATGGCAAAAATGAATTTTCCATAAGCACTGATTATATTCAAACACAAGATGATGCAGAAGCCCTAATGGGATGGATTATTAGTAAAATTATGACTCCTAAAAAATCAGTAGGCGTAAAGATATTTGCTACACCAACAATACAACTAGGAGATATTGTAACAATTGATTATAAAAATCCTAATGATTTAGATTTAGTTGCTACAGAAAATGATAGGTTTGTAGTATACAATATAGAGTATTCAAGAAATGTAGATGGTCCAGATATGACTATCTATTTAAGTGAGGTATAAAATGTCAATTAGTTTATCTGCAACACCGCAAACCCCTACAACTTTAAATCAAATACTATCAGCCTCAAATGTTAATCAAATAAAGGCAGCCACACCAGATATTATTTTGTTTGAAGATGATTATGTTTCAATAAGTGAAATGTCAACTTTATATTTTGAAGACATTGGCGCTCAAGAATTAATAAGCATATCAAGAAATGACACAATTAATGGACAAAACATATCTTATCAACCAATAAAAAATATTAAATCTTTACAACAATCATATAATCCAAACAATATTCTTGGTTTGCAAAAAACATCAGATAAATATTTTGCTGGATTTTCTATTAGATTTGATCAAAAATTTCCAAACGTTGGTAACGGGTTAGATGGAGAGAATATTTATGTTGATGAAGAGGGCAATCTAGTTATAGAAGCAATAGGCTTAAACAATGATGAGCAAATTGAGGTTGAACTAAGCACTAGTGGTACAATATATAATATACAATTTGACGGGAACGAATCGTGATAACTAATACTGGAAAAGGTATTATTGGCAAATACCTGCTTGGACAGGCCCCAGCCTATGCATCATATATTGCAATTGGGTGTGGCCCAACACCACTAAATACCAATGATACTTCTGAAGATTTTTCTTCAAAAAAGAATTTAGACTTTGAAATGTTTAGGGTACCAATTTCTTCTAGAGGATTTGTAAACGAAAACGGTACAGATAAAATTGTTCTTACTGCAGAATTACCAACAGAAGAAAGATATGAAATATCAGAAATAGGGCTATACTCTGCTGGATCAAATCCTTCTGCTGGAGTTTATGATAGTAAAACAATCTTTGCATTTACAGCAACAGAAAGTTGGCAGTATACCACTAGCGCTGCAACAACAGCAATTCAAACTTTTCCCGAACCGCTTGATAATGGCAATGGCAATATTATTCTTGTTGCAGATCCAGTGTTTAAAACAAATGCTGATAATACTATTTTCTTTAATCCATCTCGTGCAAACAGGTATGAAAGGTGTAGGTTTTTAAATAACATAATTTTAATTAGGGGTGATCAGGCAGACTTAACCCTTAGTTCTGAAAGCGATGAAACCCTTGATCATTTTGTAATTGAATCAGGATCAAATCATATAAAATTAACAGGTGCTAACATTGATCTATCAAGAAACTCTCCAAAAGATGAATTAAAATTAGCGTTTTCTTTAGTAAGCAGAGATGGAAACTCAGCCTCAATACCTGAAACAATTAGAATTCTTGTTGAATTTTCTTCTCCTGACGGAACACAGTATGCAAGGTTTGAAGCAGAACTAGACCAAGGGAGTTCTGGAAATTTAGAAAATTCAATTGCAGATTTTGAGACTAATAGATATTTTGTAATATCAAAAGAATTGCAGGACTTGTACAAAACAGAAAATTTTAGTTGGGAAATAGCAACTATAGTAAAAATTTATGCCTGTGTTATTACAGATGAAAGTGGAGAATTTAATGTTCCTTCTAATAACTATTATATTGCATTAGACGCTTTAAGATTAGAAAATACTCAAACAGTTAATCCACTTTATGGACTAACGGGGTATTCTATTGTAAAAAATGAAAATGAAGAAACTGTTATAAAGTCTCCTAATACTAGCAACTATGTTGAATTTAGATTTTCTGTTGGTGTGTCGTAATGGCTGATGCAGGGATTAAAAAATTAGTTATTCCAAAGAGTCAATTGCCACCAGTAAATGACGACAATGAGTATGTTTTAAGATACAGGATTGTATCTGATGATAAAAACAGAACTTCTCACTATTCTCCAATCTTTACAGCAGTAGCAAATACCATTGAGCCTGTAAGCGGAAACCTTTCGAGAAACGGAAATAGTTTAGTTGCAGTCTGGGGCGATGAAAATAATAGACCTAAATATGATATTTTTGTAAAATTTGATAATGGGACCTATGAATATCACGGAACATCGCCAATACATACATATGGGTTTCTTAAAGGAAATGCTACAATAAATGTTAGAGTTGCAGTCCAGGTTGAAGGAATTAACAAAGAAAGAAATGCTGGATTAACTATATTTGAATCAAGCATAGTTTCTTTGGTATAATTAAATAGGAGGATAAATGTCAAAAATACCACTACCAGAACGTGGGCAACCATTAGATGTTACTTACATTTATGAATTAGCCAAAGCAATAAACGACCTGTCTACGCAGATCTCTTCTGCAAGTTATAATTTTACAACTATTGATAACGGATCGTCAAACAAAGAAACAATAAAAACTTCAAATGCAAAAATAGCAGGCGGATACATACCAGTTTTCACAAATAGCACAGTTAGTGCTGGCAACGAAAGAGCATTTACTTATTCTTTTCAAAGTGAATTTAAGTTTCCACCAATAGTTACAGCAACGCCATTAAATATTGGAAACACAGAGGCAGGACAAAATGTTACAGTTGTTTTACAAACAATAACAACATCTAAAGTAGACGGCTTTGTAAGGTTTGGAGCATCTGGTAATTTATCTTTGGCTGTTAACTTAATTGCCGTTGGCATACCAAACTAAAAGATAGCAGCATAATGATTTTTTGTAATAAATGTAATGGTCGTTTGTTTATTGATAGACAATATACAAGCGTACAGCATATGGAAACGTATTGTATTCGGTGTGGATCAAGAAGGTTTTATCATCCACCAACTGAAAGCGGAGAGGGCAGATGGTTACTGGCAAAGGAATTATCGAGAGCCAAACTTACAATAACGAATCTATAATAAAAGGAAGTAAGAAAATTTGGTTTCTTAATGGAGACCTTGTAAGGCTTTACCATAGTTCAAGATCTACTGGTTTGGTGTCTGTATACAACATTAATAAAGATAGAGTTGAAACTTGCCTAAGAACTGATTTTAGAAAAAATAGAGAAAAGGCTTATACGGTTGCTGAGACTGCTAGATTAATTAATCGTCATAGAAAGTATATGCCAACATTAATTAAAAAAGGAGTTATTCCGCCACCAGTAGGATCTACCATTAATGGAAGGACTGGATGGCAAATAAGATCATACTATTCAGAAAGCGCAGTTAAGGTGATTCGTGATATACTGGCATCTATACATATGGGGCAACCAAGAAAAGACGGGTTAATAACAAATAATATGACGCCTACGAACCAAGAGTTGACACGACGAATGGGAAAAGGTATACTTACATATACAAAGACAGATGACGGAAGGTATATTCCAATCTGGTCTGAAAACATTTAAAATAGAGAAAAGGTGGGGTATGGAAAACGATAATACAAAAGTATCAGTAACTCTAGGATATACACTTAATCTGGGTAACTTCCAGTCTTTAAGAATTGATCTAGGGGTTGTTGACTCTAAGCGTGATGGTGAAAACTCAGATCAGGCTTTTGATAGAGTCTATAAGTTTGTTGAAGACAAACTAACTGAAAAAATTCAAGAGGCACAATTAGAGGCTGATAGCAAAGACTAATGGCTGAACGCAAAGACCGCATGGCTTTGCTTAGTAGGTACAGCAAGTTACATACAGCAAAGTATGAGCAAAAGCCATCTTTAAATTTAAATGTAGAGCAATGGTCTGCTGATGCCTTAGTAGAGTCCTATGGTATTTCTGGTTGTTATGATTTGCTAGAATATTATTTTAGTATTGCACAAGAACCAAGTTGGAATTACTTTGCATATAATGCAGAAAAGATTATTAACGGTAAACTAGATTTTGAAAAAGATACATTAGAACGAATAGAGCGAAGAAAGTTAGCAAGGAGGTGGCTCAGTGAATAATACAGAAGCAAGAGTTATCTCAGCATTATTACAAGACAAACAAATGCACGTACTTCTACAGGCTAATGTTGAAAACCTTCTTAGGACTCATAATGATGTTTGGAATTTTATAAGGTTGTATTTTGAAAATAATAGTGTAGTTCCTCCAACCTCTTTGGTTGTAGAAAAGTTTAGAGACTTCCAGCCAGTAGAGAATGTTGGTGCAACTAAACACCATCTTGAAGAGTTACAGACTGAATACTTAAACGATAGCCTAAAGGATATTTTAAGATCTGCAGCAGGAGAAGTTCAAACTGGTAATGGCACAGAAGCCCTTAATGGTCTTATTACAAAAACATCTGAACTAAAAAAGAATGCATCTGCCATACGTGATATTGATGCAACAGACCTAGAGTCTGCCGTTGCATATTTTGAAAAGATTAAAGAACAAAAAGAGACTGGTCAAATTGGAATTAAAACAGGTTTACCAGGATTTGATAACTACCTACCTTCTGGAATTATGCCAGGACAACTAGGTGTCTTTTTGGCTTATCCTGGAATTGGTAAATCATGGCTAGCACTTTACTTTGCAGTCCAAGCATGGAAACAAGGTAAGTCTCCATTAGTTATTTCTTTAGAAATGTCTGAGACAGAAGTTCGTAATCGTGTGTTTGCTATTATGGGTGAAGGTCTTTGGTCTCATCGCAAACTTAGCAATGGTGAAGTTGAAATTGATATGTTAAAGAATTGGCATAAAAATAAAATAGAAGGCAAACCAGAGTTTCATATTATATCTAATGATAGTGGTGGAGAAGTAAGCCCATCTGTTATTCGTGGAAAGATTGATCAGTATAAACCAGACTTTATAATTGTAGACTATTTACAACTTATGGCTCCAAACCAAAAATCTGAGAATGAGACAGTTAGAATGAAAAACCTTTCTCGTGAATTAAAGTTAATGGCTATATCAGAAGAGGTTCCAATTATTGCTATTTCATCTGCTACGCCTGACGATGTAAAAGATTTAAGCAGCGCACCAACACTTGGTCAGACTGCATGGTCTAGACAAATTGCTTACGATGCTGACTGGGTTATGGCATTAGGTCGTGCTACAAACAGTGATATTATTGAATGTGTATTTAGAAAAAATCGTAACGGTTTTATGGGAGACTTTTTAGTACAAGTAGATTTTGACAAAGGTTATTACAGATATAAGGATTACGAAGATGGTAAATAACATTTATAGTAAAGAACAAATACAAAGAGTGCTTAGTGGTGCAGGTATTGATGTTGAAGCAGAGTTTGGCAATGATTACATAATCTATTGTCCATATCATAATAACACTAGAACTCCTGCTGCCGAAGTTGCAAAAGATAGTGGATTGTTTTTTTGTTTTGGATGTCAAACAACTAAAAACCTTGAAGAATTTATCATGTTTGTAACTGGTAGAACTTATTTTGAAGCAGCACGGTATATAAAAAGCAAACAAACAGAAACTAATATTGAGAGTGTAATTAATAAAGCAATGTATGCTCCACCAGATTTTGTTCAGTATGACGAGGTGTTAATTAAAAGATTAAATAATCAGGCTCTAGAGTCTCCAAGAGCAATGAGATATTATGCTGGAAGATACATAACAGAAGATTCAGTTAAAAAATTTGGACTTGGCTATTCAGAAAAACAAGATATGTTGACTATACCAGTTCACTCTCCAGATGGATTAACACTTGGCTTTGTTGGTCGATCTGTAGAAGGTAAAGAGTTTAAAAATACTCCAGGACTTCCAAAAGGTAAAATATTGTTTAACTTACACAGGATTAAAGCATCCAGTATTGTGTATGTAGTTGAATCATCTTTTGATGCTATAAGGCTAGACCAAGTAGGATTCCCAGCAGTGGCAACTCTGGGGGCTAACGTATCTGCATCACAGATCAAACTGTTAGCAAAATACTTCAACAATGTTGTTCTTGTTGCAGACAATGACGAGGCTGGTTCAATAATGAAAGATAAGTTAATTGAAAAACTTGGCTCATTAGTGACCGTAATAAACATAGATAAAAAATATAAAGATATAGGCGATATGGATGATGAGGCAATTCGAAGCATAGAGTTTCAATTTGACAAATCTATATCAACTATGTTAAACTAATATAACAAACGAAGGAGAATATATGAGCGTAGTAAAGGGACTAAAAAATATAAATGCCCTGCTCGAAAAACCAAAATATGATGAAAACTCTCCAAAGGTAAGATGGTTAAAAATTGCCGATGGACAAGCAGTAAAAATCCGTTTCATTGAAGAACTAGATGAAGACTCTGCAAATTATAATGCAGACCGTGGTCTTGCTCTAGTCGTTAAGGAACATACAAATCCAAAAGACTACAAGCGCAAGGCTGTAGACACAATGGAATCAGAAGGTCGTGACTGGGCAGAAGAAATGCATCGCAAAGATGTAAAGGCTGGCTGGAGAGCACGTCTTCGTTTCTATTGCAATGTTTTAGTCGACGATGGCATTGAAGCACCGTATGTGGCTATTTGGTCAATGGGTGTTAGCAAGCAATCAGCATTTAATACAATTCGTGAGTATGCACTTGAAACAGGTAGCATCTCAAACGTAGTCTGGAAAGTAAAGCGAAATGGTCAGGGTACTGAAACAAGTTACACAACCATTCCAGGTGCACCAGATACAGAACCATTTGACTGGTCAGCATTTAAGCCTTATCCTCTTGAGTTAGCATTAAAGAAAATTCCTTATGCTGAACAAGAAGCATTCTACTTAGGCTTTGACGGTCCAACAACTTCATCTGCTACCAACGTAGACTGGTAATAGATGAACTATGTAGGCTTACATGTTCATACTCACTACTCCCTATTTGACGGCATAGCAACTCCACAAGAGTATGTAGACCGTGCTAGCAAGTTGGGTATGAACGCTCTTGCAATTACAGATCACGGTACACTTTCTGGTCACAGAGAGTTGTATCGTGCTGCAAAAGAAAAGGGTATTAAGCCAATCCTTGGTTTAGAAGGATACATGTGTGCAGATATATCTGATAAAAGAGATAAGTCTGAAAGAGAAGGTCAACAAGATCTTGTCTATAACCACATTGTCCTTCTAGCCAAGAACCAAAAAGGTTTGGAAAACCTTAACAAGATTAGTGAAATTGCATGGACAGATGGGTTTTTTAAAAAACCAAGGTTTGACTTTGAGATTCTTAAAAAGTATAAAGAAGGAATTATTGTAACCTCTGCTTGTCCTAGTAGCGTTATTGTTAAAGCACTGGAAGAGCAAGAGTTTGCAATTGCTAAAAAGAACATTAACTGGTTTAAAGATAACTTTGGTAGCGATTACTATATTGAGGTTATGCCACACAACACACCAGAAATAAATAAATATCTTATTGAACTTGCTGATGAGTTTGATATAAAGGTTGTTGTTACACCAGACTGTCATCATTCAGATACATTGCAAAAAGAAATACAAGAATTTAAGTTAATTTTAAATACACATGGAAAAATAAACAAAGAAGCAACATACGAAAAGTCTAAAAAGAAAACAGATATGATGGAAAGACTTGACTATTTATACGGAGAAGACCGCCAAATAACATTTAATAAATTTGATATCCATCTATTATCTTATGAAGAAATTAAGGCAGCAATGGAACTGCAGGGTATTGATCGACCAGACATATACTCAAACACAATACTTTTAGCAGATACAGTAGAAGACTATGACATTAAAGATGGGCTAAATCTTTTACCAGTTCAATATAAAAACCCAGATCAAGAGTTAGCAAACTTAGCGTTTGCAGGACTTGAAAAATATCGGCTTACCGACAACTGGCTTGGAAATGATATTTATGAACAAAGACTTGACGAAGAGTTAGAAATTATTCGTAATAAAAAATTTGCACCATATTTTCTTGTAGTAAGCAATATGATTAATTGGGCTAAGAAAGAAGGTGTTTTAGTTGGTCCAGGTCGTGGATCATCTGCTGGTTCTTTAGTTTGTTATTTACTTGGTATTACAACAATTGATCCAATAGAACATGGTCTTTTGTTTTTCCGTTTTATTAATCCAGAACGTAACGACTTTCCTGATATCGATACGGACATTCAAGATACTCGTCGTGATGAAGTAAAAGATTATTTAGTTAGACAGTATAGACACGTAGCATCTATTGCTACATTCCTTGAGTTTAAAGATAAAGGTGTTGTAAGAGATGTTGCACGAGTTTTAGATATACCATTAACAGATGTTAACAAAGTATTAAAGTTAGTCGATACTTGGGATGAATATTGTACCTCTAAAACTACACTGTGGTTTAGAGAAAAATATCCAGAGGTGGAGATTTATGGAGAACAATTACGTGGTCGTATTAGAGGTACTGGCATTCATGCTGCTGGTGTGGTTACTAGTAAGGATCCAATATTTAGGTATGCGCCATTGGAAACTCGCTCTTCTCCTGGATCCGATGATCGCATTCCTGTGGTTGGTGTTGATATGGAAGAGGCTGAAAAGATTGGTCTTATTAAAATTGACGCATTAGGTCTTAAAACTTTAAGCGTAGTAAAAGATGCTATTGATATGATTAAACAAAATCACTACAAAGACATCGATCTTTTATCAATTGATATGGCAGATCCCAAAGTATATGAGATGCTTTCAGACGGGTATACAAAAGGTGTATTCCAGTGTGAAGCAACACCATATACAAACCTCTTAGTAAAAATGGGAGTAAAGAACTTTAATGAGTTGGCAGCATCAAATGCTTTAGTTCGTCCAGGTGCTATGAATACTATTGGTAAAGACTATATTGCTCGTAAGCATGGTAAGCAGAATGTTTCCTATACCCACCAAATTATGAAAGAATTCACAGATGATACATATGGGTGTATCCTGTATCAAGAGCAAGTTATGCAGGCTTGTGTTCACCTAGGTGGAATGTCAATGTCTGATGCTGACAAGGTACGTAAAATTATTGGAAAGAAGAAAGATGCAAAAGAGTTCGATATTTATAAAGAACGTTTTATTACTGGCGCTTCTGCCTATATTGCTCCCAATCAGGCTCGTGATCTATGGCATGACTTTGAGGCGCATGCGGGATACTCGTTCAACAAGTCTCATGCGGTTGCTTACTCTACGCTCTCGTATTGGACGGCGTGGTTAAAATACTACTATCCACTTGAGTTTATGTTTGCCCTTCTTAAAAATGAGAAGGATAAAGACGGTAGAACAGAATATCTAATTGAAGCAAAACGTATGGGCATATCAGTTAAACTACCTCATATAAATGATTCAGATCTTGATTTTAAAATTGAAGGTAAGGGCATAAGGTTTGGGCTAACAGGAATTAAGTTTATTTCTAATAACATTGCTGAAAAATATATTGCTGCTCGTCCATTTAAAACATACAAAGAACTTGAAGAATTTACCTTTACAAAAGGTAATGGCGTAAACAGTAGAGCGCTTAACGCTCTTAGACTTATTGGTGCAGCAACCTTTGCCGATAATGAAAGAAACGATAGTGAGATTAAAGAAAATATTTATGAATACTTAAATTTACCAGAGTTTAACATAACAATTCCCTCACACTATTATGCATTTATTCAAGACGTTGATTCATTTGAAGAAAAGGGATCATACATTTTAATGGGTATGGTTAAAACAATTAAACGAGGAAAGGGATGGTCACGAATTGAAATTCTTGACAAAACTGGGAGTGTTGGTATATTTGATGAAGAAGCAACGACTATTGAGACGGGTCGTACTTATTTGGTTCTTGCTAATGATAATCGGATTGTCTCTGCAATTCCTGTTGATGAAATAAAAGAATCTTCAAATGCACTTGTTAAGTTTTTAGGTTACAAACAATTACCATATAGTGAAGAAGAAATGTTTGTAGTTTCTTTTAAACCAAGAATTACAAAGGCTGGAAAGAAAATGGCTTCTTTAACTTTAGCAGATACGGCTAGAGACTTACACTCTGTTACAGTATTTCCTACTGCATTTCCTAAAGCATATATGCATATTGAAGAAGGTAAATCGTATAAATTTAGTTTTGGTAAAACCAAAGATGGAACCGTTATAATGGAGGATGTAAATGTCAGTTAGTGTAGAAGATGTATTATCTCAATTAGATCCAAGACTTAGAAAACGACTTGGAACTGGCGAAGGTATTAGTTTTGATTATCAACCAACACCAAGTTTTGGATTAAACCGTGCCCTAGGCGGTGGACTACCATACGGTAGACAAGTCCTGGTATGGGGAAGTAAGTCATCGGCTAAGTCATCTATGTGTTTACAGATGATTGCTTTGGCGCAAGCAGAAGGCAAAGTTTGTGCATGGATTGATTCTGAAATGTCATACTCTGAGGATTGGGCAAAGAAATTAGGGGTTGATCCAACAAAATTAATTTACTCTCAAGCAAGAACTATTAGCGATATGGTAGATGTTGGTGTTGGACTTATAAATGCTGGAGTGGATTTAATTGTCATTGACTCTATTACTTCTATGCTTCCTGCTATATATTTTGAAAAAGATACAGATGAAATGAAGGCTTTAGAAAATACAAAACAGATTGGAGCGGAGTCTCGTGATTTTAGTAACGCTTGGAAAATGCTTAATTATGCAAATAATAAAGTTAAGCCAACTCTTTTGGTTCTTATTAGTCAAAGCCGTAACAATATTAGTGCTATGTATACTAGCCAGCAGCCTTCTGGTGGGCAGGCTACTAAATTCTATTCATCTTGTGTTATCAAGTTATTTTCCTCTGAGTCCGACAATCAGGCTATCAAAGGTAAGATTAAGGTTGGCGATAAACTCATTGAAGAAAAGATTGGTAGAAAGATTCGTTGGGAGTTACAATTTTCTAAAACGTCTCCTGGATTCCAATCTGGGGAATACGATTTCTATTTCCGTGGAGATAATATTGGCATTGACGCTATTGGTGATCTTGTTGATACGGCTGAGTCAGTTGGTCTATTAAAAAGAACTGGAGCCTGGTATCAATTAGATGACGGTACAAAGGTACAAGGAAGAGAAGGAATTATTAATAGAATAAAAGAAGATTTAGACTTACAACAACAATTAAGGACTAAACTAAGTAATGTCTAACAATTTTACAATATATCCAGGCAAGTTTCCATGCAAAACTTGTCAAGAAGAAGTTAATTCTTTAAGGTATTGGAGAGAAACTGGTGATGCAACCTGGATGTGTTCTAAAAAACATATATCTAAAGTTGGGTTAATTCCACCAAAAAGAAAAAAGAAAGACTTTGCTAATGAGTGAAAAAAGCGAGTCTAAAAGAATTGGGGCTAAACAACATAAAAACTCTGGTCGTAATAATAAAAAAGGCGATGCAACTTGGAGAAATTTTATAGTTGATTTTAAAGAAGTTGGAAAATCTTTTACATTAAATAAAGATGTATGGGCTAAGGCTGTTACTGATTCAATAAAGTCGGGGATTGATAAGTCTCCAGCAATTGTTGTAATACTTGGAGAAGGTAATACAAAGGTAAGGCTTGCTATAATTGAAATGGATCTTTTAGAACAACTAACGGAGGGTAAGTAAAATGATAGAGCAAGTTAAACAAACAGGAACAACTATAGATATGGTCAATGGTTTGACTGAGATTGCTGACTATATGAATGACGAAGAGTTAACAACCGCCTTAACAATGATTGCTAAATTAATCATTAAACCAGATGTTCCGTTTAATGTTGCTACTGTTGAAATTGTAAGACTTCAGGCAATTGCAGCAAAGATGTCATTCAAGGCAACCTGGATGGCTAATGTAGATAAAGGCGATAGGGCAAAGAAAAACATATATTTCACGGCAGCAGAATCAATTAACAACTTAGTGTCAGCACTTAAATACATAATACGCTAACCTGGTATACTTATATAAACAAAGGATAAAAATGAGTAAAAACTTACTAAAACAAATTATGATTAAAACAGATGAACCAAAACATAACGAAGATATTGGGTATACAGAAGGATTAGTAGACGCTATTCAACAAGGATATGTAGCAGATATTAAACCAAAGTTTACTAAGAAATATTCTTTTTCTCCATCAACACTTACTTATGGTGCTGGAGAGTGTGCAAGGTTTTGGTATCTTGCTTTTGATGGCGCAGTGTTTTATGATAATGCTGACCCATATGGTGTAGCAAATAGGACAAGTGGTTCTTTAAGCCATGATCGAATTCAAGATGCAATGATTAAAGCAGATATCTTAGATAAAAATATGGAGTTTGAAACAGAGCGTAAATATGGCAAACAAAAACATCCAGCATTAGAGTTTACAGTTAAGGTAGATGATCCTCCTATCTTTGGCTATGGAGATGTAATGCTTGACTATAAAGGTGAATCAATTCTTGGTGAAATTAAAACAATGCCAAACGATGGATTTGAATATAAAAAAGCAAATAGAAAAGCAAAAGGCAAACACCTTATGCAATTACTAATGTATATGAAGGTATTAAAAAAAGATAAAGGTGTTTTAATTTATGAAAATAAAAATAATCATGAATTATTAACTTTGCCAGTATTAGTAAATGATGAATATCGTAACTGGGTTAATTACGCTTTTGACTGGATGAAACAAGTTCGCAAGGCTTGGACAGATAGAGATATTCCAGTAAAAACATATAGAGCAAACTCAAAAATTTGTAAAGTTTGTCCTATCCAAAAAGCCTGTGCAGAGGCAGAAGTAGGGGTTTTAAAAATTAAACCTCTTGAGGAATTAAGTGAAACTATGTGATCGATGTGATAAGGCATTTAATCCCAAAGTAAGTTATCAAATTTACTGCGGGATTGAGTGTAGAGACATTGCAACAAAAGATAAAATTGTGCAACGCTACCACATAACTCGTAGACAAAAAAGAATTGGCAAGGTAAGAAGATGCCTTGGTGGTTGTGGCGTAGACCTATCAATTTATAACGACTCTGGATTTTGTTCAAATTGTAATGTAAGTAAAAAAAATGTTGATAAAATGTTAAAACAAATAAAGGGATTTTTTGATTATGAACAAGACTAAATGGGGTGCAGCAGTGGAACCAAATAAAATATGTGCCATTGATGCTAGTACTAACAGTCTTGCTTTTGCGTTATTTGAAAATAAAAAACTTGGGACTATTGGAAAAATAAAATTTGAAGGTAATACTAATTATGAAAAAGTAATGGACGCTTGTGCTAAAACAAAAGCATTTTTTGAATACTCTGGTGGATTTGAAGCAATAGTAATTGAACACACAGTCTTTATGAATAGTCCTAAGACTGCTGCAGATCTTGCATTGGTTCAAGGTGCACTGCTTGGTGCAGCAGGGCTAACTGGAACAAAACAAATAGGAACCGTAGCCCCAATTACCTGGCAAAACTATTTAGGAAATAAAAAATTAAGTAAAGAAGAACAACTAGAAATTAGATTAAAAAATCCTGGAAAATCAATCTCTTGGTATAAAACATTTGAACGGCAGATAAGAAAAGAAAGGACAATGAAATTAATTGAAATCAACTATGATAAAATCATTAACGATAATGACGTTGCTGACGCTTGTGGTATCGGTCACTGGGCTATTAATAATTGGAATAAAGCAGTAGGAGGAATAGAATAATGCCAGAGTTAAATGCAAACATACCTCCCATAGAATGTTATGTGCGTGGAAACTATTTAAGGAATCAGTTAGATAGTCATGATAAGTATTTTCCATGTGTTATATTTGGTGTTGCTAGTATAAAAAGCAGAAGCCCTTTATTTCACATAATGATGGAAGATGGTGGGTTGTGGTGGAGATTACCAATTAGTGCATTTTGTACAAAACCTGGAGTTCCTGAAATAGACTTACACAATTTAGTTTTATGGAACGCTTTTAGTCATCACATATCTGTGACTAAATTTGAAAACCTTACAAACCTTAGAATGTCATACATCGATAGAACAAAAACAATGCATAAAGGTACTTACTTGTTTACTCTTGATTGGCATAACCCAGATAACAACGTAATAGATGATGGATACTCTGAGAGTCCTTCTGAACATAAATGTGGACATGTAATACAAAGAGATGATGGAAACTTTGCTATTCAACCTAACAACAGAGTTCGCATATACGAACCTTCTTTTACTTTAAAAAAGGACTATGTCATAGATAGAATAATTAATGATTATAAGTGGGACGTAGAAAATCAAGACAAGTGGACCTTAGAAGACAGTGATAGGTTTAATTATGATATTAATGAGACTGAGGTTGACAAATAATCTTATGACTGGTAAACTATATACAAGCGAGGTTTGGCTTCGTAAGAGATATCTTATAGATAAAAAATCTCCACAAGACATTGCCAAGGAGTGTGGGGCAAGCATAGAAACAATCTATGTATACCTTGCAAAATTTGGATTAAGGAAATCAAAACGATGAGTAATAATTTAAACATTACGGTTGATCAAGTCAACCATCCTTTACACTACACGACTGATCCTAGTGGGGTTGAGTGTATACAAATTACACGTCACCGCAATTTTAATATTGGAAATGCCTTTAAGTATTTGTGGAGAGCAGGACTTAAAGATGAACAAAAAACAATCCAAGATTTAGAAAAAGCAATTTTTTATATTAAAGATGAGATTAATCGTTTAGAAGGAAAATATCATGTCAACTGAAACAGAATTGGTTCAACATTTAGATGAAGTAAACAAAGTAGTTACAGAATATTTAAAGGGTCAAGACCCAACAAAAATATCTAAAGAACTAGACATGCCTAGAACTCGTGTTGTTGCATTAATTAATGAGTGGAAAGTTATGGCATCTGCTAATGATGCAATTCGTGCACGGGCTAAAGAAGCCCTTGCTGGAGCAGACACACACTATAGCAAACTTATTACAAAGGCTTATGAGGTTATTGATGAATCAAGTATGACAAATAACCTTAGTGCAAAGACTCAGGCTATCAAACTTGTTATGGATATTGAAAAATCTAGAATTGAAATGCTTCAAAAGGCTGGTTTGTTAGAAAATAAAGAACTTGCCGAAGAGATGGTTCAAATTGAAAGACGACAAGAAGTCCTTGTTGAAATACTTAGAGAGATTGCTTCTACGCATCCAGAAGTTCGTGATTTAATTATGCACAGACTTTCACAAATTGCAAAAGAAGGCGAAGTGATTACGATTGTCCAAGATGTTTAATGATTTTTTAGATGTACTAAAAGAAAATCAGTTTGATGAAAAACCAGTAGATGTTAAAACATTTGTTGAGTCATCTGACTATCTTGGTCAACCAACCTTGTCAGCAATCCAGTATGACATAGTTGAAGCAATGAGTCAGATATACAAGAAAGAAGATTTACAAGAACTTTATGGGTCTGTAGAAGGGGCTAGATACTATGACAAATATACAAAAAACGAAATCATATTACAGTTGGGGAAGGGTAGCGGTAAAGATTTTACTTCCACTGTTGCTTGTGCTTACATTGTTTATAAGTTACTTTGTCTCAAAGACCCCGCAAGATACTTCGGAAAACCAAGCGGGGATGCGATAGATTTAATTAACGTTGCCATTAACGCACAACAGGCTAAGAACGTTTTCTTTAAAGGTTTTAAAACAAAAATTGAAAAATCTCCTTGGTTTGCAGGTAAGTATAATGCTAAGGCTGATAGTGTTGAGTTTGATAAATCAATCACTGTCTACTCTGGGCACTCAGAAAGAGAATCTCATGAAGGTTTAAACTTGTTGCTTGCAGTACTTGATGAAATTTCTGGATTTGCTTCTGAGGTTGGAACTGGTAATGAACAAGGTAAGACTGCAGAAAATATTTATAAAGCATTTCGTGGATCGGTAGACTCTCGTTTTCCAGATCTTGGTAAGGTTGTTCTTCTTTCATTCCCTCGTTATCAAGGTGACTTTATTTCAAAACGGTATGAAGATGTAATTATGGAAAAAGAATCAATAGAAAAAAAACATACTTTTATTATGAATGAAGACTTACCACATAATGACCCAAACAATCAATTTGAAATTACATGGGAAGAAGATCAAATTATTTCCTACAAAGTTCCAAGGGTATTAGCATTTAAAAGACCTACATGGGAAGTAAATCCAACAAGAAAGATAGATGATTTTAAACTAGCATTTTATACAGACCTTGGTGATGCTATGATGCGTTTTGCATGTGTCCCAACGTATGCCTCAGATGCCTTCTTTAAACAAAAAGAAAAGTTAGAAAAATGTATGAATACAAGAAATCCAATAGATTCGTTTAAAAGGTTTGAAGAAACATTTAAACCAGATCCAGAAAAAATGTATTATATCCATGCTGACCTTGCACAAAAACATGACAAGTGTGCTGTTGCTATTGCACATGTTGATAAATGGGTTAACATTCAAGTTATTAAAGATTATGAGCAGGTAGCCCCTATAGTTGTTGTTGACGCTGTTGTGTGGTGGGAACCAAGATCAGAAGGTCCAGTTAATTTATCTGAAGTAAAACAATGGATAATTAATTTACGCAGAGAAGGATTTAATATTGGCATGGTTTCTTTTGACCGCTGGCAATCATTTGATATTCAAAATGAACTACAGGCTGTTGGTATTAGAACAGAAACTGTTTCAGTTGCCAAAAAACATTATGAAGATTTAGCAATGATGATTTATGAAGAGCGAGTAGCAATTCCTATGATTCCATTATTGTTGGAAGAAATGTCAGAATTAAAAATTATGAAGGGCAACAAAGTAGATCACCCTCGTAAAAAATCCAAGGACTTAGCGGATGCGGTCTGCGGAGCGGTATTTGGGGCAATATCTCATACCCCAAAGAATAATAATACAGAAATTGAGGTCCATACCTGGAGTTCTGCAACTCGACTTGCAGAAAAACAGCAACGTATGGTAGAATTAGATAATCGGGAAATGCCTAACGATGTTAAGGATTTTCTAGATAATTTAAACTTAATATAAACTAACAAGGAGAATAATGAATTCATTTAAGAAACTTGCCACAGTCTTGGCTGCAGCCTTGACACTTGGCGTGATGTCGGCACTTCCGACACAGGCTACAGTATATGCTGACGTTGTCACCATTGATGCCGTAGCAGATACAATTAATCCTGGTGAGACTGCAACAGCAGTAGTATCAGTATCATTTTTGGGAACAAGTATTGGAGATACCGTTTCGGTAATATCTGCAGTACTATCTGCCCCATCTACTGCTAGCGTTCCACAGTTTGCCGTTACAGAAACATCTAGCGCAACAGTGGCACTATCAGCAGACACAAAAACAGCAGCAGTATCTCCAGCAACTAATACTTCTGGTTATGTTACTGCAAAGTTGACATCATCATTTTATGTGCCTACCGTCGCTGGATCATATGTAGTTAGATTTATTCCTACATTGACTAGCGCATCTGGTTCAGTTACATCTGCTGCCATTACATGGACAGTTACTGTTACCGCTCCAGACCTTAAGGCATCAACTGCTTATACAACATCTTTTATTAATACTGGAGAAACAATTTCAGCAACAACAGATGCTACTGTATATGCTTCAAAGACAGTCTCATCTGATGCAGCAGCAGTTATTGTTTTAACTCAAAAGAATGCTGTTAATGCTTCTGCTTCAGAATCTGTTACAGCAACAATTTCAGGAGCGGGTATGTTGGGGTATGGTACAAACCATACAACAATTAACGGTCTTGGTAGATCATTAGTTGTACCTGCAGGAAACTACATTGGAGTATTCTCTGATGGAACATCTGGAGTAGGAACAATTACACTTACTTCACAGTCTGGAGCATTATTAGCAACAGAGAAAGTAACATTTTATGGTGACATTGCCAAAGTTGTTACAACTGTAAAGAAGCCAGCAATTGCTGTAGGTTCTAACGCAGACGCAATTTCTGCCGTAGCATATGATGCTGCTGGCGTAGTTGTAGGAGCAGGAACACTAACAGTTACTTCAAATGATCTTACAGTAATCAGCAACTCAGCAACAACTGCTTCTATCTCTAATGGTGCAGCGTTGTTTTCTTTGGCTGGTGTTAAGACTGGTTCAGTAGGTGTAGTAGTAAAGAGTGGAACAATCTCTGCAGACACAGTTACTGTGCGTGTAGAGGCTGCCGTTGCTTCTATTAAGTTGGCTTTTGATAAAGCAAACTATGTAGCAGGAGAGCAAGCCACAATTACTCTTTCACCAGTTGATGCAACAGGTGCCGTATTGTCTGGAAAGACATATGCTAGCCTACTTGCTTCTACAGGAATTACTACAAGTTATTCCTTTGGTGGATCAAGCGATACCATTACTGCAACATCTATTACAACTGACGCAAATGGTGTAAAAACTTACAAAGTTTATATGCCATTATCTGCAGGAGCAGTTACTATCAGCGCAACTGGTGGAACTGATTTACCAGCAGCAGGTCAAGTAAAGGTGTCAGCATCTGCAACAGTAACTGATTCAGCATCACAAGCACTTGCTGCTGTGGCTGCATTAACTGTAACCGTTGCACAACTTAAGACATTAATCACAACCTTGACTAATCTTGTATTAAAGATTCAGAAAAAGGTTAAGGCTTAACAACTCCTTATAAAAATTGAGGGTAGATTAATTTCTACCCTCTTTTTTATTGCATAAAAATGGTATAATTACTAATATAATTACACATTGGAGAGCCTTATAATTGACTAACCTTAAACGAAGACTAGTATTAGCCTTTGGGGTAGGGTTGTGTTTAACAATTTTTGGGATAATGGCTCCTGATCGTGCCCATGCTACAGAAAATCAAGAACAAGTTGTTGTAAGTCCCGCTCAACAAGCAGTTAATACAGCCCTTGCAACAGCCACTACAGAGGTTCAACAGGCTATTACAGCCACAGATACTGCCACTGCCACCATAGCCGTAGCAGTTTCTGAAAGAGTAGAGGCTCAGGCAGCGGTAGATACAGTAACAGCCACAATAGCAGTAGCACAATCAAATGTAGCCTTAGTAGACACAGCAACAGCCACAATTAGTTCTGTAGATTTATCTGTTACACCAATAGATCAAAGTTCTCAAATAGTTATAGATGCAAAAAATACAATTACAACAGCACAAACCTCCATAAATAATATTGACACATTAACTGCACAGGTACAAATATCTGAAGCCGTTGCAGCAAAAACAACAGCAACAACAGCACAAGCCACCGCACAAACCGAACTAACTCAAGCCAACATTGCAATTGATAATGCTCAAACAGCAGTAAATAATTTACAAGCCACCATTGGAACTAGCACTAATGTTCTTGCTGGCGTAGACGATGCTGGCGTTAAAATGAATCTTCCATTCGGAATGCAAATGGGTGGAACTTTATATAACAATGTATTTGTTGGGTCTAATGCAACCATAACATTTGGTGTTAACGAAGGTCCTAATTATTATTCTACTCCAAGTGCACCATCCGTATCTATTGCTGGCTGGGACTGGACAACTTGGAGCACAGGAACTGGAATTACATATGCAACTACTGGAACAAGTTTAGATATTGCATGGGACCTTCGCCCTTATCCACAACAAGATGCTTCAACACAAATGGTTCAAGTAAGATTTAATGCTGATGTGAATCCCAATGATGGTGCTTGGATGGCAACTGTTAGTGCTAATGGACCAATACCTAATGGAGCAAGATTTAATTATAGAGAAACTACAAATGGAAATGTAAATAATATTGAGGATATAAATTCTGGGTCAGGATTCAACGGACAAATAAGTCAAGGTGCAGCATTTACTCCATATGTAGACCCAAATACTTCAACAATTCAAGCAGCAGTAGATTCTGCAAATGCTACAATTGCACAGTTAAACTCAAGTCTTACTCCAGTAGTTGCTCAAAATACTACAAACACATCAGCAATAAATGCTATTAATACAACATCTTTAACTAATGCCGTAAACTCAGCGGTATCTAGTAAAACAAACTTACAAACACAATTAAATACAAATGCTCAAGAGTTAATTACAGCAATTAATACTCATATTCCTACTCCAGCCCCAGTGTTATCAGAACCAGTAATTGAAGGAACGACAGTTGTTATTACGCCTGAATTGCCAGAAGGATACACAGCCAATACTTGGTTTTATCAAGTAATAACGAATGATCCAGATGCAGAAAACCCATATGAAGGTGGAACATATAATACAACTGGTGCTCCAGAATCTATTGAATTAACTGGTTTGACAGAAGGCTCTACCTATACTGTTAGAGTTGCTAACTGGTCTGGACCTGTAAGTGAGTATACAGAGGTTGTTATTTCTATACCCGCACCAGAAGAAATTATTATAGCCCCAGCCCCAGAGCCAGTTTTTATTTATGCGCCTGAACAAACCTTACCAGACGAGACCATTCCAACTGAAGAGGAGAATACAGAAACAGAAGAGATTCCTGTAGAGGAAATTCCTGTGGAAGAAATCCCTGTTGAAGAAGTGCCTTCTGAAGAAACTGAATCTCCCGAAACGGATACACCTGAATTTGATGAATCTTCATCCAACGATGAACTAGAAAATATTCTTGAAGAAAATCAGGATTTTTTTGAAGAAATAGCACAAGATAATGATACCTTATCTGTAGAACAAATACAAGACATAGTTAGTGATTTAGTTGCAGATAGTGGTTTAAATGCATCTGAAGTTGCAGAAGTATTAGAGGCAATTGCTCAGGGCGGAGAGGTATCTGAAGAAGTTGCTGCAGAAGTTTCATCTGTATTATCAGAGGGCGGACTAACAGAATCAGAAGCAGATTTTATTACAGAAATGCTTTCTGCAGATGGAGAAATAACAACTGCAGAAGTTGTTAATTTGTCAGAGGCATTAAACGAAGACGGTAAGTTTACTTTAGTAGAAAAAGATTTAGTTGCAGACGTATTAGTATCATCAGCAGAGGGAGCACCAGTAACTGCTGCAAACATAGAATCGGCGGGACTTGAATATCGTGATCTTCCTCCTACAATTCCAGTAGAAGTAAGAGAAGATGCTAGCGGTAACCCTGTGGTTATTACTGCAGAGGTGGCTTCAGCATTGCTTGTATTAGAAAGTCCAGCAGCATTATTAGATGCGGTTGCTACTTGTTTTAATCCAGATGAAGCAATTGAAGGTTTGACAGAAGAGCAAAAATGTGAGTTAGGTAAAGCCTTACTCAGCATGGGTGCTGACATGTCTATACCAGAACGTGAAAAAGCAGAAGATATTGTAGTTGTAACAATTATTGCTGGTCAATTAATTGTTGCTACTGCACCTAGAAGAAGGAGATAAAATGAAAAAGTTAAAACAATGGGGTATGGCAGCCCTAAATGAGAACTTTACATTCCTGGGCTTCTTTGTAGCATGGGTGGTTTTAGAGGGCAGCGCAAAGACGGTAGTAGGGTATGTAACCCTAGCATCGGTAGCCATATGGTTTGCAACCATAGGAATTCGTAAAGAAGACGAATAAGTTTGATATAATGGGAGTATGTTAAAATTACGCATACTCCTACTATCAAGCATCCTAGCATTAGGATTGTCTGGTTGTGGATATGATGGTCACTATAGATACCCATGCCAAAACCCAACAAACTGGGAATCAGCAGAATGCAAACCACCAATTTGTACTGCTAACGGAGCATGTCCAGAAGACTTAACACAACTAGAAAAGGTGGAGGGAACACAGAATGGCTAAAGAAAGATTAACTCCTCAAGAGTTAGATGCAAGATTAAAGTTTATCCTAGGAATTACTTTAGGATCAATTTTATTTATAACTGCAACAGGAATTATGTATGCTCTTATATTTGTTACACAACCGATTACAGGACAATCAGAAAACGATAAAATGTTTTTTAACGTTCTTGGTAGCGTAGCAACATTTATTACAGGAACACTTGCTGGTCTTCTTATAGGATCATCTGGCGCTAAAGATGTTATGGCAGCACAGATTGCAAACAAAGAGGTTGATGCCAAAAATACAATGGCAGATAAAAAACTTGAATCAGAAATTGATGATGCTAAAGCACGTAGACTAAACAAGCCTGATGGAGCAATGCCAGAGGAACAACCTGTTGACGCAAATTGGGATAAATAATAATGGCGGAGCAAGGTACAGCAGCCCGTCTTATTGAAGTTGCTACTGCAGAAGTAGGAACTGTTGAAGGTCCTAAAGATAATGAAACCAAGTATGGTAAGTTTACTAAAGCAGACTTCCAACCATGGTGCGGATCATTTGTTAATTGGTGTGGCAATGAGGCTGGAGTAAAAATTCCAAATACCGTCTATACTCCTGGTGGCGCACAAGCATTTAAAAAAGCAAACTCATGGATTGACGGAGACTTAGCAGATCCAGAGCCAGGAGACATTGCATACTTTGATTTTCCATCTGACGGGGTAGATAGAATTAGTCACGTAGCAATAGTAGTAGCAGACAATGGGGATGGAACAGTTTGGTGTGTTGAAGGTAACACTTCTGGAGATCCTAAAGGTAGCCAACGTAATGGTGGAGAGGTTTGTAAAAAACTTCGTGCTTTTAAGAAAAATAAAAAAGGAATTATGGTTTCTATTGTAGGGTTTGGCAGACCTAAGTTTGGCTCTGCGCCTGCAGGTACTGCTAAAAAGGCTGCGGCTAAGCCTAAAACATGCTCAGCATGTGGTCAAATCATTAAATAAAGGTGTTTGACTAAGCAATAATCATTTGCTATACTTAAAGGGTATACTCTGAGGGGATTTTCTATATGACAGTCTTGGCTGTAGTTCGTCATGAAAATAAAATCTACATGGCTGGTGATCGTGGTGCCTCAGACGATAACACCATCCTTTCATTAACCTCTCCAAAAGTTTGGAAACTTGGTCCATATTTAATTGGATATGCTGGAGCGCTAGATGGTGAACGTATTCGTTATAATTTTAATCCATATGTTCCAGATATAAAAGATTTAGATAAGTTTATGCAAACTAAGTTTATTAAACAACTTAGAGATTTTTATAATAACTGGTGGGTAGATACTACTAAAGAAGGTGATTTAGGTCTTATTATTTGTGTTAAAGGTCAAATATATGAACACAATGCTATTGATATGTCTTTATCTAAATATAATTTAGATTATTTAGCAATGGGTTCAGGTGCAGAATACGCTTACGGATATTTAAATGCTACAGAAAAATCTAAGGATCCTCGCAAAAGAGTTGTTGGAGCGGTAAATGCAGCAATAAAATTTAGTCCATCTTGCATGGGTCCAGTTGACGTGGTAAACATTTAAGGGTATAATTTATATATGGCAAACTTTGACGATATATTAAAAGATTTACAAGATGAGTCATCAAGTCTTGATGAGTTTGAGATTTGGTTAACTAACGGAATTGAGCGGGGCTGGGTAACAGAACCGTTTTGCAACACTCATGAAGGAGATCCTTATATGAGTGATGAAGAAGCACAAGAATGGGAAGAGGGCGGAGACCCTTGTCAAGTAGTAATTAAAATAAATAACAACTAATAAAAGGGGTAAAATGAAAAAAATAGTGGTGGGAATTATAACTGTATTAGGTTTAACATTAATTCAATCACCTGCACATGCAGAGGTTTGTTCTACTGGAACTATTACCGTTTCTGGTATTAATACTTTTGGTCAACTTCCATGTACAGATCCTGGAACTGAGATTAATGTAACCGTTCGTGGTTTACATGATTATGGAGTTTCTGGTGGATTAACTGCCTATTGCTCATTTAATTACGTAAGGAGAAATTTAGGTACAGTTGAAAAACCTAATTGGTCAGCATCTACAAATACTGTTTGTGATCCAAAACCAACTCCTCCTGCACCAACTCCTACGCCAGTGCCTACGCCAACTCCTACGCCAGTGCCTACGCCAACTCCTACGCCAGTGCCTACGCCAGTGCCAAGTGTTGAAACTAGGACGGTATCAACAGGTACATCGTCAACTTCATCAACAACTACAACTAATAACAATACAACAACCAATCAATTAAATGGTTATGCAGTAGTACATCCTACTGGATATGTATGTGGAGTTATTGTTGGTGGCTCATACTTTGCAGGAAATGATAAAACTATGACATCAGAGTATATGGGTTGTCCAGTAGGTAGTAAAATAATTTCACAAACAAACGCATCTCCAGAAGGAAATGTTGCTGGATGGCATGGTCAAAATGTAACATATAATCAAAATCAATTTGCAATCAAAAATGATTCTGGAACTGTTACAACTACTATTCAAAATGGAGTAGCAACAGATTTGAACGGTAGAACTTGGGATACTGGTTCAGGTGCTTGTATTAGTCAATGTACTACAACAAGTATTTCTGATACAACTACTGCAACTACTGATACTTCAACTGCTCAGTTAAGATCTTTTAATGCGGGTGAAGTTATTACTACAGAAAGTAAAGTTTTAGCACTTATTAAAAGTTATTTAGCAAATAATTCTTATAGTTCTGTATTAAATAGGCTTGGTAGAATTACAAGACAAATAGGTAATTTGTTCTTGTAATAGGCTTTGGGTTGTAACTCAGTTGGCAGAGTGAGGAACTGTTAATTCCTAAGTCGTAGGTTCGAATCCTACCAACCCAGCCAAGCGAATATTGCATAGTGGTAGTGCGTAACCTTGCCAAGGTTAATGTGCGAGTTCGATTCTCGCTATTCGCTCTCTGTCCCTATCGTCTAGTGGTTAGGACAACACCCTTTCACGGTGTAAACGAGAGTTCAATTCTCTCTAGGGATACGCCTCCTTAACTCAGGGGTAGAGTACCCGCCTTGTAAGCGGGTTGTCGTAGGTTCAAATCCTACAGGAGGCTCAATAAATGGTATAATAGGATTGTATCTGCCTACGGGGGATACATAAACTAACTCGCTGAAAAGGAGAAAAAATGGTAAGTTCGTTTGCATTGGATCTTTTTAAGGATCCATTTTTTATTGGTTTCAATCGTGAATTGGACCGTTTAAGTACAGTACACAATCTAGCAACTCGTCAGGCATATCCGCCATACGATATCTTAAAATTAGACGAAGATACATACAGATTATCTTTGGCTGTTGCTGGATTTTCAAAAACAGATATTAATGTTTCAGTAGATAATGGAACATTAATAATTAAAGGTGAAATAGTAGAAGTAACAGATGCTGAAGTTGTTCATAAGGGAATCGCTGCTCGTAAATTTACTCGCACATTTGCTCTTGGTGAATACATGGAAGTATCTAGTGCTGAACTTAAGGATGGCATGCTTACAGTTAATATTGTTCGTATTGTTCCTGAAGACAAGAAACCTAAAGTAATTAAAATAAAATAAATAAACAACCTAGGCATGTTGTAAAACTGCCTATTATTTGATATACTTAGATATAACTATAGGAGAATTAATGCCAAGATATGATTACAAATGCTCTGTTTGTTCTTCACAAATTGAGTTTGAAAAAAAATTTGATGAAGAAAAATATCCAGTATGCTGTAATCAATCTATGCAAAGACTTTGGAGTGCTCCTACTGCAATTTTTAACGGTAGTGGATTTTATTCAACAGACAATAGAAAGTAGCGATATAATAGTACTATGACAAACATATTAAAAGATCATCCAAGCGTAAAGCCAAAACAATGGGTTTTAGATGCAAAAGATCGTTGTGATACATGCCAAGCACAAGCCTTAGTCAAAGTCAAAGGGGCTTCTGGAGAATTAATGTTTTGTAGTCATCACTACGATAAGATAATGAATAACTCTGAGTCATATGCAAAGATGATGTCTTTCATGTTAGAGGTTCTTGATGAGCGTGAAAAGTTAGTTGAAAATAGAGCGATTGGGGCAGTGTAATGTATGAGTATTTTGTTAGAGAAGTAAAAAGTGTTGTTGATGGAGATACCATTGACGTAATTATTGATTTAGGGTTTGATATTTTATTTTCATCCCGTGTTCGTTTGGCTGGCATCGATACGCCAGAGTCACGTACAACAGACAAGGCTGAAAAGGCTCTTGGTCTTGAGGCTAAAGAATATTTAAAGAAACAGTTAAAGGATGCTAAGTCAGTTGTTATTCGTACAGAAAAAATGAATTCTTCTGAAAAATATGGACGTATTCTTGGTTGGATATATATTAATGGAGAATCAGAGTCTATTAATAATAAAATGATTAATGATGGATATGCTTGGGGATACCTTGGCGAAACCAAAATTAAAGATTTTGAAGTATTAAAAAAGGCTAGAGTAAAGTCTGGCAAATGAAATCAATACTTTACTTTACGGCAGACTGGTGTCAGCCTTGTAAGAAAGTAAAGCCAATTGTTGAAGAATTAAATAGAGAATATTTTCCTGGTATTTTTCAAATAGTTGATGTAGATATAGAAAGTGAAATGGCTAAAACTTTTGAAATTCGTTCTGTGCCAACATTTATTTTATTTAAAGACGGTAAAGAAATTAATAAAATAATTGGATCACAGACCAAACAATCATTATTGGAGTTTATTGGAAATGAATAACGAAGAAGAAAAAATAATTGAAAAACTTATTCTTGATGGTGGATTAGAAACTGTAGGGGTTGACCAAGAAACTGGAGAACTTTTATACTCTTTTACTCCTAAGATTAAAAATCTTATGCCTAATTTATATAATGAGCACATAACAGATGTTAATTCTTGTGTTATGAAATTATGGGAAAAGGGGTTTTTAGAAATAGATTTCTTTGCTTCAGAACCCATTATTACCCTATCTGAAAAAGCCTTTGATCGTGATGCAGTAGAGGGTTTATCTAAAAAAGACAGGTGGAATCTTTTTGAAATCATACGGCTTTTGAATCCTAAAACCTGATATAATCTATATATAGCCTAGGAGGTTTTATGTCAGTAAACGAAGATAAAAATGTGCCAATCTCAAAATCAATGGTAGCAGAGGGTGACTTTGTTATGTTTGTTCATGAGGATGATGGCATTATGGCTGGTCGTATTGAATATGTTATGACTAATCCTGGTTTACTTGGTCTTCCTGGTTCTGAATACTCAATGGAATATGCTGAAGATGACAAACCAGTTATTGTTCGTGCTTATAAAGAAGAAGATGGCGCATGGGAAGAACAGGCATATGTTTTTTATCATCGCATGTCAGAAGTTATAAAAATTGAATCACTATCTGTTTCAGTTGACATGGTTGTAGAAATGGGATCAAATGGAACTGGTATTCCAACAATCCCATCGCAATCTGATATGGAAAACATGTATGCTGTTCAGGTAAGCAAATCCTACAACTCAGATAATGAAGATGAAGACAAGTGGGACAATATGACAAAAGCATGTTGGGTTGGATATGAACAACGTGGCATGAAAGAAAAAGGTGGACGCATGGTTCCTAATTGTGTTCCTGTTAACAAACTAAAAGAAATGGAAAATGAAATGGCAAAAGCAAAACCTAATTATGGAGATTTTATTAAACCACGTAGGGGTGGATCAACACCATCAGATCCTAAACTATATGCAAGAGTTGTGCAAGCAGCAAAAGATAAGTTTGACGTTTATCCGTCTGCAGTAGCAAATTCTTGGGTAGTACAAGAATATAAGCGTCGTGGCGGTACATACAAATCAGAGTCACAATCTACAACAAAAAGTATTTGGGATGGATCTTTTAATCCTTTAAGGTTTGAAAAATAATGACAAAGAAAAAAACAACAGCATTCAATCCTACACAAATAAAAAATGGTAGGATTGTTCGTTTAAGAAAAGACGGTACCATAAAAACAGATCTTGGTCCGTATCCAAAAACAAAGGCAGGGGTAACTAATGGCAAATAAAGAACAAAAAGGTAATGCTAATACAAAAAAAGAGCCTAAGATGACTCTTAAAGAAAAACGTGTTGCTAAACAACAAAAACGGGATAAGAAAAATGGCTGATACATACACTCCTACTTCTGGTATGAAGGCTGCTGCTCGTCGTGCATTGAAGTGGAAAGAAGATGGTAAGGCAACTGGCGCAGGAACTCCAGTAGGCTGGGGTCGTGCAACTGATATTGTAAATGGATCAGCAATGTCTCTTAGTACTGTTAAAAGAATGTTTTCTTTCTTTTCCCGTCACGAAGTAGATAAAAAAGGCAAAGGTTTTTATGATGGTCCAGAGTTCCCTTCTAACGGCAGAATTATGTGGGATGCTTGGGGTGGTGATGCAGGATTTTCATGGAGCCGTGCAATTGTGGAAAGAGAAAAAAAACAAGTAGAAAAGGTTTGGGCAGATAGCCCATTTAATTTAAGGAAGGGGTAAAAAGTGGAGGACTTAACCATTGAAGAAGTAAAACAATTAGTTGTATTTTATAAACAAAAATCTTCAGATCTTGAGTTTAATTTATTGCAAATGCAAATAAAGTTAAATAGGACTATGTCTGTTGAAAATTCAGTAGAAGCAAAACCAGTAATTAAAAAGTAGATTGGTCTGAATAATGCAAGAGTTAATAGTCTTAGGCTTGACATTGGCTCTTGCTTGGTTTATACTTAGAGTAGGTAAAAGAAATAAAGAAAAACCTTTTTCTAGAACTTTGCATAAACAAAGTGATACGCATAGGTTAATGAAATTATTTTTTTCCATGCCTATATCAAATAACCAGCAAAACCTTTCTCAATTGACAAAACATAAAGAAAAGGGTATGATTAAGGTTATTGTTTTAGGCAACGAAGCATATTGGATATCTAATCATATTTTTTATGTTGCAGAGGCTGTAGACGGTGAGGTACAACGCCACACCGCTAAACCAATAGATACTAGTACTTTATCAAAAGGTGACTTAGATAAAATGCTTTTTATATTAGATAGTTTAAGGGATGGAAAAAGAGATGATCGTGGCAGTTCAGGGCACAAGTGAGTTTAATGATTACAACGTATTCATTCGCTCTATGGGTGTTGCCATGTCAAACATGCATAAAGACGATACAGAGTTTGTAATTTACTCTGCTGGTCCTGCTAAAATAAATTCTTTTGTTTCTGAGTTTTCTAATTTATCTGAAAGAGGAATGAAAGCAAGAGGAAAAAAGATTAAATTTTATAAAGTTGCTCCAGTTTGGATGCAAGAAAATTTAGATCAAATTAACTACTTTGCTTTCTTAAGTAAGCCTAATGAAAAAACTTCAAAATTAGTTTCAGAGGCACAGTTAAAAAATGTAGAAGTTGGTATATTTAAATACTAGGGGGTATTTATGTTTATTAGAAGTTTGAATACTATGGAAAAAATTATTTCCAAAAATAATAATTTACTTTGGAATGGTTGGGATGTTATTGATTTAAAAGAATCTGACATTGCAAAAACATCTCCAATGGGTATTAGAGTTAAAGATAAGTGGTACATCCACAAAGTTTATTCTCCTGGTCGTAATGGGTGGGATATACCAAACAAGTATCGAGAGTAATTATGAAACAGCATTTATGGAAAGATGACGCAATTTGTTTAGGTCTTGATACAAATATTTATTTTGATAAATATGAAGACAACGAATCTGGTAGGGCAATTGTTGATTCAATGTGCCAGCAATGTCCAGTAGCAAAAACATGCTTTGCAGTAGGCATCTCTGGTAAAGAGTGGGGTGTTTGGGGTGGAGTATATCTAGAAGGTGGAGAAGTATCTAGAGAGTTTAACAAGCATAAGACTAAAGAAGATTGGTCCAATACCTGGCAATCTTTAACAATGGAAAAATAATGTATACAGATAAAATGAAAATGGCATTTCATTCTATTCCAGCCCCTAAAAATTTCAAGGTAGAAATTATTGATAACGAACATTTTATAACCATTAAGGCTAATGAGGATATGTTTATGCGTCTATTTGACACAGAGAAGCGACATGCTGTAGAATATATGGTAAGAGTAAAAAAGGCTTTAGAGGATAATGGGGCAATTGTAATGATTACTAGGGAGGCTATTAAAAAATGAAAGATGCTATTTTAATATTTTCTATAGTGCTATCAGTGTCATTTGCTATATCCTATATGGCGGTTTTGCATCAATTAAGAAACCTTAAACTATCATTTGCTAAATTATTCTTAGAGAATATAACGCTAATTGATAATGCTGAAAAGTTACAATCTTCAAGAGAGTTATCTGAAAATGATATACATAGAGAAAATTTTATAAAGTTTTTATCTGATTCTAGAGACTGGGCTTTTACTTATATAGAAGATGTTCAAAATGGTTTAACTAAGTTTGTTGAAGAAATTGATCCAAGCATTAACTATTTCTCAGATTTTAGTACAATGTCAGAAGGCAATCCATTACATAATGAGATGAAAATAATATCTAATGCCTATAAAGATTTAAAAAAGTTTTTACCAGAAAATGTAGAAGATAAATGAAAACTATACTTCTATCAACACTAACAGGTTTTGGGTGCGGTCTCGTGTTTGCTGCATTCAAATTGCCAGTACCAGCACCACCAGTTTTTGCGGGAGTCGCAGGAATTATTGGGATTTGGATTGGCTTTACAACAATGACACAAATTATATCCTAGGAGGAATAATGAATAACTTAATTAATGATAAGACAAAGGCAATGCTAGCGTCATATGGTCGCTCAGTTCTTGCATCAGGTCTTGCACTATACATGGCAGGCGTAACAGATCCAAAGGATCTATGGGCTGCACTAGTTGCTGCTATAGCACCCGTTGCATTGAGAGCGCTCAATCCAAATGATAAAGCGTTTGGTATTTTACCTGATGCTGCTGAGGTTGCAAAGGCTTTAAAGGCTGCAAAAGCACCTTTAAAAAAGGCTGCTAAAAAGAAGTAAACAATCTTCTATAAGATAGCCAGTCTAGAAATAGGCTGGCTTTTCTTTTATTTGTTTATAATTTCTAAGTATTTTTGTTTTAATTTATCTATAGAAAAGTTTTCTAAACCAATTGATAATGCTTTTTCTTTAAATTCTTTTTTATTATTATTTTTAATATATCTATCAACTATGTTTGCAAATTTATCTGGAACAATATTATAAATATCAACCATTGACTTTGTTCTAAATGATCCTATCTTTGTTGATTCTACTAACCAATCTTCAGGCAATATTGTATTATTTGGAGATACATTAGTCATAAAAACTGGCAGGGCACTCATAAGAGCCTCATTCATAGGTAAACAAAGACCAGCATACCTTCTAGGCAGAATCATTGCATCAAAGCCATCATACATGTCTTCCCTACTGGCTGGATTACCTATTTCAATCTTTACCCTAGAATCTTTACAGTTTGTATCAATTGGGGTTTGGGATTTAATTACTAATTCGTAATCTTCTTTAGAATGCTTGACCATCTCAAAAATACTTTCAGTTCCATTTCTATCTTTTGCAGCCTTTTTACCAGCAATATGAAGTATACGGTTGTGATCTTTTGAAAGATTATTGTCTTTTGCTTTATTAAATAAAGACTCATTTGTTGGTGGTGGTAAATGAATTACATCACATGCAGAGCCAAACCTTTCTTTTACTATGTCTATATTCCAAAGACTAGGAGATAGCAATACATCTGGTAATGACCAGTTAGGGTTTGTTAAGTTACCAAAAAGTTCGTAGTTGTATTGAAGAATAGTCTTTGTTCCTTGTTGCCTAGCAAGATCTACAAGGTCTAAATGATAAAAGGTTTCACAACTAATTACTACATCAACATCTTTTAAAAACCAAATAATTTCTTTTGTTGTTGGCATACCTCCCCTAGTTGAGTAAAAATTATAACCTTCATACCATTCAGGATGCTGTTTATTTTTATTAAACGGGGCAGAGTCAATTAAAAGAATCTTATCAGGATTAAGCATATTAACTAACTCTCTAGTCTGATTGCCAAGACCAGTGTTGTCTGATCTTGCTATGATTCCTAGTCTCATTCTTTATACCCCCAAGTTTCATCGTCTACCGTAAATTTGCGGGTACCTTGACGACCATCTAAATGATAAGAACGTTTAATGTTTTCTTCAGGATGATAAATCCAAAGTTTATGAGTCTCCCAACCTTCTTGATTAAACTCCCCATATGGAGATATATCATCTTGAATTGCTCCATGAAATGTATCTTCTATAAAAAATTTATCTTTACATCTTGGAAGCACAATGTCTTTATAATATTGTTTTCTACTTAGATGTGGTCGTTGACTCCATTGTATAGTTTTCATAAACCCATCTTCTAAACCAAACATAAGGTGTTCGTGATCTTTTGGTATAAATGCTTCAAAATGAAAACGAATAGTATTTGCTTTATTGTATTCAAACATGTCCAAACATTTATCCCAGTCTATAGGTGTGTCTGGAGTTAATGGAGCGTCTCCTTCAACATAAAGCAATAGTGGTGTTTTAATTTCATTAATTGTTTTACGCATCATGTTGGTTTGATGGCTATGCTCTTTAAATATAAAAGGTAATATGTTTTTATCTTCATGTAAACATTTCCACAAAATACGATTTTTGTATTCATCGTAATCTTTTTTACGATCTTGTTGTTCTTCCCTAAGACCATCTATTTGCATAATAATTTCGTTGTCTGGAAAATGAGCACGAACATCACTAATAGTTTGATCTATCATTTTTGTGCTTGGATGATCTGTAATTACAGAAGTAGCCATGACAATTGTTATATCTTTTTTATGCATTTACTTGCCTCATTAATTTAATAAAAAGATCTCTTTTATATTTAATCCACCAACAAACAATCTGATGCATTTCAGATGTATAATTATTTAATAGTTCAGGTAACAAGTCAACCAAGTGATTCCAATTATCAACAGTTTTTACTGAATGATTATCTTCAAATACAAAATTAAAAAAATCTGTATTTTGCATTTTTGAGTCTAACTTATCTCCTATAGGCAAGCAAAGCATTTCAATTGCTTCATAAAATCTAAATGAATCAATAACCATCGCCCCGCTAGGGCAAGGAACAATCTTTGATAAAGACATTTTGTCATAGTATTGTTTTGGTTTTAGTCCTTCTGCAAAACCAGTAGTTGGATTATAAAAAGAATTAGGTATGTTAGGCATAACAGTTGCAAGTTCTTGTCTTCGTTGATGAGTTATTTGTCCTGAAAAAAATACATCATATGATTTATCTTGATATTTTGGTAAATGTTTATGCAAATCTCTTGGCACACCCAACGCTAATTTATTATATTGCGAATGTTTTCTGTGCGGGTATTGAACCCAAATCTCAATATTTTTATGTTTTATTTTATCAACTTTAAATGTAGCACTTTCATCTCCAGTAATAAACAAAATAACTCTATCTATCTTGTTTAACTCTTCAGATATTTGATCTTCATAGTCTACATTTTGTGGTCCAGGAATAACAACAAAGGCTCTATCTGTGTTAGGTAAGGTTGTTACCTTATCTGGTTTAATATTATTTTTATTAAAAAATTGTTTTAATAAACCGTAATCCCATTTATCAGCAGCACAGTCTTCTTGTTTAACTGAATAAAGATATGCTTTAAGATCGCTCATAATATAAGTGTACTTCATGTTGATAGTCAAGCAATGTTTCTTTGTAGCCAATACCCTTAATAAACTGTCTTAAATCATGCAAATATTCTTTCCAATACATCATCATAAATTCTGGGTGTCCAGATAGCCAAATCTTAGGTTTGTGCTCTCTAAGGACCCTTTCAGCCCCTCCTAGGACCCTCCATTCACTACCCTCAACATCAAGAGAAATTGCAGTAGGCGGCTTCATTCCTTTTTCATATACAAGCGTATCAATTTTTGTTTGACCATATTTATCTGCTTCATACTGCAGTTCTTTAAATCCATGAGCAGCCTCAATAGGAGCATCTGCTTCTGGTGGAAACTCGCCATAATAAATACGTGCAAGTTTATTATCTTTATCTGATGCAAACCCAGGAATACATGCAATTGGTTTTTCTAAATTATTAGCACTCCAAAGCAAAGGAAAGTGTGACCAAACCTTTGGATTAGGTTCAAATAAAACAACTTCTGCTCCCCACATTTGACATAGGGCAGGCATTTCTCCTTCTTCTGCTCCAACATAGTAAACAACATCGCCTTTACCAATATTTTCATGCATTGATTTTAATCTAATTTTTTCCCAACCATGTGGTTGATACCATTCTGGTCTATCTGCACGATGCTTTGGTAACATTATTTCAAATTCCCCGTTAACAGTAGCCTTAATCATTTCAGTCATTTTGTATCCACTCTACTAATGATACCTTTGGTATCCATCCAGTTAGATCTTTAAACTTGGCGTTAGAGGCAAGAGTTTCTTGCACTTCACCAATTCTTGGCGGTATAAATTTAATATCATTTGAAATCATATTAGCAATATCAAGTATAGCGTAGTTACTTCCATACCCAATGTTATATACTTCACCAAACCCACTTTTAACTTCAGATGCAAGTATGTTTGCTTGTACTACGTCTGATATATGGGTAAAATCTCTACGCTGAGAACCATCTCCAACTACTGTTAGTGGCTTTGACTCATGATGTTGTTTAAAAAATAGTCCTATTACTGGTGCATACTGCCCCTTTAATGGTTGTCTATCTCCGTAAACATTAAAATATCTAAGCGATATAGTCTTTAATCCGTAAAGGTTGTGATAAACTCTTGCAAGGTTTTCACCAAAGACTTTAGCAGCAGAATATGGGGTTAATGGATCAGGTGATTGTGTTTCTTGGTTTGGAAGCAAAGCCTTTTTGCCATAAGAAGAGGATGTGCTTGAATAGATTAGTCTATCTACCTTGTTAACCCTGCAAAGTTCAAGAACATTGGCTGTTCCTACTGCGTTTGATTGAATAGATTTTTTTGGATTTAATATTGCTGGCTGTATTCTTGCATCAGATGCTACGTGAAATACGCAGTCAACATCTTTAAAGAGTGGTGCAATTAGGTCATAATCACAAATGTCATGCTTATAATTTTGTGCTTTATCATTCCAATAGAACTGCTCATGACATTCTGCAGACTCATCATCAATGCAAATAACATCGTGACCAAGACTAATTAACTTATCAACAAGGTTTGATCCAATAAAACCAGCACCACCAGTAACTAAATATTTCATTTTATGTTTAGAGTTTCTAATATGCTTGCCCATCTATGAACATATGTATGTTCTTTTTTAGTCCGCTCATGACCAGCAATCCTTATTTCTTCTCTGGTTAATCCATCTAAGATGTAGTAATCTATTTTTTGTTTAAGGTCTTCAAGATTACCATGCTCATAAAATATAATTTCTTTACCATCTTCAAAATATTTATCAAGTCCTTTGATGCGGGGATAGATAGTAAAACCACCACGACCAGTGCTTTCAAATAGTCTATCGCTTGTATAGTATGGATAGTTAAAGTTTATGTTTAAACTATCACCTATGGCTACTTTGCTTCTTGCATAGATGCGATTAAGCGCTTCTCCACGCACAGTTCCAGTATCTCCATCGCCACCAACATGTAGGAATCTTTTACCGTATGTTTTTCGTAAGAAATCTATTAGTTGTGGACGGTATTTATGCTCATGGTGATACCCTTTGCTACCAACAAAAATTATGTCATGCTCAAAGTTGTGTGGATCGTAATCTTGATGAACGTAGCATTCTTTATCATATACACCAGCAGGTAAGAAATGTCCTTTAACTTCTGTATTTTCATTAAACCAATCACACATTAACTTATCTGTAGCAAAAAAGTGACCTATATTTGTGTAGAAATCATCATTCTTTAAATCTTTTTCACGCTCAATTCCAAACCACAAATCCAAGTGATAAGTCATAGTTGGTATGCCAGCAGCCTTTAATTCTTTTAGTACATCAGTCATAGATCTAGATCCTGGAGTCTGCCATCTATGTGTGTGTACCCAGATAAATAGATTAGAGTTTAATGCTGCGTTTAATATTTCTGTGCTACCTGCTTTTTTTTCTTGCAGTTTTTTCACGGTATGCCCAAGAGATTCCAAAGACTTAGCATGATGATTCTCACTACTATAAGGCACTTCAAAGTTGCCTAGAAATACTATATTAGCCAAGGATCCCGCCCATTCTGTGTTTATAACAGTATACCAGATTCTGATATACTTATAAGAAAGCGGGGTATTTGATGGATTTTGTTTATATTTGTCGTGATGGAGAAAATGAAGAGTTAAGATACTCCATTAGGTCTGTCTTGCTTAGTTTTCCAGAGGCAAAGGTTTGGGTCGTAGGTGGAAAGCCAAAATGGTATTCTGGCAATCATGTTTTTTTAGAACAAAATGATAACAAATATGCTAATGCTGTAAATAATTTAAAGGCTGTTTGCGATACTTCAGATATATCTGATAATTTTATATTAATGAATGATGATTTTTTTATTATTAAAAAAATAGAAACAATAGAACAATTTTACAATGGGCTGTTGTCTGAAAAAATAGATAAATTTACAAAGATTACTGGATCATCAATGTATATTAGAAAACTTATAACAACAAACAATAAATTAAACAAGTTGGGGTTTACAAAGCCATTAGACTATGAGTTACACGTACCAATGCCAATGCATAAAGCGGGATTACTTTATATATTAAATGAATATCCAGAATGTTTATGGAGATCAATGTATGGTAATTTATTTAATGTTGGGGGTAGTCAAATGGAAGATGTTAAAGTATATAAAAACAAAAGGCATGCTGCAAGATCAGCACAAATAACTAAAAATTCTATTTATTTATCAACAGAAGATACAGGTTTAACCATAATGGTTGATAATATATTTAAAGAATTACTAACAAACCCTAGTCCTTACGAGCAGTAATCCTACTCCCAATCGGCTATTTGATTATAGGTAACAGAGTATTCTCCAGAGTATATTTCTGCATAGGAGATCATATCTTTGTTATATCGTGTTACAGTATTCTTATCTACTAAACCTGTTTTATATTTTTTACCATGCATAATTGGCAAATGTTTTATATTTTCTGATGCCAATGAATTATTTAGTGCTTGTATATATCTAGTCTTGCCAAATTGTTTTGAAAGAAATGATTGTTTTGGATATTCTTTTTCTATCCACAGCCTTTCATTATGATCAGAAGGCTTTGGGTTTAACACTCTTTCTACTTCATTGTGATATATTCTTGTAGACCAACTCTTCATATTTCTTTCATAATTTATTAAATTTTTGTATGTAGAATCTGCGTAAGCCATAAAATTCTTATCAAGATCAGACGTAGGTACACCAGTTGCAAATGTTATTAAAAAACAAGTAGCGTAAGGAAATTTATCCGTATATTTTATTACCTCAAAATGTAGGTTTGGATTAAAAGAATTAACAGAAATGTTGTCAGAAGTCAACCGCATATGGTTACCAATAGAGACAAACTCTGGCGTATTCATATCACAATCTACAAAAAGACAATCCTCTGGATTAATTCCATCAGCAATAGTTAAAATGTTTTTATCGTATGCCCCAACAACAACTGATCCATTGTATCGATTAATTAACTTAGCAGTCATAAATCCATCAATATCGGGAGAAACAATTAATTTTTTAGAGTATTCTAATGTATCTAATATGCTGGTTTTTAAATTAAATTCCATTATCTTCCATATACTTCAGCCGTTCCATTAGGGCCTGGTGCTCTGGATCATTTAGCATCTCTTCAATAGACTCTTTTATGTTTGGTCTTAACTTACTTAATGGTTCCACATACCTTGGATCTTTTGTGACGGTATAAAGAAGTGATCGTAATGCCTCACATTCATCATGCTTCCACCATGTATAGCAAACATCATCTTCTATGTTGGGGCAAAGGTAGTACTGGTCTTTAATGGTTTGAATTATTTCTTCTGCATTCATCATTAGTCCTTAGTCATAAAGAATATTGCTGCAATAAAAATTATAAGAGCAGAAATTAAAGTGTTCTTAATAAAACTATTAAATTTCATTTTGTCCCCTTGCTATGGCTGCAGATATTTCAAATGCTTTTGTTGTACGACGAGACTTATTAAGACCCTTAGCCTTCCAAAGATCGCTGGTGCCTTGAATATCTTGAGCAATCTGTTCACGAATTTCTTTAACAGTTTCCACAATAAAATGCCAAATTTGTTCTTTGTGTTCATCTGATAGTTCTTCGGTCCAGTTACTCATTTTCTTCTTCAAACTCCCTTAATGCGTTAGAATTGTTTAAACAAAATCCACAATCACCATTAACTAATCTATTATTACAACTGTTACAATAATCATTCATAAAAAGAATCAACTACCTTTGTCCATAGTTTCCAAAGACCAAGAGAAATTAAAAATGCAATAAATATACCAAGTAGTTTCCCCATATATCTAGTATATCAAACTATCTTAGATATAGTAAGTAGCCCATTTATTTTGTCCTTTTTCAAAAAGACTAGATATCTTAGCAAACATTCTTGCTCGTAATGCATGTTTTTTATCGTCAGCCCTAATCTCTTTAAGAAGAAAAAAGGTAAATACTGATCCACAGATATTTCCTATGAACCTTAAGAATATATTGTTAGTCTTTTCTTTTCTAATAAATTTTTTCATATTTTTATTATACACCTAATTCCTTTTCTACCTTGCCCAAAATTCTATTTACCATAGCCTGTCTTTCGGCGGGATCTAAAGAAACCCCATTATCCATCTCAGTCATAGTAACAGCCATCTGGACTATATCTTCATACTTCATTTATGCTCCTTCATATGATTAGTTAAGGTTTGCGAAGCCATGCTAGACCTAGACTCTATCTCTTTTTTACACACTGAACAAATTATTATACGAGCCATATATTCAGTATATCAAAGTTTGAGAGGTTTGTAAAGTCAAAATAATGGTATAATTTAGACATATACCACGGAGGTAATACCTTTTAATGACTACCAAGAGTTTTAAAACAGGCTTATCCTTAGCGGTTGGTAACGCAAGTGCTGCTATTCCCAATTCTCCTACTATTGGCACTGCTACTACAACAGGAGCAACAACAGCAACTGTTACATATACCGCCGCAACTTTAGGTGCTCTTGGTTCTACATTTACCGCTACATCAAGTCCAGGATCTGTTACTGGAACTGGTTCTTCACCTATTACGGTTAGTGGTTTGACTGGTGAAACAAATTATACTTTTACAGTCACCGCTACAAATTCTAATGGAACATCAGCAGCCTCTGCTGCAAGTAATCAAATTACTACTGATGCAAATACAGTAGTTGCCGATATGCTAATAATTGCAGGTGGAGGAAGTGGTGGAGCATATATCTATGGTGGAGGTGGAGGTGCTGGTGGATATGTAGAATCAAATTCTTATACATTAAGTTTATCTACAAATTACTCAATAACTATTGGGGCAGGTGGTGCTGGTAATAAAAATAATAATGGCTCAAATGGAAGTAATACAACATTTGGTTCTATTTATACTGCTACTGGTGGTGGCGCTGGCGGAAGTTGGAACGCTGACAGAAACGGTCAAAATGGTGGTTCAGGTGGTGGCGGTGGTGAAAATAGTGGTTCTGGCAATGCAGGTTCTGCAACACAAGCAAGTTATGGTGGATTAGGTTTTGGTAATAATGGTGGAGTTTGGTCAGGCGGTTCTGCTGGTGGCGGTGGAGGTGCAGGTGGAATAGGCGGTGTTGGTGGAACAGGTTATGCAAACTCTGCAGGTGGTGTTGGTAAATCATCTTCTATAACTGGAACTGCTACATATCGTGCTGCTGGTGGTGGTGGTTCTTCTAATGGGGGTACACCCTATGCTCTTGGCGGCAATGGCGGAGGTGGAAACGGTAGTAAATGGTTTAATGCCTCGCCTTTTCTTAATGCAACTAGTGGAGATGCTAACACTGGTAGTGGTGGTGGCGGTGATAATACACAAACTGTTGGTGCAGGTGGTGGCAATGGAGGCTCAGGTATTGTTATTTTAAGATATTTAAATTCAAAAACAATTACAATAGGTGCAGGTCTAACAGGTAGCACAGCAATAGATGGTTCACATAAAGTAACCACAATAACTGCGGGTACTGGAAATGTGAGTTGGTCATAATGGCAATTAAAAGATTAGTTAATGACTCAAGTTTAGTAAATAGTTTTAGAGCCAGTAGAGGTCAATCTAGTGCAGCAATTCCTAATGCGCCTACTATTGGTACAGCAACTGCTGTTACTGGTACTACAGCAACTGTTACTTATACCGCCGCAGTTTTAGGTGCTACAGCATCATCCTTTACAGCAACTTCTAATCCAGGATCATTAACAGGTACTGGTTCTTCACCTATAACGGTTAGTGGTTTAGATGGTGAAACAAATTATACTTTTACAGTTTATGCAACTAATGCAAATGGTAACTCAACGCAATCTGGTGCAAGTAATCAAATTACTACACCTGTTGCTACTTTATCTGTTGATTACTTAGTTGTCGCTGGCGGCGGCGGTGGTGGTGTTGGTGGCGGTGGCGCTGGTGGATATAGAACTTCTGTTGGCTCTGGTCAAGGTTCTCCTTTAACTATATCATTAAATGCTGATTACACTGTTATAGTAGGTGCTGGTGGCGCTACTTCAACATCAGGTATTAATTCAGTATTTTCTACAATTACATCTACTGGTGGTGGTAGAGGTGCAAGTGGAGTCTCTGTATTTGACGGTGGTTCAGGTGGTGGTGGTAGTAATGATGCTACTAATTATGGTTTAGGAAACACTCCAGCAACTTCACCTTCACAAGGTAATAATGGTGGCTCAAGATTTAATGGACAAACTTCAGGCGGCGGCGGCGGTGCAGGTGCAGTAGGTGGTAATGCAAGCAATTCTACTACTGGTGGCCATGGTGGTGATGGTGCTGCTAACTCTATTACTGGTTCTTCTGTAACTTATGCAGCAGGTGGTGGAGGTGGTGGTTGGGGTGGTGGTAGTTTTAACGTTTCTGGTGGTGGTAATGGTGGTAGTAGCGGTCTCGGCGGAAATGCTGAAAGAAACGGAGTCGTTGGGCAACCAGGAACAGTAAATACTGGTAGTGGCGGTGGCGGCGGATATTGGGTAAATGGTTTAGGTACAGGCGGCTCAGGAATTGTTGTAGCCCGATACTCAGGCACTGTACAAAAAGCAAGTGGTGGAGTGGTTACTACATCAGGTGGAAATACAATTCACACATTTACCACATCTGGAAACTTTTTAACTTTATCATCTCCACTAGCAAAAGCAAGCGGTGGAGTTATATCTACTGATGGTACTTATTGGTATCACGCATTTTTATCTTCAGCAACATTTACTCCTACTCAATCATTAACTGCTGATGTATTAGTAGTTGCTGGTGGTGGCGGAGGAGGTACTTCTGATTCTGATACTGGCGGCTCTGGCGGTGGTGGTGCAGGTGCGCTTCGTTATTTTGCTTCACAATCATTAACCGCAACTGGATATTCTGTAACAGTTGGTGCTGGTGGTACTGCGGGTACAACAAGTAATGTTGGTACTAATGGTATAAATTCACAGTTTGGTTCTTTATCTGCTTCATCAGGTGGCGGTTGCGGTGGTGGTGGTAATTCCCCTGGATATGGTGGAAGTAATGGTGGTTCAGGTGGTGGTGGTAAATCTAATACAGGTAATAATGGGGCTGGAACTGGAACTACAGGTGGCAATAATGGCGGTGGTGGCAATAATGGCGGACAACGTGGTGGAGGTGGAGGTGGAGGAGCAGGTGCTGCTGGTACTGCTGGTGGATTTAGTGCGTCAGGTGCAGGTGGAATTGGGTTAAATACATATTCATCTTGGGCAAGTGCAACTGGAACTGGAGTAAGTGGTTATTATGCAGGCGGAGGCGGTGGCGGAGAAGGTGGTGCATCAGGTAATGGCGCTGGACTTGGTGGAACGGGTGGAGGAGGTCGAGGCAATTCACATACTTCTGGAATTGCTGGTGCAGCGGGAACTGCAAATACTGGCGGCGGTGGAGGTGGCGGCGGAGGCAGTGCAAGCGTTGGTGGTTTATACCCAACAGGAAATGCTGGCGGTAGCGGTATAGTAATTATAAGATATGCAGTCTAACAAAGGAGAAATATGAAAAAAGATAACGCAACTAAAATAAAAGAAACAAAGACAACACAATGTTTTAGTTATGAAATAACAATGTTAGTACACGTTATTTCTGATACCGAAACAAACGCTAAAGCACAATTAGACGAAAAAGGCGGTATTGTTACAAAACGTAATGTACAATTAGTTAATAAATCAACTCTCTACGGAGAAGAAACGGAATAATCATGGGTCACTATGCAAAAATAGAAGACGGAATTGTTACACAGGTAATCGTTGCCGATGGACCAGACTGGTGTGAAAAAAACTTAGGTGGTGAATGGGTTCAAACCTCATACAACACACACGGTGGAGTTCATTCAGGCGGTAAATTTGCTATCCACAAAAATTATGCAGGTATTGGATACACATTTGACGGTATTGGCTTTGCCGCACCTCAACCTTATCCATCTTGGACAAAAAATTTAAACACATACTTGTGGGAAGCACCAACCCCAATGCCAGTTGATGACAAAATCTATCGTTGGGATGAAGACACAACCTCTTGGGTTGAAGTAACACAAGAATAAAAAAAAGGTATCTAAATGGCAGCCAAAAGAGTAGTTACCAGTAGTAGTATAGCCAACAGTTTTAAGATGAGTGTTGGACAATCTTCTGCTGCCATTCCAAATTCCCCGACAATCGGCACTGCTACTGCTGTAACAGGAACTACTGCTACTGTTGCTTATACTGCTGCCGTATTAGGGGCTACAGCATCATCCTTTACTGCTACATCTAATCCAGGATCACTTACTGGTACTGGTTCTTCACCTATAACGGTTAGTGGTTTGACTGGTGAAACAAATTATACTTTTACAGTTTATGCAACTAATGCAAATGGTAACTCAGCGCAATCTGGTGCAAGTAATCAAATTACTACTCCTACTGCAAACTTAATTATTGATGCTCTTGTTATTGCTGGCGGTGGTGGAGGTGGAAGTTATGGAACTAGTGGTGGCGGCGGCGCAGGCGGATTATTATATTTTAGTTCACAAACTCTATCTCCTGCATCTTATGTAATAACTGTTGGAGCAGGAGGTGCAGCAGCCACTAATGGATATGATTCACAATTTGGTGCGTTAACTTCGGCTATAGGTGGTGGAACAACTGGAACTAATGGTGGTTCTGGTGGTGGTGCTGGTGACACTGGTAACGCTGGCTCTGGTGTAGTTGGACAAGGAAACAACGGAGGATCTAGGGGTGGAAGCATTGGTTTAGGAGGAGGAGGTGGTGCAGGAGGTGCTGGCGGAAATGGTTCAGGTAATGGTGGTGTAGGTGGTGCTGGTGTAAACACATATTCATCTTGGGCATCTGCAACTTCTACAGGTGTATCTGGATATTACGCTGGCGGCGGCGGTGGCGCTGGCCATTATAGTCAACAGGTTGGAGGTGCAGGTGGTTCAGGTGGAGGTGGAAATGGTGGTTCTGCTGACACAGTTGCTGCTACTTCTGGAGTTGCAAATACAGGTTCAGGTGGTGGTGGTGGTGCATTTGCTGGTTATAGTCCTAGTCCACTTGGTGGTTCAGGTGGTTCAGGAATTGTTATAGTTCGTTATCAATCTGGTACACAAAAAGCATTAGGTGGAACAATTACAACATCTGGAGGATATTATTATCATACATTTACTGCATCAGGTATTTTTCAAACAGAGTATTCAGTAGCAAAAGCAACTGGCGGATCAATAAATACTGATGGTACTTATTGGTATCACACATTTACTGGTTCAGGTACATTTACTCCTACTCAATCATTAACTGCTGATTATTTGGTAGTAGCAGGCGGCGGCGGTGGAGGAAACATGGGCGGTGGCGGCGGAGCAGGTGGACTTCGTTCTACTGTTACTGCAACAGGCGGTGGCGGTTCATTAGAATCATCAGTATCTTTAATTAACAATACAGCATACGCAATTTCTATTGGTGCAGGAGGAACTAGTTCAGTTCAACATAATATTTCTGGCGGTCAAGGTGTAAATTCATCAATTATTGGTGGAGCAATCTCTATTACATCTACAGGTGGCGGTGGTGGAGCAAGTTATGCTTCAAGCCCAAGTAGTGGTGGTTCAGGTGGCGGCGGCCAGCGTTCTAATGGTGCAGGAGCATCTGGAACACAATATCAGGGTTATGCAGGTGGTTCAGGTGGTGGATATAGCGGTGGTGATGATAGTCTTTCATCTGGCGGTGGCGGAGGCGGAGCAGGTACTATTGGTGGTTCATATAATTCTGGAATTACTAAAGCAGGTAATGGTGGTAACGGTGTTCAAATTACTGCATTATCAACACCAACTGGAACTGGTAAAGACAGTGGCTATTACGCAGGTGGTGGTGGAGGTGGTGGATATAACTCAACCGCTGGGTCTGCAGGTCTTGGTGGAGTAGCAGGTGTAACTGGTGGCAATAATGGTATATCTGGAACTCCAAATACTGGTAGTGGCGGTGGAGGTGGCGGTACTGGAAGAAATGGCGGACCAGGCGGTAGCGGTATAGTAATAATTAGGTATGCAGTCTAATAAATAATAAAATAATGATACAATGTTTTTATAACTTTGATTTTTTTGAAGGGATTTAAATGGCAGTCAACAACCTAAATAAGGTAAAAATTCCAGGTACTGGAACTACTGCTGCCCGTCCATCTAATCCTGCTGTAGGAGATACTTTTTATAACGGTACCCTCGGAAGATTAGAAATTTATACATCACAAGGATGGATGGCTTTAAATGCCCCAGCAGCAACCCCTACAGGTGTAACAGCAACAGACGCAGGTTCTGGCAGGGCATACAATAATGGCTCTGCATCAATAGCATTTACTCCAGCAACAGCAGGTGGTCTACCAACATCATATGTAGTTACATCATCTCCTGGCTCCTATACTGCGACGGGATCAGTAAGTCCAATCATAGTATCAGGTCAACAATCTTCAACTCAATATACATATACAGTAGTAGCAAGCAATGACTTTGGAACAGCAACATCTTCTGCATCTAGTGCAGTTACTGCAACTACCGTGCCACAGGCTCCTACAATTGGTGCTGTAACTGGTGGAAATGCTTTAGCAACAGTTGCCTATACAGCAGGTGCAACTGGTGGTTTATCTAATACTTATACTGCTACATCATCTCCAGGTGGACTTACTGGTACTGGTTCAAGTCCTATTACAGTTTCAGGATTAACTAATGGAACTTCATATACATTTACAGTAACAGCAACAAATGCTAACGGAACATCAGCAGCAAGTGCTGCAAGTAGTTCAGTAACTCCTGTTGCAGAAATTTTAGTTGATTACCTTGTACTTGCAGGAGGCGGTGGCGGAGGCGGAGGCGGTGGTGGTGCAGGTGGATTGCGTTCTACTGTAACTGCAAGTGGTCGTGGTACCGCACCCGAATCCAATTTAACTTTATTACCTTCAACTAATTATGCGGTTACAGTTGGTGCTGGCGGTGCTGGTGTTCTGGGTTACGAAGGAACTGGTGCTGGTGGTGGCATCGGAGCAAACTCTGTATTTAGCACTATAACTTCTCTTGGTGGAGGCGGTGGCGGAAGCAACGCTAATTTTGGTACTAACGGTGGTTGTGGTGGTGGAGCGTGTTATTCATCAGGTCAGTCAGGTCCAGGAGCAGGAACTGCTGGTCAAGGATTTGATGGTGGTCAAGATACAGTTGATATTGCCCCATATCCTGGTGCTGGTGGTGGAGGAACTGGTCAAGCAGGACAAGTGCCCCTTACTGCATCTGTCCCTGGTCCTGGAGGTAATGGTACGGCTGTATCAATTACTGGTACATCAGTTACGTATGGCGGCGGAGGCGGAGGTGGAATATATCCTTACTCTTCTACTGGTGCTCCTGGTGGTACTGGCGGAGGCGGAAGTTCAAGTGGTGGAGTAGGTGGCGACGGTACTGTCAATCTTGGTGGTGGCGGTGGTGGAAATTCAAGAACTCAAACAGGTGGCAATGGCGGAGCAGGTGTAGTTATTCTTAGATACCCAGACACTTTTACAATTTCAATTGGAGCAGGTTTAACAGGAACTACAAGTTCACCAAGTGGCGGATACAAAAGAACAACATTAACTGCAGGTACTGGAAATGTGAGTTGGGCATAAAGATTAATTAAATTGCCTTGTACCCTAAGATAGGGTATAATATAGTAATATGAGTTTTAAACTTAAAAGCATAATCTGGGTACAATCTGCATTAATCGTAATACTTTCTGTGTTCATGCTTTTTATGGGAGGGGATTTAAAACAATCTCGTAAAATGACCTTAGATCAATCCAACTACTGTATAAGATATACCAGTGATATTATTGCAAGTAGCCGTCTTGATTTAATAAGAGAACAAGATGCCCATAGTCGGACGGTAGATAAAGCAAACTCTGTAATAGATGACATTGTTAATAGATATAACTCACTTGTGGCACGGTATAACAAAAGCACTGGCGGAACTAATTACGATCCCCTTAACACATACTCATATAGGATAAGACCTTGATATGTGCCCTAACTGTAATTCTACACTAATCCCAATAATCTATGGCTATGTTAATCCCAAGTATGTGGATATGCATAAGCAAGGTTTGATATTGTTAGTATCTAAAACTTATCATACCAAACAAGATCCCAACTGGCACTGTGGGGTTTGTATGGAGTCTTTTAACCTTTAATCAGCGGTACTGAGTCAATAAGAGTTACCTTACGACTACTTACATACCCACCATTCTTTTCTAATGTTTCTGCTGCTTTTGGCTCGGAATCTGAAAGTAAATGAATAATCATCTCTACTTTATAGGTATAACAAACTGTATCTTCTTCCATATTATCTCCCTCCTGCATTTGCCAAGGCTTGGGCTATGATACGCTGCCTAACATCTTCTTGGCTTCTTTCAAATTTAGACATACTGTGATATGGTTTGTTAGCCATACGCTTTTTGTTCTTGGCATACCGTCTTAGTTTTCGCTGGGAAATAATCGCATTGTTTTTTTTCATATTATAAGTGTATCACGCTTTGAGTTCGGCGGCAAATAGGAGGTAACAAACCTTCCCCTGCCCGACACGGGCAATAGCGGTTAATATTACAGGTATGCCTGATTTAAGAAATCATCTGCCCAAAAGGAAGCAAGGGATTCATCCCCAATATCATTAAAGTAATAACGATTTTTTTCAATGCTGTATGTCCACCCTTTCCAAAGATTAACATCTTCTTCTGCCCAAGTAAGGTTTGTATCCATTAATTCATGCATTTCGATACCTCCAGTTTAGCAGAGTATAAACAAACTCTCCGTACCACTTATTAGAACAACGTCTAATACCCTTTTCCCCATAATGATCGTACATGAATAAGGTTAATCTAACCTTATCCTTTGTCCTAATAAACCTTCCGCAATTAATACAGGATTGAAAGATATACTGGTTAATTGGTTTGTCATAATCTACATTACCCATTGTGCCACTTCCAATTTGATATAAAACCTTTATCTTGTTCATTTAATTCAACCCAAAGATTAACATTTTTATTGACCACTGGTAAACCACCACTTTCATCTGATTTTCTAGCCTTTGCCTTTTGTTTGGGTACAAAGGTTTTATTATATTTTTTACGTTGTTTTTTATTTAATTTATGAGTTTTGACATGAGTGTCAGGAGCGCTAGGATCTGGAGCAATTAAAGGTTTGTTATAAACAGGTCTAGACCAGTTAGCAGGTGTCCCAAAGGCAGTAGCCTCAATAGCGGATTTACTTCTATTAAGGCTAGCCCTTGCTCGTTCTTCTGCTTCAGACCAATCTATTTCTTTTTTAGATTTCATTATTAATAAGCAGGTTCAAATGATTCAAAAGCCTTTGGAAAGTAACTTTGAATTATTTTATGAACTTTGTCGTTTTCAATATAGAAAAGTCCACCTGATTTTTCATTGCTAAACATTTCTTGCATTATTTCATGTATCATTTCTGTTGTCATAGTTTTCCCCTTTGTTTACATTAAGCATACCACAAATCGGCGGGAATAGCAAGAAGGATCGTAATATCACAGGTAGTAAACAGTTATATCTTTTTAATCCAATATTGATGGTTCATAGCCATTGTTTCTATTTGATTTTTGTATTTTTCAACAAATGACAAAATAGCAGTTCTAGGTCTTAGATGAGCAGGTTTTTCATCACCCCAAGAGTAGTCATCAAATGACATGATTCCACCAGCCTTTAGTAATGGCCAAGACAGTTCGGCATCACTTAATACGCTGCTGGCAACATGATCTGCATCAATATAAATAAAATCATAGGTGTTATTTTTGGTGTTTTCAGCATTTAAAAAATCAAAGGTCGTGGATCTTTTACTATGAACACGAGGAGAAAATTGTTCCATCCTACTTAAATATAATTGATAGACATCTTCAAAGTCATAATTATCATGAACATCGCTTTCAGCAGATGATCCTAGCCAAGTATCAACATCTGTTAAATGTGAGGTTTCATGGGTTAATACATTTTTCATTAACCATTTGCTTGTGTCTCCAGTAAAAACACCTAATTGAAGATAATTTAAGTTAGGCTTATCTTTATACTCAGACAAGAATTCTTCAAAGTTATATTTGCCTGTATATGAAAACCAATTAGGATAGTGACCTTTACCAAACCTTGATCCCAGCCAACCAGTATTAGACATAAACTTATTGTATCCTATTTTTGGCGGGTACAGAAGGAGTATCGTAATCCCCAGTGTAATAACAAACCTTATATCCCCATAGCCCCATATCCCAGATAGCCAGATATGTCTGGTTTGGGAACCAACGAGATGGTTAAATACCGTCGCAAATAGGGCTTGGAAGGCTTTTAAATAGGTGGTTTGGAGGTTTGGTATGAAAGATAATCCTTACTGACATTTTTTAGATTGGGTTAGAATGGAGGAAAGTGGAGCATAGTGGGGGATTGGGCGATTTTATAGATGGCGTCGTAATCCTCTGGCGGCCAAACCTCCCTATCCCAAACCTTCCTATCTCCATATGCGGCATGCATTATATACCCAAAAGCAAGGTTTGTCAAGTAAAAAACCCCTATAAAAACATAACAAAAAAGTTATAAAAGTATTAAAAAACCAGGGAAAAAGTATAGAAAGGTTTGGTAATTATGGGAATAGTTTGTATAAATCTGGGATTTTTTTTGCCCCTTCGTAATGTGTTATTATACTATCAATCAGCGCCGCCACGGGCGGCAGAAATGGGCGGGGATAAAAAGATATACCCATACCCCTAGTATAAGAGAGATGAATCTGGAAAATATTTCAAACCTTCGTAATGTCTTTTTAGAAAATAAGGTTTGGAAGGTTTGGCTATCAATGGGGAAAATATTTTGATGGATCGTAATGTCTTTTTCGTAAATAAGGTTTGGAGGTTTGGTAATTGATACCGGGTTTTTCCTATGCTGGTAGGCGATCTTTAATTAAGTTAGCAATGATGTTGTGTGCCTGGTCCACTTCATGTAGAGAGCCAGACCATAGCAACTGTTGGGCTTTAAGTAACTGTTCATCTAAATAGTTATTACTCAGTTCCATTGTTCTTCTCCTCTGCACTCTCAAAGACCTCATCTAAATCAGAGAAGCCAGTATCCTCTAGGTTTAACCCTGCTAAGAATAGTGCCCATGTTTCTGTTATATACCGTGCCCCGTCATCTGCTACCTCACAAAGGTTCTCAGAAACAAAGTAAGCAAGCGGTAGCCCTAAGTCATTAAACTCTATGAAGTCTTTAAACTCTTCATCATCTTTATATACGGAATAAAGTTTTCCTAAAATCTCACATACATTACGGAAGTCGGTCACTATCATACCCCAATCTGTTTTGCTCTATCTTGTCCTCTTGGAACTTAGCACTTTCTAATACTTCTAATGACCTGCGATAAATTAAATAAGGAGTTGCCCTAGCCAAATAATAGCCAACCTTTTCTAAGTCAAGGTAAAAGTCAGATAGCAATTTGCCAATTCCAACCGCAACCTTTTCCTCATTGGTCTGTCGCTTTACTCTGTTAATACGATACATGAAACCCCTATCTAAATTATACCAAAGGAAAAGGGAGAGCGCAACCCACCACAGTTAACGCCCTCCCCATATTGCTAGCGAGAGGTGACCCCAACCTCCGCTGATGAAGCCCCCACAGTGGAGAGAGCACTGCTGGGCAAATTATAAGTAATAAAACTATCAATGTCTTTGTGGTCTACACCATCATGACTAATAGTATTATCTGTGAGATCGATTAATATTGGATGGTCCGCAAACCCTAAGTCATTAGGATTGCAGGCATAGATACCAAACCCTGTTTCCTCCAAGATGGAGTCTTGCATCAAATAACTAATAGCCATGCGGGTATAGTATTCTGTATCACCTTTACGTACCGCTGCATGCTGCAGGGCCTGAGCAAGATCTTGATACATGCTGTCTTCACCCCAATGGCTATACAGCGCTACTGCTAGATCCTCTGATTGTTTAAATATGAATGTACAACGTGCTCCCATTATGCATCCGTCCTTTCAGGTATGATTGATATTTGGTTTGTTATCTCATTAAAGATATCGTTCTCGTCTTCGGTGTCAGTCTCATATTCAAAATTCATATAAGTACCTGTTGGCTCAAAGATTATTTCAACATCCCATGTAGCCATTATAGGTCCCCTTCAAAATCGATTACAACTTTAGAAACTCTGCCGTCATCGTTCATCTGAACATATACTGGATATAGCCCATCGCCATAACCTGTATTAAATACTACTGCCGTGCCATTACCTAACTCGCCATATGAATTAGCAAGGGTAGTAGCACTAGCACCATGATAAGAGTATTGACCTTCTTTGCCGTCAATATTCCAATCATCATTTTTGTTGGTATCCCAATTATCAATATAGCATGGGTCGCCTACCATGGCCTGACCGCTATCAACTGCAAAATGTCCTGCTAAGATTAAATCTTTTGTTTTTATCATTAGGTCTCCTTAGAAGTGGAAGTCAACTGGTACTAGATATTGTCTCACGGCTCGATCAGGTTTGTCAAGTCGCTCATCTAAATACTCGAATTCAGAGACATGTTCTTGAAGGTCGTAAAACCCACTGTCGGATGTCCAAGAGCCCATGAGCATTTCTGCTGCTTGTTTAATAGAATAAACATTCATTAGGGTATCTCCGTTCCAGGGACCCCTGCCACCCTCTGAAGCATAGTCGACCATTTGACTAATAAACTTATCAGTCTTAATCTCTACTATGTTCCTGTTCATGGTTTGAGAGCGGAACCTTAAGATATCCTTAACTACTTCTTGGAACTTTTCTTTATTTTCAGCATAGCCAATAACATCAGTAGGGTCATCGTTATAACCCCCCATAAGGTTGTTTTCGCTTTTTTTGTTGGCATTAGTACTCCACCTTCCTCCACCTACGACGTGCCAATCTGACCAGTCTGCTAGGCGATATCCGTCTTCGTTTGATTGCAGGCTTACAACAACTTTGTCAAAAGCCTCTTGCTTGCTATCTGCTTCAACTGCTATATAGTGTAGGGTATGCACTATTCGTCCCTTCCCTCAATTAGTTGTATCTGATAGTACTGTTTGTCATCGTAGGGCACGGTAGTTACAAAGTAACCAATCCTATTAACCATATGCATACCGTCACAGATATAAGTTCCACCGTCATCTCCGTCACAGTAAGTCCAAACAGTATTAGGATGTAGAAACACATGGTCTCTAACAAACTCTACCTCGTCACCATATGTCTCAAACATATAGCCGTGCTCACCGTCATTGAATGAGGCATTCTCGTCTAAATGGTTTGGTATAGGCTTGAACTGTTTAAACCATTCATCCTCTGTAAGTTTTACTAACTTGGGCATTGGGCTTCTTTCTCTAGGGTTCTTAATACAATTTTACTACGAACTGGGAAAAATTACAAGGTATCGTAAGGTGATCTACATCACACTGCTTTGGCTTGCTCCCCAATAGGTTTGAGGGTTCTCTTCAAGAAGTCCCCTAATACTATTAATAACCTCTTCGTCAGACATGATCTCTCCGTCTGTGTTTATAAGTTCCATAATCTTATCTATGATCTCACCGTGGTCCATTAGTCTTCATCCTCATCTTCATCAATTACATATGCAACATTAGACTGACCCTCGTGAAATGAAGGTGGGTCTTGCCATATACCCCAAGATAAAGAACTATCAGATAGGCCCTCTGACACTAAGTCTCCACCAAATTGCGATGAATATGTTTTAGTCACATTACCCATAGTATGTGTTCTCATCTATGTAACCTTCTGCTAACAAACCTTCAAAGAAGTCCCATATGGTTAATAGGCCTTGCTTTACTTTTGGGTCGGTAGCGGAATCAATAGCAACAGTTAAACTATTACCAAATTCTTGTATATCCTTGTATGTATAACCTAACATTATCTATCATACTCCTTAATCAAATTCATCGCAAAGTGAAGACAACAATCGCAGTCTCCATTATTCATGCTATATATAAAGTCAAAATGTTCAGAGTTGTCCTCATATATATTCATTATTAGGCCGTCTATGGTTAGTGGTTTGTTAATTGTGGTCATGTTAATATTTTACAGGAAACTGGGGAAAAAGTCAATCTTTCTTAATGAAACAATCATGTGTTATTATTTAAAGAAAGAAAACCCGGAGCGGCTCTGATGGGACTTGAACCCACGATCTCTACCGTGACAGGGTAGCGCATTAACCAACTATGCTACAGAACCAATGGTGAGCAGTTTTAAATCATGCTCAGGATTTTTTACTAAACTAGTTGCAAAGTTTTTTGCACAACAGTTAGCAAACGATTTTTTTCTGCATTAGTTGCAGGGTCAAATCCAGAAGCAGCAGCAAACATGCTTTCGCCATTTGCACTACGAGATGAACGATACCAGTCTAAACGCTCAGTAAGTGCATTAAATGCGCCCCAAGCATTACCAGCAATCATGCCATTAAAATCACCAGTATAAATATCGTTAATCATATTTACCTTGTTTTCCCATTTCTTGATTGCACCCTTAGTATCTAATTCAGGTTTTGGATAAGCAGCAAGAATAATATCATTGAAATCTTTCGCTGATATTTCTTTTTGTATCATAGCATGAGCCATCTTGTCGAATTCGTCCATGTATGAGTTAGCCATACCTAGTGCTTGACGAGCAACAGCAACCTTGCCATTGGCAGTTTGTGTATGACGGATTTTGAAAGATTGCTTGACGCCATCTTTTTTCTTAGTACGATTGAGTGCAACATTAAGAGTGTTAGCGCACACAACACGAACGGGAGTGATAGAAGCCTGAATTGCAATAGAGCCATCATGGCTAGTGTTAATAAGCAAATAAGTTTTAACCTTATCCGCAACACCATTTGGGTCTAATACAGTTTCACGCTCTAAAGCAAGAGAGCCAAATACTACACGACCACCCTTAAGAGAGCCAGCAGTTTCCCAACGACCTCCACCATCAAGAATGTTATCGCCAAATGCAAATAACTCTTCATTTTGTAGTGGTGTGTATCGCTCACCAACAATTCCCAAAACATCAGTTTGAGATTTATCAGTTGGGTTTGTACGAACAACATATTGATATTGTTTGTCAGATACTAAACTAGATGGGATTTCTAAATCCTCTAGTCTAACATTCCAATTATTTAAGTTAGCAGCAACAAGCATTTCACTTGTATTTTTTTCAGTATCAAATACTGTGCCAAGATTGTGCCATGCAGGCTCTCTAAATGAAGCAAAACTTGCTACGCCATTTTGAGTTTCTAAATCATGAGCCATTTTTATCCTTTCGGTTGTTTTAACTAAGTTTAGCAGTCATGACAGCCAATGTCAAATAGGATTGGGGAAAATGGTTTAATCTTCTTAATTGGTATAAATCGGACATTTCGGGCGGGGCCGGGTTTTTGTTAGGGCCAGTTTTACGTCTTGGCCCACGACGTTGATAGCCCCCTATCAAATTTAAGCGGTCCCTGCAGCGGATGCTACAGATCTCTTATTAGTTCTCCTCAAGTGACACATCGTCTACAGTTAAGTCAGCGTCATAGTCATATGAACTTAATTCTGCATCAATGGTTACACTGCTTAGATCAAAGTCTTCAATCTCATCCAATGGGATGTTAATAGTTCCACTGAATGTAACGGTGCCGTATACACTCATTTGCTTTACAGGATTAAGATTAAAGTGTTGTGTTAGCGCTTTTAAAACTTCTTCTTTAGAATAGTTTGGGTCATACCATTCAGGAATTTGATCTTCAAGCCATGAGATGTCTAAACGACGCTCTGCTGCTAGATTGGCATTAGTTCTGCCTTGATGTAGTTCCCATTCAAGATCAGTAACTTTATCAGTCATGAATGTAGGGCTTTCAGGTGCTGCATAGGTGTCAGGTATAGCCTTGTAGGTTACAAGTAGGTTAGGATTGTATGGAACAGATAACTGCTCCTGTGTCATTACTTCGCTCATTAGGGGTTCCTTTTCTGTTAATACAATAATATCATCAAGATTGTGGGAATGCAAGTTCAGTTCTTAATTAGTCTCACATAATGAGATGTGATTTAGATCACGCTGCCCCGGATTTTTGCGGGGGGCAATTAAAGATGAGCAGTTTAGAACTCATGCTCAGGAGTCTTATCTCAGGAATAACTTAGCAATTAAGCCAAGTGCTTATCAGAGATAAATTATTTAGTTGTGCTTACCATAGCAAGGCGTCTTGCGCCATTTGCTAATTGTAAGGATACTCTAGTGGTCTTAGAGTTGATAGGTGAGAACTTTACAATTCTACCTGTGATACCTGTTTTGCTTGTGGTGAATAAATCACCTAGTTGGTATGTGTATCCGCCTAGTGTCATGATTTTCCTTTTCTGTTGTGGTGGTTTGTTATATTAAGTATAACATTTTTGGGGGGGCAAGTCAAGAACCCCCCCAATACTATTAGAGATAACGAGCAATAGCGTTATATGTGCTAGTGCTAACTGTTTCCTCGTCCGTCATTTTAAGGATACGGATAGCGTTCTCAAGTTCCTCTTTCATTTCACGATAAGTATGAGCATGGATTTGCTCAAAATTACGCTCAGGCTCTTTGGGAAAGTCTGCCTCATCTGTGATTAAATCAAAATCAACATTAAGGGTTTTGTTCCAAGAACGATAGTTAGTGCGTAGGTTTTCAGCCTTTGAGATGTTAGCAGTAGCAAACTTAGCAACTTCTTTGCGCCATTTATCTACTTGCTTTTGGAACTTTGCTTCCAGTTCATCTTGATTTGTGTAGTCAGCATTTACTTGTGCTAACTTTGTTTCTAAGGCTTTGATAACCTTAGCAGTAGCGATTTTTACGCTGATGGGTTTGCTTCTTGCCATTTGGTTTGTTTCCGTTTCTGTTGGTGAGTTTGATGGGGGTATTAAGTTGAGCAGTTTCTCGTCATGCTCAGGACTTTAGCCACTAGGCTAAGATTAAGCGTTCTTTGCTGTCCAAGTTGTCCAGCGAGTTGAGCCATTAACATCTAACTTAACTCTAACTGTGTTCTTGTTAGTTGGCACAATTTCGGTAATAGTTCCTACTACCTTTGATTTTTGTGATGTGTAGGTGTCGCCTACCTTGTATGTTGCGTTTGCTACGGACATGGTTCTCCTTCTTGTTGGTTTTTGCTTACTGTATAAGTCTAACATTTTTTGGTCAAAAATACAAATTATCTCATGGATAATCTCATATATTGAGATGTGAGATATATCACACTTAATGCCCCATGCCTGAGAATAGGATATATAAGAATATAAGTGATAATACTATTAGTATCTCCATATGCCCCTTATTTCTTAGATGATGAAAAGACTATGTCGCTCTTAGAGTATACACACAAACCGCAAGATACGCAAGCCGAGCCAGCGCTTGAGATAAGTGGAATGGCTTTTAGGTTTTCAGGGCACTTAGCACCAGGTCGATTAAATAACTCCTTCATATCTGCCTGACCTATTGCAAAATTCTGTGCAAGGTATGCAAGGCGTATCCCATGATCTTTCTTTAAATTAACGCCTATCTGCTTATTCTCGCTGTCTGTTGAATAGTATAAGGATAGATTAGGAATATCCTTTAGCATTACCGCTGCAGGCTGTACCCTTGTATATACCCAGAATTTTATATCTGTATTGTTAAGGATGATTTGTTTCCATGCTTTGGTGTACGTGTCATTAAAGAAATCACCGTCCCAATGAATACGAAATAACAATGACGCATTTTTCTTTTCACAATCTTTTTTAAAATCATTAATCATATTCTGCAATAGATCAATCATAGTCGATTCGTCAGCGTCTTTTAATAATTCCCAATTATGTATTAGGTTTGCCTTTACGGCTTTGTAAAGTTTTTCAAGTTTTCCTGCGTAGCAAACACTTTCACAAACACTAGTGGCACCAGGGCATGAATAATTCTTTCCAGCGGGAAGACCGAACGTGTTTGCAATTGCGGCTTGCTTTCCATTTTTTGTAACAAGATTAGCAACCTTTCTGTCAAATGATCTTTTTAATTGTGGTGTTGTCATATAAATATTTTAGCAGAATGTGGAGAAAATATCAAGTGTACGTAAGGTACAAAACGGACAAATCGGGCAGGGCCGGGTTTTTCTGCGGGGAAGTGCAGAAAAATTATTCTAAGTGAACATACCAATCATAGTATTCATTATCAACTAACTGAGCGGTATCTTTTTCACCAAACTCATTTTGATACTCTGCATACCAAAAGTATTGGTCAGGATCAGATTCAATAGAAAGTATTTCAACTACCTCATCATTGTATCCAATAAAATCTCCAACCATCATCATAGAAGGTTTGAGAATATCTATTTTCTTTAATTCCATGTTCATCATTGTAGCAGCCATTTATTCAGCCTCAATTTCTGCTAGGGTTTCCCATAGAATAGGTTCTAGAATTTTTGCAACCTGATCTAATTTATCTTGCAAGTCTTTACTCATATAAGTCCTCATCTGCTGGCTCAATGAACCACTCTAGGTGTGCGTGTGATACCAATGCGCTGGCGGTAGTCCAAGTGTTGCCCTTCCAACTAATTTGAAAGCCATCAACAACTGGTAATTCTATTCTACGAGAATAATCCTCCTCATAGTATGCGTCAATAGCCTCAATACATGGCTGAACCATTACTGTTGGTATTGGTGGATAATGATTACCTTGTAAGTGATACTTTAATTGTGTTTCTAGGTCTAGCGTTGTATCTGCTAAACCTATTGCTGTTATGCTTCCCATTATTTAATTACGACCTCTCCGTTAGTGTAGAAGGTTTTAGTATACATCTTACCTGTTGGGTCAGACAAATTATAGGTTGCGTATTCTTTAGCAAAGCCATAGTCCACGCATTTATCCCAAGCCCTAACTGCTTCTAGCATATCGCTAACTCGCAGGGTATGAATTAACTCTCCATCATATGAAGTAGTAAGTGAATAAGTATATTCCATTAGTTTAGTTTCCAATCCATTAGTTCGTCAGCAGATATAGCGTAAGGATTACACTCGCAAGGCTCACTATCAAAGTCTACATTATTTCCTTGATATATCCAACCATAGCCGTAGCAGTATTCGTGCTCTAGTATATCCATTAGTGCTTCTTTTACTTTACCCATTTGTTCCTTCTTTCTTTATATCTTTATCCTATCAGATACAACTGACAAAATCCAATTAGACGCCTTAATCTGGGGAATTTAGGGTGTGATCTTAACCACACGTAAAGGTCATGTATAGATTGCGACACGCCGCCTGCGCCGGGTTTTTCGAACAAATGTTTGAGCAGTTTTTATTCTTGCTCAGGAATTTTTATTTATACTTTAAATGCTTTACGCAATTCATTTCGCAATCTGCGAATTTCTTTTTGTTGTGCAATATTTTGTTTCCAAAATAAACCCATAACAGTTAAGCAACCAAGTAGCGCAATTATTATTGCAATCACATCTAAATTAGTTATCATTTGTTTTACCCCTTCCACATTTCAGAGCCAACAGGAATTAAACCAATTTCATCAATTCCGCAAGCCTTTTCAAATCTTGCAAAATCAAAGTTTTCATTATCTGATTGAAACCAATCCGCAAATTCTTGAATTAAATCTTCATAAGTATTTTGTGGAATTTCATCTACAAAACTTTTTAGAATGTTTGCGGTTTTGATGTAGTCTTTTCTAGTCATTAGTCAGCCTCTTTCGTAGTAAATAAAGTGCCTAGTGCAAAGTTTTTACATTCGCACTTTTCTACATCATAGGCAAGATTATCTCCCCAAAAAATATAACCTGCGCCATTACATTCATCACACTTAAAAGTCATTACGCTACTAATCATTATGCTAACGCCTTTCCTCTAAGTGTGCCACGAACACCCAACACATCACAAGCAATTTTTACAGATACGCCAACAGGTAATTGGTTTGGGTAAGTGTTTATGAATTGAGCAACCGCACCCTGAGAAGGTAGGTTGATATTTTTTACAGCACCATTAAAGGTTTCTAGTTTTACAGTATAAGTCATTTCTGACCACCTTTCGTTTTTGTTTGAGTTATTATTCTATCAATTATCGCTGACATTTTCCAATTATAGGGGGTGTGTTGGAGTGTGAGTTGCCTCACATCTCCTTTATATTAGCCTGATGATAAGCAAGGGTTATCTCCTCGCCATACTCGGCTACTAGGTCGGCATAGACCTCATCTAGATAGTTAAGGTAATCAGACATTATTAACCTACCTGAACCGCTACGGTGCGGAAAGTATTGTTAATGCGACCTTCATCTATTTCTACAAAATAGGCTTCAGTATTATCACCATACCAAAGAGCACCCTTAGATTTTTCTGCGGAAATAATTGTTCCGTCAGTTAAGGATTTAGATGAATAAGATTTACCAATTAGCAAATCTTCTATTGTGTATAAGTTAGCCATTGTTAGCCACTTCCTTTCGTTATTTTCTTACTCCGTAAGTCTATCAGAATTAACAGACATTTACAACCTACTAGCCAGTAATCTCAAATAATAAGACGCTCAAACTGTGTGAGAAAAATCACATCGTACGTAAGTTATCCACAGGCTGTGGACGACACGCCATGCGTGCCGGGTTTTTTGCAGAGTTTTTATTTCTGCAAAAATTTTTTATTAGTTAAATTTATCTAATAAAATTTGTTTAACAATTTCTAATTGCGCTTCGGTTAAATTAGTTAATTCAACTGCGTTTTCAAATTGCTTAGTTATGCTTTCTGTATTATTTTGCATTTTTATGTTTTACCTTTCTACTATATTTTTTTTTATTTGGAATTGGTGTTGCCGCATTACTACGGCGCAATTCTTGAATACGAATAATTTTGTTTTTTATTTCTTTTAACATTTTATTATTCCCAACAATTAGAGCAAGTAATTATATCTTGCTCATCAAAAAATTCGCTAGAAACTTTTTCATTACATAGACGACAATTAAGAGTTATCATTTATATTCTCCTTTTAAGATAAGTTCATCTAGCATTTTTGCTAGAGGGTCTATCTGCTCGTCAGCAAGATAGTTAGTTAATTCTAAATCTTTTACAAAGTTTATCATTTACTTACCTACCTTCCATGAAGACCAATAAGATAGCAATTCGCTATCCTCAATATAGTGAGAATAAATATTCTGCTCACAATTTTCGCAGAAACTATATTTCATATCATTTACGATAGATGTCGCTAATAGATTAGCGGTGTGCTTACACACTTTGTTTAGTAGTGAATTCATTTTGAATTCCTTTCTTTAAGAGATTTACTTATTGTTCAATCTTTATACTAGAAGTATAACAGCGACCACTGACATTTACTGACCAGTAGGTAGGACAAAACGGACATTGTGTCTTGTGATGTAGGTCATGTGGATAACTTGAGCGTGAAATGGGTATGTGATCTACGTCATGTGGATAACCCTCTCAGACACACCCGACCGAGCCGGGTTGCATGTCCGATATGTCCGATATGTCGTGTGGTATATATCACTAATTACATGCGTGTTATTTACGGCGTGTCGTGTTGACTTTTGGGGTTATCCCTGCTATAATTCCATTATAGAAAATTAAATATAGAATTATTTAGGGGCGTGAGCCTAGCAAGTAAATGTGAGACAAATCACAGTGAGCCTAGCAAATAACCCCCCCTAAATTGTCAGCCCCCCCTGCTAGAATTGCAGGTATAGAAAGAAAGTCTCTTGAAAGGAGAACTACAAATGATAAACAATAACCCTAACAATCCCCTTATTTCGGATATTAGAAAAGCCCAACAGGCTCGCTATGACCGAGAGGATCAGAGTATCCTTGAAGCGTTAAATCAGGCTAACGCCTATCTATCTGCTCAATACAATTTAGATGAGGAGGTTAAGTAGTTATGGAACTATTTTTAGACTTAGATGGTTTTGGTTTATATGCCGAGAGCATTGCCTTAGCAGTAGAGATACCAACATGGTTGTTGGTTGGCACTATTGCGTTCATTTATTCAATTAAATTGATTAGGAGAGACAAGTGATACCAGTAAAACTAACAACAGTTAACGGCTCGGTGGCAGACATGCCATTTACAAGCAAAGAAAAAATACTAGAGTTTATTGATCAATACTCTAACGCATTACCAATTGGCACAGCAGTAAACATTGACGCACCGCTAGTTGGTATTCACTCAGGTTGGATACAAGGACGCAAGGCTACTGCTAACGCATAGACTATATGGTGAGCATGCCTGCAGTGTGCTCACTATTTTTTTTTATTATATTATTTTTAAACATGTATCGTACATCTAAGAAAAATATTCAGATTTTGTCAAAATGAAAATTTTTTCAGATTTCCAGGGTATAGGGTATAATCAATATATGTGCCAACACGTATATAGATACACAGGTTCTGGGCTATGCGGATATTGTGGTTTGGAAACTCATGATCCTGATTGGGTCAAGATAAATAAAATATACGCAGAGTACAAAGAAAAAGTCGGGTACTTCTACAATTCGACAACCTGGTGGTCTATATGATAGAATATATGGATGCATTTACTAGGACTAGAAATTCGACGGGATCGTAGAGAAAAACAATACTCTATGAAGACCTGTTTTGGCTGTGGCAAAATACTCTGGGTAGCCAAAGCAAACATCAGAGCATATAACTATTGCGGTAGTTGTAAGTAATGCCATTCTTAGAAAACCTCGAAACCTCCATAGCCGATGATGATGGTATGCCCAATAACGAAAAAGTTATAAACAATGGTTTGGCATTAAAAGTTTTTGAAGAAGAGGTTTGTGATCATTGTTCTTGCAAAACCACGGTAACTAATGAAATGATTGAATCCCAAACCTCATTTGAGGAATAATGAATTACTTAGTTCACACAGATCCATACAATCACTTAGATAGAGGTTTGTTAATTCTTGCAATTTTGGCAGGTATAACAATTATCGCCTGGTATTTTAAAAGATAACCACCTGGTTATTTATTATATTTATTAAACAACCTTATTACACCATACCCCATACACACACATATACCAAACCACAGTATTCCCATATATCAATTATATCACTATAGCCGCATAGAAGGTTTGACAGTTACTACACCATAGTGACTATGTATTAGTCATATTAGGTGGGAGAAGGTTTGTTATCTCTATTTTTCGGCTTCGTTAATTCCCGCCGAAATTTAAAATAAATAATGTTATAATTGGATTCATGACAACTCAAGACTGGGCAGGAATGATTTTAACTTTATTGTCCATAATTGCAATTGTTGGAGTGGGCGTAAGATGGATTGTTAAAAAATACGTAGAAGATATTGTTTACGAAATGAAGCCCAATAATGGATCCTCGATGAAGGACCAAATTACAAGATTAGAAGAGAAGACTGAAAAAATTTTTGACTTAATGATCGAACATTTAAAAAATCATTCTAAATAACTATATATAAAGATATCTTAAAAACCTATTTACAGTATATTCTTTTCTTTATATATTTTAAGTATACACCATAACTTCTGGATTTTTCGAACTTTATGCCAAACCTTTATAACGGTTCAATAACAATTTTTATATATCTGGATTATAACGATTTGTTATAAATATAATGTGTGTTAATATATAATGTTATAATTTGAGTGCTGCCCCTAGGTTGCCCCCACCCCCCACTGCGCCTAGGGGTTAGCATATTTTATGGTATAATCAAATATTATGTGCGTATCTACAATTGAAAAATATGGCGCAACACCAGCCAACATACAGTGGACAGTAGTCCGTGGAGATAGTGCAACCCTAAAGGTAGAGTTTTTTGAAGATGACGAAACCACACCATACGACACCTCAGACTGGACATATAGCGCTACATCCTATGATTCCAATGGAGATGTTTTAGATGAACTTATTACTACCCCCGAAGATGGGTATGTTGAAATTTTTGCTCCAGCAAGTATTACTGAAAATTGGGGTGGTACTAAATACCGCTCAATTGTTGCCGAACTACAGTTTGATTTACAAATAGTAATTGAGGGCGGTAGTGGTCAAAATGCAGACACCGTATGGACTCCAGTAATTGGAACCATATGTGTACTAGGTGATATAACTCCAGGTCTATAATGCCAATAGTAAAAATATCAGCAAAAAAAGATAACCTTCCACCAATTGTTAAAATTGGTAAAAAAGTATTTAAAGTAAAGAAATAACTCTGCCATGGCTAAAAGCATGGACTTCCCAGACGTTTCAAAAAAGAAAAAATACTCCGAAGCAGTACAAGGCACCCAAGAATTAAATACACAGTATATTGCTGTTCCTGGAATCCAAGGTGAAAAAGGTGAAACTGGACCAAAGGGTGAAAAAGGTGATCAAGGTATACAAGGTTTAAAAGGAGAAAAAGGGGATAGAGGTCCCGAAGGTCCACAAGGACAGCGAGGAGAGCCAGGTAAGGGTGCAGAAGGCTATGACAGCGTATCTGGTCAATATCCAGGATGGGCATATTATAGGAATAAAAATTTAAGTGAAGTTAGGCTTGGTCCAGAAAGAGGGGATGACGGATGGGTATCTATAAATTTTATGAAAGACGAAGAAACATCTAATGAGATCTATATGCCAATCGGTGCAAATACTTTATGGAATAATGAATCAAAAAATTTTAACTTTAAAGCCTTAAAAATTGGAGCAAAGGTAGATGTAAGATATGACTTTACTATAACTACTTATATGAATAATACAGAGGTTTGGGCTAGGTTATTTGTTCCAGATTATAGCAACTCTCCAATAGGATATGTTTCAACTCTAAAATATCAATACTCATACGATATGTCATATAACCAAACCATATATCTAGATGCTCAAAGAATTAGAACACTAGGTGGAGCAATTCAATTCAGGGCAGATAATGAAAGTAATATAGTTCTAAATGGTATCTATATTGCTGTTTGTTAATGGTATAATGGATCAGGAGGACTAATGGCATTTCCAGGCAGTTATAGTTTTAGTTATTACCGTGGCGACACATCTCAATTTGTGGTTCGACCTAAAACAACGGATGGTTCAGCCTTTGATTTAACAGGTTATACTGCCGCTTTTACAATTGCAAATCAATCAGGACCAAGCGGTACTCAAACTGCTGCTGTTACAGTTGTTAATACAACAACAGACATTGTAACATGCACAATTACTCCAGCAATTGGAAGAACACTTTCAGCAGGAACTTATGTCTATGACGTTCAAATTACAAACGGAACACAAATTTATACACTACTTGCTGGATCAATTACAGTAACCAATGATATTACTGGTGCAGTATAATGCCTGATGTTTTATTAAACAATGACGACATTACAGTTCTTGGTCCCCCAGAAGTTGTAGAACTTCTTGTAGATATTGGACCAACAGGAACTCGTGGAAGTCAAACATTTGTTGGAATAGGAGATCCCAACACTATTGAAATTGGACAAACCCCACTACTAAATGATTTATACATTAATACCTCTCCAGGTGCAGATTATGGATATTTATATCAATACGTATCTCAACCTGGAGGAAATACCTGGATTGAAGTTTTAGAATTAAATCCAACAATCTATTCAGTTAATCACACAACAACTTATGTCAATGGAGTTGCACAGATTGTGATTCCTATTTCAAATATTACCTCTGAAACATCACTAACTGCTAGTAACTTCAGTGTTCAATTTAGTATTGTTAATGATAATCCAGTTGCAGCCTCTATGAGCATACCCGCACTTGCTGGAAACAATCAAAATTTAGTTATAAACTTTAAAGCAGTTGAGCATAGAACAGATGTAGATTCTGGCCCATATGGAGATTGGGCGGTTTTAGAGGGAGAAGTAACAACACATTTATTTATAACAATTTTAGATGAGGAGTCTTAGTCTATATCTTTATGATATAATTCTAATGAGGTGATATATGGCAGCAGAATCAATAGGTACGTTAGTACCAACTAAAATTCCAGGATTATCAGATCCTGCCGACATACAAGCAGCACTGCGTTTATATCACTATGGAGATTATACATATACTACATCAAACTCTAATACAGCAAACCTTGTAAATCCATCTATTGCTTATACAATTAATAGTTTACAAAGTCAGATAACTGCAATTGATCTTTCAACTGCACTACTAAAAACAGACTTTGCTGCTAAAGGTGATCTACTTTCTGCTTCAGCAAATGACACATTATCTATTTTATCTGTTGGAAGTAATGGAACAGTTTTAACAGCCAACTCAGCAACAGCATCAGGTTTAGCCTGGACAACACCAGATGTTACACTTACTAATAGTGCAACACTAACTAATAAAACTTTAACTGCTCCAGTTATAAATCTTTCAATTAATCCACAAACAGTTGCCTATGAACTTGTTCTTGCCGATAATGGAAAAATGGTTGAGGTGTCAAGTGCTTCTGCAGTTACCTTGTCAATTCCAACAAACGCCAACCAAGCATTTGCAACAGGTGCACAAATTACAATTTTACAAACAAGCACGGGACAGGTAACTATTGCAGCAACTACTCCAGGAACTACAACTGTAAACGGAACTCCAGGATTAAAATTAAGAGCACAATGGTCATCTGCCGTATGTATTAAACGTGCTACTGACTCTTGGGTTGTTCTTGGAGACTTAGTTGCATAATGTCAAGACTAGGACCCGTATCATCTTCTGCTGGTCGTAAACCAGGAACACCAACAATTGGGTCTGCAACTGCTGGCGATGGTCAAGCAAGTGTAACATTTACAGCACCAACATATTTAGGTAAACCAAATTCTTCTTTAACTTATACAGTAGTTTCATCTCCTAGTTCAATTTCTAATACTGGATCTGGATCACCAATTACAGTTACTGGATTATCAAATGGAACATCTTATAGTTTTACAGTAAAGTTAAGTAATACTGTTTTAGATTCTGAGTTTTCATCAGCAAGCAATAACGTTTCTCCAGCAGGAGCAGCACCACCACCCCCACCTCCTCCTCCCCCACCACCCGTAACGCCACCACCTGTAACGCCGCCACCTGCGACGCCACCACCTGCGACGCCACCACCTGCGACGCCACCACCTGCGACGCCACCACCTGCGACGCCACCACCTGTTCAAAACAAATCTTGTACTACACAAGATGTTATTAATGGTCTATGCTATCCAAGCGGATGTTGTGGTGGTGTTCGTGGAGGACAGTGTGGATATACAACAACTTGTAATTATGGATAAGATAAGATATACTTTTAATAAGGAGAAAAATATATGGTAACAGATGCTTCAATTGATTATATTTATAGCCCAGAAATTCCAGGCATAGGGGTTGCCTTTGTTATTGATAGAGAGGTTTTGTATACTGCTCCAGTCTGGGCTACATTTGGACAAAAATTATTAGACGCTACAGAATTTAGAGATGTCTCATCTGAATATATAGAACATAATGGTATGACAATAGAAATATTAATAGATGATCAAGTAGTAGAAACATGGCAAACCACAGAGTATGTAGGTTCAATTTTACTTTCAAATCCATTAATATTAGATTTATCAAAATATGAAAATGGCGGATATGTAGAAGATTTAAAGGCTAGTTTTGACGGTGTAAAATTTATTATTAAAACAGGGGAATAATATGAGTAAGTGGTCAGAGTATAAAGAAAAAAATGGATCAACTCCACTGGATTTTTTAAATCCAAGAACTAACCGTGTTAGTGATGAAGTTGCAAAATCAAGACTTGATATATGCATATCTTGCCCAGAATTAATACAAATTACAAAACAATGTAAAAAATGTAGATGTTTTATGACAGCAAAAACAAAAATTGAAGCATCCAGATGCCCAATAGGAAAATGGTAATGAATAAGATTTATGTTTCAATAGCATCTTATCGAGATCCATATTTACAAAGTACAATAGATTCACTTTTTCTTGAAGCAGATAATCCAGAAAATATAACAGTTGGATGTTTTATACATGCTTTAAAAAATGAAATTAAAGATTTAAGCCTAAAAAAAACATATAACAATAAAGTTAAATATGAAATTGAGCAGGCTGGTACAGTTTTTAGCGTTACCGCTTGTAGAAATCGTTGTTTAAAATGGCTTGACAGTACTTATAAATACACCTTACAAGTAGACTCTCATTCAAGATTTGATAAAGGATGGGATACAAAATTAATTAATATTATAGAGTCTACAGGTGATAATAAAGCAATACTTAGCGGTGCGTTACCAGTTTTTGATATTTTAGAAGATGGCACAGAAGAAAAAAAACAACAAGATTATCCAGTTTCATTTACTGTGCATACTGACACAACCAAAGAGAATATTTTGCATTCCTACGACCTATCTCCAAGGGGAATAGTTTTACAAACACTTGAAAACAAGGAATACGCTATTGATTGGTATTTAACTGGACATTTTATTTTTTCTTTAAGTGATTATTTTAAAAAAATTCCACAACCAGACTGGGTTTTATTTTGGGGAGAAGAAGTTTTAAACGGTGTTAGAGCCTTTACTGCTGGATATAACGTTTATATTCCAAAAAATGTACCAATTTATCATTTGTATTCTGATAGAATAAAAAGACCAAGATTAGTTCAAGATTTTCCAGAAAAATATTTTTTATTAAGAGACTATACAACAGACAGAATTATTGATATACTAATAGGTAAAGATATTAAAGAAAATGATATTTTTTATGAAAGAAGTATAGAAAGTTTTTATAACTACGTTGGTTATAATTTAGGAGAATTATTTGATTCTTGGAGAAATTGGAGAAAAGAGTTAATTGATAAGGGGAGAAATGAATAAAGCAAAAACGTTTAAAAATTTTATTTTAAAAAAAGATTGTGAATATTTAATAAATAAAATTAAAGATTCGTCTTTATGGGAAAGTGGAGGTTCTGGATTTTGGGACAACCGTGTAATTAATTATAGTAAGTTATTAACTTATGATAAAGTTGCAGCAGAAATTATGAAAGATGCAAATTTAAGGTGTGCTGCAAAAATTAAAGAAGAATATAATATAGATAAACCAGTGTACTCTGATACCTTGCAGGCAATTCGTTGGTTTCCAGAAATGGAACAAACTCCACATGCAGACGATATGACAAATACAGACATAAAGGGTTTTGAGCATAGGGTTTTTGGATCTATTATATATCTTAATGATGACTATGAGGGCGGACATACTTATTATCCAAACTATAATTTTGAAATAACTCCAGAGGCTGGTAAATTAGCAATACATCCAGGAGATCCAGAGCATTTGCATGGAGTTACTAAAATTAAAAATAACATTAGATATACTATTGCCTCATTTTGGACATTTGAAAAAAATCTAAGTTATGTCTGGTAATTATTTAAATAATTCTGGATTTGAAATTCCAGAAAATAAAATTGCTATAGTTCCACATTCACTAGATAATGATGGTTGGTATAAAGAAGTTATCAAACCATTAAAGGGTGAAACCAAAAGAGATTGGTTTAATTCTCATTTTTATTATTGTTTACCACTTACTATTGGAAATCAATACGGATTTGTAATTAATTCACTTAGAGACTTTGAGGTGTCTTGGGACGGTACAGATTCAGACGCTATGATTAATTTTTTAAATAATGATAATCAAGAAAAACAAATAATTAAAAATGGTTTTGGCAAAGGCATTGTAACAATACAAAATCTATTTGCATTAAAGACTCCAATTGGTATTAATATAATGACTATACAACCACCAAACCTTTTTATACCTGGATGTTCTGCCATGACTGGGGTAATAGAAACAGACCAAATAAGAAGAGACTTTACGTTTAACTTTAAAATCACAATTCCAAACCAAAAAATAACAATAAAAAAGGGTGATGCAATAGGAGCATTTATTCCTATTCCAAGATACTTTGTAGATAACTTTGAAGTAGAACTGGTTAGTAATTTATTTGATAAACAATTACATATTAATGAAATTGAAGAAATGAATAATCTTTCAAAAGAAAGAGGTGGGGTAGACAGGCTTAAACCACACCAGTCTGGAAGAAGGTATTTTAATGGTATTCATACCGATAGTAACAAATATCCAGACCACCAAAAGCGGGTACATTAAATAAAATAATGCTATAATAGGTCTAAGTCTATTTATAGGAGGCAATACCATGGCTACTACTTACAAGGTTTTGGCACAGTCCAACCCTTCAGCAACTACAGCAACTACGCTTTATACAGTACCGTCCTCTACCTCAACGGTAGTATCGACAATCACTGTAGCAAACCTTGCTGGATCTGCTGCAACTTATCGAATTTCTGTTCGTCCTGCTGGAGAAGGTCAGGCTAACAAGCACTACATTGCATACGATGTAACTGTAGGTGCAAACGATACAACTACTCTAACACTTGGATTAACATTAGCAACAACAGATGTTATTACAATTTACGCTTCAACCTCAACACTAGCATTTAACGTATACGGCAGCGAAATAGCCTAGTTTTAGGAGGGTAGTCGAAGTGTCAACCAAAAGACTATCGGATAAAACTAGTCTAGTTAATAGTTTTAGAATGGGTATGGGGGCGTCTAGTGCTGCCATACCTGATACCCCGACAATTGGCACCGCTACAAAAACTGGTGGAACAGGCGCTACTGTTACTTATACCGCTGCAACTTTAGGAGCAAATGCTTCTTCCTTTACAGCAACTTCAAATCCAGGATCTTTAACAGGAACTGGATCTTCACCAATTACTATTAATGGATTAACTCCAGCAACAAATTATACTTTTACCGTTACTGCTACAAATTCAAATGGAACATCTGCAGCAAGTTCTGCAAGTAATGAAATTACTACAGATGCACTAGTATCAGTTTCTTACTTAGTTCTTGCTGGTGGTGGCGGCGGTGGACAAGGTGGCGGCGCTGGCGGCGGAGGTGGAGGAGCAGGTGGATATCGTACAAATTTTGAAGGAACATCTTTATCATTACTTTTATCAACTAACTATTCTGTAACTATTGGCGGAGGTGGTGTTGGAACTGCATATCCAAATCCTCAAAATTCTGGAACTAATTCTTCATTTTCTACTATTTCTGCAACGGGTGGCGGAGGAGGCGGAGGAGAAAGTTTATCTGGTAATGGTGGAGGTGCTGCATTTAGAATTGGATCAACTGGTGGCTCTGGAGGTGGATCTAAGGGAGAGCAAGGAGTTGCAGATGGTGGTATTGCTAGTCGTGTAGGTGGAACTGGTAATGCTGGTGGATACTCTCCAGTAGAAGGTTATAATGGTGGTGTAATGATTGGAACTCCCCAGCCCAATGGTTCAGGTGGTGGAGGTGCTGGAGGGACAGGCGGTTCAAATAATAACTCAATTGGTGGCGCAGGCGGAGGCGGGGCTTCTAATTCAATTACTGGTTCGTCAGTAACCTATGGCGGAGGCGGAGGTGGTGCTGGATACTTTACTACAGGAGGTGCTGGAGGTAGTGGAGGTGGAGGTAGAGGTCAACAAAGAGATGGTCTTGCTGGAACTGCTGGTGAATCAAATAAAGGTGCTGGCGGTGGAGGTGCTACCAATATTACATCTTATAATGGTGGATCAGGAGTTGTAATTCTTAGATATCCAAATACATATACAATTTCAAATCCTGGTGGAGGATTATCAATGTCAACAAACACAGTTTCTACAGACAAAGTAACCACAATTACTGCGGGTACTGGAAACGTAAGTTTTGCATAATGGCAAATAAAAGTATAAAAACAGGATCATCAATAATTGTTAGTAAATCTATTGCAGTAGGTAATACATCTGCCGCTATTCCAAATGCTCCAACTATTGGCACTGCTACTAAGACAGGAATAACAACTGCAACTGTTACTTATACCGCTGCAGTTTTAGGTGCAACTGGCACAACTTTTACTGCTACATCAAATCCAAGTTCTATTACAGGAACTGGCTCTTCACCAATTACTATTAATGGATTAACTCCAGCAACAAATTATACTTTTACCGTTACTGCCACAAACTCTAATGGAACATCAACAGCCTCTGCTGCAAGTAATTCAATTACTACTGATGCTCAACCAATACTTTCAAGTGTTGATTATCTTGTTGTTGCAGGTGGCGGTGGCGGTGGTGGAGTAGGACAAACCGCAGGTGGAGGCGGAGGCGGAGGTGGAGGATTTAAAACTTCTACTAATTTTTCCATTAGTGGCTCTTTCACAGTAACAGTTGGTGCTGGCGGTGCAGGTGGTGCCGCAGGTAATAGTCATCCAGGTTCAAATGGTGGTAATAGTGTTTTCTCTACCATTACATCAACTGGTGGTGGTGGTGGTGGTTCGTATTCTAGTCAAAGTGCTGGTTTATCTGGTGGTTCAGGTGGTGGAGGAACTATTGGCGAAAGTGGTGGTGCTGCTTCTCCTGCTGGTCAAGGTAATGCTGGTGGAAACGCAAATGCAGGTAATGAAGGACAATTTCAACAAGGTGCTGGCGGCGGCGGTGCTGGTAGCGCAGGTGAAAATGTTGGAACAAATGGCGATACAACTGCTGGTGGAACAGGCGGATCTGGCTTAAGTAATTCATACTCAGGAAGTGCTGTTACCTATGCTGGCGGCGGCGGCGGCGGTGGTGGATACTATAACGTATTTACTGCAGGACTTGGACAAGATGGTGGCGCTAATGGAACTGCTGGTTCAAGTTCAGGCTCAACAGATACCCCAACCAATGCGGTAGTAAATCGAGGCGGCGGAGGTGGTGGTGCTGGTGGTGATACTAATGGTGGTGGTGGTTACCCAAATACACCAGGAGGCAATGGCGGCTCAGGTGTTGTTATATTGCGTTATGCAGATAATTATGCTGATTTAACTTCTATTAGTGGAAGTTTAGTTAAAACAGGTGGTGGAACAACGCCAACAACAACAACAGGTGGTTACAAAATTTATGTATTTACAGCAGGAACAGGAACGGTGACTATCTAATGTCAGTTAAAAGATTCTCAGACGACTCAAGTATAAAGAATACTTATAAATTAGGTAGAGGTGCAACTAGTGCCGCTATTCCAAATACCCCGACTATTGGTGCTGCTACTGCAGTTAACGATGTTTCTGCTACCGTTGCCTATACCGCTGCAGTCTTAGGTGCTAATGGTGTTACCTTTACAGCAACATCTACTCCTGGTTCTATTACTGGTTCTAGTTCTACTTCACCAATTACAGTGTCAGGATTAACAGCATCAACAAATTATACATTTACAGTAAAGGCAAATAATGCTAATGGTAATTCTCCTAACTCAGAAGCAAGTAATCAAATTACTACTGCGCCACCAATAGTTTATTTTGATGTTGATTATTTAGTTATTGCAGGCGGCGGTGGCGGCGGATTTAATGCAGGAGGTGGTGGTGGTGCAGGTGGATTTAGAACAAGCGCTGGAACGCAAGGTGGTGGAGGCGGTGGTGCTTCAGCATTAAATCTTGATACAGCAACAAATTACACAGTTACTGTTGGTGGTGGTGGTGCTGGTGCAACCAGCAATGCGTTAGGTAGTAGTGGTGTTAATTCTGTATTCTCAACTATTACATCAACAGGTGGCGGAGGCGGTGGTAGTCGCAGTTCTAATAAAACTGGTGGTACTGGTGGTTCTGGTGGTGGTGGTGCAAATGATTTAGGTAGTGGTGGTTCTAGAACTAGTAGCCCAGTACAAGGAAACAATGGTGGTGCTAATGTTGGCGATTCAACTGGCGCAGGCGGAGGCGGCGCTGGTGGCGCTGGAGGTACTGGCGGTGCTGGTAACCCAGGAACAGGCGGCGCAGGTCTTGCTTCAAGCATTACTGGCAGTTCTGTTACTCGTGCTGGCGGCGGCGGCGGTGGTTATAGAGTTGGCGCTGCAAATGGTGGTACTGGCGGTGGTGGTGCAGGTTCACTTGGTGGCAGTAATACCCAACCAGCGGTTGCGGGTAATGCAAACACAGGCTCTGGCGGCGGTGGTGGTAACAATGCTACAGATAATGCTGCTGGAAATGGTGCTAGCGGTGGGTCAGGTGTCGTAATTTTAAGATACCCAGATTCACGCACAATTACATTTGGCGCAGGAGTTACAGGAACTGAAAGTGGAGCAAGCGGTGGATACAAAAGAGCCACAATAACAGAGGGTACTGGAAACGTAAGTTGGACATAAACCATTAAACAAATAATGGTAGAATATACTATAGCGAAAGGAAATACAACATGGCACATTATGCATTTTTAGATGACAACAACATTGTTACCGAAGTTATCACGGGTATCGATGAAACAGAATTAATTGAAGGATTAGATCCTGAAACATGGTACGGTAACTTTAGAGGTCAAACCTGTAAACGTACTAGTTATAACAACAACATAAGAAAACAATACGCAGGTATTGGTTATACTTATAATGCAGAGGAAGATGTTTTTATCTCCCCGCAACCTTTTGCATCTTGGTCATTAGATGCTAACTTTGATTGGCAAGCACCAACTCCAATGCCTGTAGAAGAAGGTAAGTTTTATCGTTGGTCAGAAGATGATTTAAGTTGGGTTGAGATACCAGTAGAGTAAGGTTTTGCATTAAAAAAATGGTATAATTCATAATATACCTATTGAAAGGCAATACAATTGGCAATTAAAAGAACGTCAAGTAATAGCCTTGTCAATGCTACAAAAATGAGTACTGGTTTTTCATCTGCCGCTATTCCAAATGCCCCTACTATTGGTGTTGCAACTGCTACATCAGACGTAGCAGCAACTGTTGCTTATACCGTTGCAGTCTTAGGTGCTAATGGCGTTACCTTTACAGCAACATCTAGTCCTAGTTCAATCACGGGTACTGGATCATCCCCAATCACGGTAACAGGTTTAACTGCTAGTACATCATACACATTTTCAGTAACGGCGAGTAATGCAAATGGAACCTCAGCAGCCTCATCAGCCAGCAATTCTATTACTACTAGTGCTCCACTTTCTTCTTACGAATCTATTGCAACAGTAACAGTAGGTGGTGGCGGGGCTTCGTCTATTTCATTTACCTCAATACCTCAAACTTTTACTCATTTGCAATTAAGAGGTTTGTTTAGATCAGATTATGGTACAGGTGCTGGTGCCTATCTTAGAATAAATAATGATACTACTTCAAATATTTATTCCGCCCATGGCTTAAGTGGTAATGGTAGTAGCCCAAGTGCTTTTGGAGACATAAATATTAGTGCTGGTACATACTGGGGAATAGACACAGGACCTTCTAGCATTGCTAATTCTTTTGGTGCTAATATTGCAGATATTCTTGATTATAAAAATACTAATAAGTTTAAAACTGTAAAAATTTTTTCAGGAGCAGACAATAGTGGTAGTGGAACTATTGCTTTAAGGTCAGGTTTATATCGTTCTACAACTGCCATTTCTAGATTAGATATAGTATTTGGTGGAGCAGCAAACTGGGTTTCAGGAACTACAGTTGCCCTCTACGGAATCAAAGGAGCATAAAAAATGCCAGCAGGAGCAACATACGAACCTATCGCTACTACCACACTTGCTAGCAACGGGACAATTACCTTTAGTTCTATTCCTAATACTTATACGGATTTAAGACTAATAATTAATGGTGGAATTGCGAATAATGGGTGGAATATACGGTGGAGATATAATAACAATTCTTCTGCTATTTACTCTTATACATATCTTTATGGAGAAACATCAACCGCCGTATCTGGTCGTGTTACTGGTGATACTAAATTCGCAACTACTCCTGGTGTAGGCAGTGGTAATAATAGTTTGAGTATAATAAGTATGATAGATATATTTAACTATTCAAATACTAATATTTATAAAAATACTCTATCTCGTAGTGGTGAGGCTCCTTATATGACCCACGGAGTAGTTGGTTTATGGTCTTCAACTGCTGCAATTAATGAAATATTTATTTTTTGCGGAGCAAGTGATGATGGCGTAGCCCTCTTATACGCTGGAACAACAGCAACTCTTTACGGAATTAAGGCCGCATAATGGCAAATACATATACTTTAATTGAGGGTAAAACCCTTACTACAACTGCTGCTAGTGTCACATTTACTTCAATACCGCAGACTTATACAGATTTGCTTATCAAATTCTCGGCTCGTTCAACCTCTACTGCTGGAGCAGATATTTATGCAAATCTAAGGGTTCAATTTAATTCTGACACAGGCAATAATTACAATGGAATTTTACTTTTTGCTAATCTTGGAAGTGCTGGAAGTGGTAGTTATACTAGTCAATCAGGCAACTTATTTAGTTATGCTAATGGTAATGTTACCACCGCAAGCACTTTTTCTAATATGGAAATATACATTCCAAATTATACTGGCAGTAATAAAAAAACATCCTTTGTTGACGGTGTTGTTGAAAACAATGCTAGTAATGGTTTTGTAGAAATGGCCACAGAAATATGGACAGGCACAAGTGCTATTACTACTATTAATCTTGTGTCTATTTACGGTTCACACACTGCTGATTCAACCTTTTACCTATACGGAATCAAAAACTCATAACAACTAAGGAGAAATAAAATGACAGAAAACCTAACCGCCCTCGAAGTATGTTGCTGTGGCAACTGTGCTGCTGAGGGTCATGAAAAAGAAGTAATCCGACCTCTAACTGCGGAAGAGATTACTCAACGTGAGACAGATGCAGAAGCATATGCAATTCGCAAGGCAGAAGAAGATGCAGCGGCAGAAGCCAAAGCAGCACTTAAAGCATCAGCAAAAGCAAAACTTATTGCTGGTCAACCTTTAACTGCTGAAGAAGCAGACGTTCTAGTCTTATAAATAAAAATACCCCCAAGGATTACCAAGGGGGTATTGTTTATAATTTTTAGGACTTACAAGGATACTTGCTGTACCATTCTAGGTACCGTGGTCCGTTCACAGAACTCCATGCTGACCAATCTTTACCACCCTTAGTCATGTGAAATGTAATTTTTGAATTAGTAACTGGATTAAACAATTCAACGTTTGAATCTAGATCAAATTTTTCTCTTCGATCAGGACCCAGTTCTCCCATCATATTTATTTGAAATACTCCATAAGAACTATCGCCAGTTTCTGCATTACCATTAAAAGCAAAAGGTCGTCCATTAGATTCAGCCTTAGCAATTGCACATGCTGATCTTAATGAATTACCTTTAAAGCCTATAGCCTTTAATAGTTCAACCAATTGCCCATCAGTTAATTTATGAGCATTTTCATATTTTTTTAATATTTTATCCTTAGAAACCAGAAAAGCCCCTTGAGGGGCTGGAACGACTTCTAAAGACTGTTTAGTCAATAAATTATTATCTAAAGCATTGGCAGAATTGCTAAAAGGCGCAACTAAGCCAACGATAGATAGTAACCCCAACCAAACCTTCTTTTCAATGTTTCTCATTAGTGTTACCTCCTTAGAAACAAAAACTACCTTTCGGTAGTGTATTAATTATAACATGATTTAGGGATTAAAGTCAACTTTATCAATATACCCGCACATTTATTAAAAATATTGCTTTAGGAAGTGGTATAATAATAAGATTATGGCTACTGGTGCAACCGCAAATTATGATATTCCTTTTCCGCTTTCTAGCGATCCAGTAAACATTCATGAAGATTTGCAAGACTTAGCGGAACAAATTGAATTAATCCTTCCTGATCTTGTAAATCATACAATAGAGGTTAGAAATGTAAGTGGTGCAAGTATTGCAAAAGCAACACCAGTTTTTGTTACTGGATTTAATACAAAAACAACAATAGGAAAATGTGACTCTGACAACATTGCTACATTTCCAGTATTAGGATTAACAAGTTCTGCAATTGGAAATAACACAGATGGCGTTGTTACTGTTTCTGGTGTAATCCTTGATGCAAATACAAATTCATTTACTGCTGGCAATGTTCTTTATGTAGCAGATGGTGGAGGATTAACAGCAACACAACCAGCAACTGGTTCTGGAGCAGTGGCAATAGTCGGAAAGGCTAATGCAACTACTGGAATATTAATTGTTGGTCAGCCAAAAGGCAACGGTAGTTGGGGATCATTGAAAGCAGGATTATCATAATGGCAACACTTAGATCTTCACAACAAGATTCTTATTCAATTGGCTCTGCACCACCTACAGTTAATTGGACAATTGTAAAAGGAGACAGTGCAGGATTTAGAGTATACGTAACAGATGATAACAAAGATCCACTTGATATTTCCGAATGGACAATTGAAATGGAAATTAAAAGACCAGCAGTTGCAGGAAATTTAAATGATGCAGATCCAGCAGGAGTGTTAAACCTTACCCCTGTTGCCCTAGCAGCAGATGATGATGGAGAATTCACAGTATCCTTAACATCTACTCAATCAAAAAGTTTAAATACTGGAGATATTTTTGATATTGAATTAAGAGATGCTAGCAGGGTATGGACAGTTGCTCGTGGCGTATTAACAGTTATTGAAGATATTACAAACAGCGATGAGTCGTAATGGCTTATGCAACAATTATAGATTTATCTAAAAATAAATCAGAAAAAATTTCTAGGATAAATTATCCTAAAACTAAAATAAATGGTTTTGTAAGGTTTACAAAGATACAAGAGGTTTTGCCCTTTAGGGTAAGGTTTACAAACATTGGAATATCACCAACAGCCGTACCTGGAATTGGGCTTCAAATAATCGGAATTAATAACTATATTCTTTAATAATGTGATATAATTTCCATATGGCTAGAACATCACTTTCAGCAGTTAAAGCACTATTTCAAACTGGAGATCGACCAACCCAGGAAAACTATGTTGATTTAATTGATACCCTGTCAGCCCAAGCAACAGATTTAGGCAGTAATGGAAATAACGAATCAACAATAACTGGTATTGAAAATTCAACAGTATTTGACAACTTTTTAGCAAGCGAATTTAGATCAATGAGATATGTAATCTCAATTAAAAAGACTTCTGGTGGCGCAAATAAATTTTACGCCACAGAGATGAATATTCTTGTAGATGGAACAGACGTTTCAGTTACAGAATATGCAACGATAGACAACGATGGGAATATTGGCACCATCTCTGTTTCAAGGGCTGGGGATACAGTTTCACTAACTGTGGTTCCAGTGGGCGGACAAACCCCTATAACTCTACGCTACATGCGTATGGGATTAAAGGCTTAACCAAGGAGATAAAAGATGGCAACCGTAACAAAAGATTTTAGAGTAAAAGCGGGACTGGTAGTTGAAGGATCAACTGCGACCGTTAATGGAAAGAACATAATCACAGCAGGCACAGTAGATGCTAAGGGTGATTTAATTGTTGGTAGCGCAGACGATGCAGTTGCTCGTTTAGGAATTGGCACAAATGGTCAAGTACTTACAGCAAACTCATCTGCTACATATGGTGTTGAATGGTCAGCCCCAGCAGCAGTTGGAGTATTTGATACACAGATTACATTTGAAGGTGCAACAGCAGACGCTTATGAGACAACACTTACAGTAGTTGACCCAACAGCAGACCGTACAATTACACTTCCAAACGTAGATGGAACAGTTATTACTACTGGAGATACTGGAACAGTTACAGCAACAATGCTTGCTTCAGATTCAGTAACTACCGCAAAAATTACAAATGCAAACGTAACAGCAGCAAAACTTGCTTCAGACTCTGTAGAGACAGCAAAGATTGTTGATGCTAACGTAACAGCAGCAAAACTTGCTGCAGACTCAGTTACAACTGCAAAAATTGTTGACTCAAATGTTACAGCAGCAAAATTGGCTGCAGACTCAGTTACAACAGCAAAAATTCTTGATGCTAACGTAACAGATGCAAAACTTGCATCAAACTCAGTTACAAATGCTAAGATTGCAGATTCAGCAGTTGATACAGCAGAGATTGCAAACAATGCAGTAACTACAGCAAAAATTACAGACTTAAACGTAACTACTGGTAAACTTGCAGCAGGCGCAGTAACAACAGCAAAGATTACAGATGCTAACGTAACCGCTGCTAAACTTGCTGCAGACTCTGTAGAAACAGCAAAGATTGTAGATGGCGCAGTAACTTCTGCAAAGATTGCTAACGATACAATCGTAGATGCTGACATTAACTCAGCAGCAGCAATTGCTCAGTCAAAAATTTCAGGATTGACAACAGACCTTGGCAACAAACTAGCACTTGCTGGTGGAACAATGTCTGGCGCAATCGCAATGGGCACAAACAAGATTACAGGTCTTGGAGATCCAACATCTGCACAAGATGCAGCAACAAAGAATTATGTAGACGGTGTTGCTCAAGGTTTAGATATTAAAGCCTCTGTTCTTTCAGCAACAACAGCACAATTAACTGGTGTAACTTATAATGATGGAACCTTTACAGCAAATGCCACTGGTCTATATTATATAGATAATCAAATGGGTGGGCCAGGAACAAGATTTCTTGTAAAAAATCAAACCGATACAGCACAAAATGGTATTTATGAAACAACTGTTCTTGGCTCTGATGGATCAAGAGGCGCAGCAGCAGCATCAGTGTTTACTAGAACAACTGATGCCAACAGCATAGGTAATGATTTAACTAGAGGTTCATTTGTATACGTAGAAGCAGGAGATACAAATGCTGGCAAAGGATTTGTTGCTACTGAAGCAATTGCTGAAAATGGTCAGAATACCTGGGCTCAGTTCTCAGGTGCTGGAACATTTGTTGCAGGTAATGGTTTAACACTAACTGGTAATTCATTTAGCATTAATACAACTATTACAGCAGATCTTTCTACCGCTCAAACACTAACAAACAAGACACTTACATCACCAACATTAACAACTCCAAACCTTGGAACACCAAGTGCATTAACACTTACAAATGCAACTGGTCTTCCAGTATCAACTGGTATCTCAGGTCTTGGAACTGGAGTAGCAACATTCCTTGCAACTCCATCTTCTGCAAACCTTGCATCAGCATTAACTGATGAATCAGGATCTTCAACAGTAGCATTTACTAATAGTCCAACTTTTGTTACACCAACTCTTGGTGCAGCAGCAGCGACAAGTATTGCTCTTCCAGATGTTCTTCTTGGTTCTGCTCTTGCTACCGCTTCAACTTCAGCAACAACAATTGATACATGGTCAGCAACAACATACTCAAGTGCTAAATATATCGTACAAATGAAAAAAGGTAATGATATTGAAGTAATTGAATTACTTGTTACAGTTGATGGATCAAATAACGTTTACTTAACAGAATATGCAGATGTAATTAGCAATGCCGAACTAGGAACAACTAACGCTGTTTACAGCGGTGGAAACGTTCTTCTTCAAGTAACTGGTGCATCAGCAGATACTGCTGTTAAAGTAAGCAAAACTTATATCGAAGCATAAAAAGAAATAGAGGTCGGAAGTGGCAACAGTAAACAAAGACTTTAAAGTAAAGCACGGGATAAACGTAGCCCTTGGCGGTACTTTTGGATCAACAGTCACAGTTGCCACTCCTACTGAAAATTCACATGCAGCAACAAAACTATATGTAGATACAGCGGTTGGAACCCCAACGATTCCTGCAGGATTAACAGCACCAGTATCACCAAGTAATGGTGGGTTATGGTTTGATACGTTAACTGAAAGACTTCACGTTTACTACAGTGGAGAATGGTATCCAATGGCTACTCTTGAAGATGCAGAAGTTCTTCAAGACCACATTCATGATACAGCAATTGACGGTAGTGGATTAATTGTCAGCACTTTTATTAGTGGTGGAGCATATAACGAACCTGGAGTTCTTGTTAGTGCGGGGTTATACAATACAGCATCATTTGAAGCAACATATGATGGTGGAACGGCTATAGATAATTTTAATTAATTATCTGTTATAATATACATATACACCAAAGGAGTTATAAATGGCAACTAGAATGCAACAGCGCAGAGGTACTGCAGCACAATGGACATCTGCTAACCCAGTATTAAATGCTGGCGAAATGGGTTGGGAATCAGATACAAATAAATTTAAAATTGGTGATGGTACAAATCACTGGGCTGACATAGACTACTTTGCCGATATTAACTCAACAGTTGATCCTTCTTTTGGTACAAGTATTACTTTTGAGGGCGCTACTGCTGACTCTTATGAAACTACCCTTGTAGTAACAGATCCAACTGCTGACCGTACAATTACACTTCCAAATGCAACTGGAACAGTTGTTCTTAAAGATTCAACTGATACATTTACTAATAAATCAATTTCTCTTGGTACAAACACTGTTACATCAACTCTTGCACAATTAAATACTGCAGTTTCTGATGCTGATGTAGCCTCTCTTGCTGGCACAGAAACTTTAACAAACAAGACAATCTCACTTGCTTCAAACACTGTTACATCAACTCTTGCTCAATTAAATACAGCAATATCTGATGCAGATGTAGTTTCACTTGCAGGTTCAGAAACACTTACAAATAAAACATTAACAAGCCCAGTAATTGCTGGAGCCAGTGTTACTGGACATATTATTCCAGCCACAAACAATACATATGACTTAGGCTCTGCTTCTTATATGTTTAGAGATATATATGTTGGTCCAGGATCTTTATATGTTAACGGACAAAAAGTTCTTCAAACTGTCTCAGGTGACGTTATTATTACTGCCGATGC